AATATACCTCCACAAATATCAACTGAAATAATTATACCATATTAAAATCGTAAAAAATAGGGAACACTTCTGATTAATATAACCAGGAATGTTCCCTAAAAAATTTTTTGTTTATGTCTATACGCCTATATAAAATCGCTTATATATGGCTCAAATTGACTTAAATATAAAATACACCGTCAATTTATCATATAATTATATAAAAGCCTTAATTTGGTCAAATACAAGCGATTTACCCCTTGTATATAGCTGTATTAAGAAATCGGTATTTCATGTGAAGTTTTTTGTAAAAAATTGGAGAATGCAATTAAAGATTCTCCTATTGAAAAGAAATATAAATATTACAATTAAACAGTAATAATATTAAATACGATGGTGTAATTACTAAAGCAGTCTCTGAAAGTTAACTAAATATAAGCGAACCTGTAATATAATCACCCTTTTGGAATTCGCTTGTTGCCCATGCGCCTTTCTCTCCATCTTTTGTATAATATCGAGCAAAAGCATAATGTTGACTTGCAGAGCTATATAATAATGTTGTTCCATAGCCTATCAACTTTGCTCGAACTACACCTGTGGAATCGTATGGAGTATAATTGCTTTCCAATATTTTATTAAAGCTAGTAATACCCATATTTTCAAGAACTGTTGTCACATCATAATAGCCAGAAAAATTATTTAATGTAGAATCTGGTGTTTCAATTCGAGACGCAAAGTGTAATATTCCTATTTTAGTAGATTTATTATAATAACAATAATTATAGCCATAACCTTCAAGAGTACCATCTACACTTGCAATATTTTTGCAAAAACAGTTTTTTATTTCTATGTCTGTATTATTAGATTTCCAATTAGTCCAAAGTGTGTTATCAGTATAAGTAGAACGAATGTAAATTGCAGTGTCATTTCCGGGAAGAAGTATCTGTGTACATCTTTTTGTGTTAACCGCAATCACTATAAGATAACTATTTGTTACTTTGGTATTTGGAGCATTGCCCCATGTTTCTGCGTTTAGAAGATAATATATTCCAGATGTAGTTATGGTATTTAAGTCTGTGTTTGGTTCTAAATTTTTTGCTTTTTTTACCAAAGTGGAAAATTCTATATTGTTGTTTAGTTGTTGAACTGGTGTTGATGCTGCGACAGCTTGATCTAGTGTGATTTGCTTTAAATCATCACCTGAATTAACGAATAATTTATCACTACCAGACATAGTGCTTATCTGAGTAGCATCTGTTATTTTTTTATTTGCCATATTTTTTTTATTTCCTTTCTTTAAAAAAATAAAAGAGCTGATTTCTCAGCCCTTAATTAACCGACTAATATATAACCGTTTCTATCAACAAGAATATTATTGCTTGCATCAATAAGTTTTGAACCAATTATATAATCATCAAATATCAATGTATCAGAATTTCTTAATATATTATTACCATTCGCAGACATAGTAACTTGTGTAATTGCAGAGGTGTTCTCATCGACTGAATTTTTAATTGTATTAAGACTGTTACTTATCGTAGTGTCTGTTTCCACCATTTTACCCAATTTGGTATCAAGCGTTTGTTTATCTTCATCAAAATAAATGAGAGAAGATTTAATGGTTTTATTACCCTCATTAATACTTGTTACAACAGAATCTATATTAAGCTTATCACCTGAGATACCATTATAAGTTGTATCTTTCTTCTTAACCATTTTGTCCACAATTAAACCATCTGCAATAGCATTAGCAGTAATACCTGAACCATTCATAATAGCAGTTCCATTACTATCATTAATAATAATAGAATGTCCACCAGATTTGTCTGTGCCTATCTGAACATATACATTACCGTTTTTGTCTTTAAATTGCATTGTAGAACCGTTCATAAGAACATAACCACAATCATCAGAACCTATTGTAAAATTACTTGTAAATAAATCATTAAGAGTAGCATGACCAGCAATAAGAGTTTTAACAAACTCGGTATTAACTGTAGAATTAATAGAATTAGATGTATAAGAATTAAGAGAAGTAATAAAAGCAGAATTTGCATACAACTCATTAATTTTTACAATGTCTATCTCTGCAAACTTAGCATAAAAATTATCTGTACTGATATATTTTGAATTAATTGTATCTACCTTAATCGCAACAGTATCAAGACCTGTAACAATTTGTGTTTTTTCACCCTTATCATCTTCAGTCGTATACTCAACAAGCACATCTTTAAGTGTAAGTTTATTTCCTCCTGCTGAATAAATAATCTTATCACCAGCTAAAGAAAATGAACCTGAGTCAAGATCAATATGAGTCCCTGTCTTATTTGTAGAAGAATAATTAGCTGAATATATGTGTCCTGCAATTATTATTCCAGATATCATACTCTTAGCAATTATTCCATAAGATGAAAACTCTTGTCCGTCTAATGTATATTTTATCTCACCAATCGCTGTAGAAGCTGTAAGCCAGTTATCTTCGGTGAATACAATCATATTATGAATAATCTTAAGTTGTTTAGGTTCATACGCAGACTCTATATCATTTAATGCTCTAGCAGATATACCATTTTTATTAATAATAATATCTTCTGTATCAGCATTTTTTATTGCGGTTATAGCCGTATTAAAACCATTAGTAAGAAGAGAAGCAATAGAATTCTGTGCTTGTTCACCTTTCTTTGCTTGAGTACTTACATAACTATAATTAGTAGCCATCTGTTGAGCTTTACTGATGATACTTTTTGTATCATTTTGACCATTTAAAGTTTGTGTAACATCAGAAAATTCAACATTAATATTTTCTATACCACTATTATTTACTTCATAAGATACAAGTCTTAATCTATATATATTATTATCGACTTTGACTCTTATCCAATTACCTAATTGGAACTTATCAATAATTTCAGAAAATTCTTTCATCTGCAACAAATTATACAAAGTCGAAGATATACTGTGTTGTCTTTCACTTGACTTGAATAATTCTAATTTAGCCGTATTCAACAATTCCTCGGCTTTATTTAACAGTTCTTCATTGGTCAATCCATCGGATATATAATTATCATTAGTATAAGTATCTTCTCTAATATATGATATAAATTCATTATATAATTCCTTACCAAGATACTTTTCAAAATTAAGTTTATCTTGAATTATGTTTCGCTGATTAACATATGAATCATACTTACCATTCCATTCGGTTATTGTTGCATTACGAGTATCAATTTCGTCCTGACATGCCTGAAGCATGTTATAATACTTTAAATAGAACTTCTCATATAAATCTGCACCTTGTTTTGCTTGATCAGCTTCAATAAGTATGTTCATACATCCTTCAATAGCAGAATAAAATGATGTAAGTCTATTCAAACAGTAATAAGTTAATGCATTCTTAAATTGTGATAAGTCTTCAATAGATAATACATTGAATAGATTACCTTCACCATCTTTATCATTACTTACGATGTTTTTCTTAATTTTTTGATCAAGATATTCTTCATATAAGTCGTATACCTTAATTTCCATATAATTAGTGTATACAATATCTTTTTCGTTGCTATAATTGGTAACTTTAAATCGACCATACCAAGTACCATAATGATTATGCTGTTCATCTATACCAACATAGGTAAATGTATTTGTGTTATCTGTATCAACTTCAACCTTGACATATCCTGATTTAACAAACACCCTTGCTAACATCTTCAGTGCCGTGTTCACTGTGGCAACAGAAGTAGAAGTAGTTACTTTTTGTAATCCTAGTGGACTTAATTTAGCAGAGGTAAGTTTTGCTGCTTCGGTAGATGCCGTAACTTCTTCATGCTCAACTGTCGGCATCATAGATGAAGTATAATACAATATTTTATCCATAGCATTATAGATATCAATATTGATTGATTTATAAGTACTTTTATAAAAGTCACATAATTCATCATAATCAGATAATTTCTCTACAAGTTCAGAAGACATATCATCTTTTTGTTCGTCCGTTATTCTATATATAATATCTGAACCATTAGGATTGACATTATGAATAGCAGCGTTGATATCATCGTCTCCACCCACAACTTTAAAACAGTTCTTTACAGAATTAATATCTGTTGTAAATTCAATAGAATCTGTTAAGTTGTCCTTATCAATATAAATAAAAGTATCTTCGCCAAAATATGAAAGATTAGTATTTCCACATTCGGGGCAAGTATCATTAAATTCTCCACGGTATCCGCATTCAGGATTTAAACAATTTGTATATAAATCATATACATTAATTGTTCTTGAGGTAGAATCGAATTGAAATAAACATCCAAATTGCTCAGAGCAATCACCAATTAAGAAATCATATATACTTGTTCCATCAATAGAAAAACTTCTTTGTAGATCGACAAGAGTATCATCAACATGTCCAATCTTATAATTTGGAGCAAACGACAATATTCTATCTAACAAAGAAGCTTTTTTATCAGTAAGGCTATAAAATTTTGTAATTGTATAATCATCTCTAGTAATATCATTCTCTGTATTGATTTCCGTATTATGAATATATTTCTGACTCAATTCCGCTTCGCATAAAGAAGTAGCAGATATTACCTTTGTTATATCATCAGATGTATCATTAATAGTAACAGATATTTGATAATATTGATTTAGCTCTTTAACATAAGCTAATTTTAGATCGGTTATCTTATCCCATAAAGGTTCAATTATATTGTCAAGATTCTTATGTACAGTAAAAGACAATTCATTTGCTGCATTAAGAGAATTCTTGTAAGATATACTATCAGAATCTATATTAACTATTTGTCCAAGTAGCTTTAAATTCCTTGAAGCTAAGATTATTGTTAAATCTTTAGAATATGGTGGTATATCAGAAGAACCGTTGTATATTTCGGTCAAAATAGAATCAAAAGAAAAATATGCTGTATATATATTATCTTCATTGTCCGTAATCAAATTTCCTGAAAAATTTGTAAGACTATTTTCATCCATAACAAAAACTTTATATACCACATTACCACATTCATCTGATATAATTGTTATTGTTTGTCCAAATGCGTCCCATTTAACCTCTCGACCTTCATGATATTTTTTCCATACATAATGATAAGTAGAAGTATCATTTATAATATTATCATTATCATCATATAATTGAACTGCTAAAGTAGCAGTCTGTCCAAATAACAATGTATTACCGCAAGATGATAGAATTTTAATTTGCATTAATATACACCTACCTTTCTTGGCAGTTCGTAACTAATTGTTACTGTACATGGGGCTGAAACCGAGAAATTATTAGTAGCGATTTCATAAGATGTGTATATTTTTGGAAATTCATAATTAAAATCATTAGGAAGAGATGTATGAGAGAGTGAAGAAGTGATGATTTTATTTTCACCATTGATAGATATTGTTTCGTTTTCTGAACAATTTTTGATCGAAGTGACGGAATTATCAATCATATTCATTAAAGATAAATCACTAGCTTGTTTTAAAGTTATATTTATATTAGGATAAATTGGTTTAAAATCATCAGAAATACTATTTAAAGAAAATGTTAATTTGTTGTTCGTCAAATCAAAAGATTGAGTTACATATTTATAAGCAAAAGGAGAATTAGCTGTAAATGTCAATTCAGCACCTACAATTCGACCTCCATATATTAATGCTTGTACATTGAAATATCCATAAAAATATAACTCTTCATTTTCATATTCATATTTAGGGGTAAGTTTTAAATATTTTCCTCTATTAAGCCATCGTTCTAATAATCGAAATTCTTCATGAGTAATATATATATTATCAGAAGGACATTTCTTACATATTTGGATTGGCTCAGATGTCGTATATACATCTTCATATTTTGTTGAAAGTAATTTATTTTTTGAAGAAGAATTAAGTCTTATGGTTGTAAATGTAGCATTACTTCCGAATGAAATAGATGATAAATCAGGTGAATCGAAACTACATGGCATATAACCAAAGTTCGATAATTTTTGATCAGCATATGTAAAATCAATTAAAGACATTTTTAAAATTCCTCCTTTCTTTTTTATTATTTTTTTATTCGAATTTGATAGGTGAGTAAGTGAACTAAGCAACAATATTGGTATTCAAATATATGAAGATGTTTTTAGTACTATCGAAAAAATTCTGCGATTATTAAATTTAGTGGAATGGTACAAAGTAGAATAGTGGTGGCAGTTTTATTACCAACAATTTGATAAAAATTTAAAATTTCTATTATCATAAATTATTGACTTTGGCAATTTTTACTTCACTAGAATCAGTTGAAAATGTAATGACTGGTACATTGTTTGTAAGCCATGTCTTAATGAAAAAGCATGTTCCTGCGGCGTTAATTAAATCGGTTTTAGTATAATTATTATAACCAAATATAATCATGTAAATATCACCGAATTTATTATCCCAGTCTGATACTAATGTTGCGAAATTTGTTTTTGAAAAATCAACATAATGACTTAAAAACATTATTCTCAACATGCCATTACTATCCAAATTGTTGATTAATATAATTTATATCTTGGTTTTTCTTCATTAAAAAACCAATATCTTAAATAATCGTCTAATATAATTCCCACTAATGATAATACACACCAAATTAATGTAAATGGTAAACATATTTGACCTAATATATTAAAAGGCATATGAGAATAATCCCATATGCCCAAATGTAACCAAAGATTCAATATTACACCTGTGATAAATTCATAGAATGTTATTAAACATCCTCCAATTAGACATTGAATCCATATTGGTGTGTCCCAACTCAATATTTCATTAATAAGTCCAATAGATATAAATGATATTCCACCTAAAACACCCATAGTCCAATGAGAATATCCTCTATATATTACCTCAATAAAAATATAAAAACTTGCACCAACTAAAAACAAAAATAGATGCTTACTGAGTAATCTTAAACGTTTCTGCATTTAACACCTCTATAATTTTCTGCGAATGTTCCATAATATTATTAAGATTCTTGAGATATTCACCCGTAAGTTCCTGACCATATGCAATATTATTGACACTATCAATATCTTTAAGTGTATTAACATAAGCCTTAAGCTGATTAAGATATGTTGTATTTTGAGTTACATTCATTTCTTCCGTAATATAAATAGCATAAATATCAGCAGGAGAGTATAGGTGACAAAGTTCTCCATCCGCATGATAAGGTACATCCATACCTGTTGTTTTAGCCATCTGTACGAGGTTTGAAATATTATTCTGATCAGAATAATTGTATGCATAATGTTTTCCATTATAATAAACGCCGTTAAGAATTATATTTTCACAAGTTTCTGTTAATTCAGATATTTTAACATTTTTAGCTTGAATTAATTTATCAATTTCTTTCTGCTTTAAAATCATTTCCTTTTCTTCTTTAGATACATTTTCTATTTTATCGGATATGATTTTAAAATTATAACAACCATTGTCATCTACATAAACATTAGTATCATTATAATATTCATATTTCTTGCCTGAGCCTGAAATACATAATACTCTGTTGTCATCTTTTTTTTCAGTTATTTCTGTTCCTGTGACATAGTTATCCTTATTTGCTATATAATAAATATAGTAAATAATATTTTGATTTGTGTAATCTATATAATTTTCGCCTATATCATATATATATTTATATTCAGAACATTTTTGGGTAGGAATATTATCACCTTCATAATATATAGAAAAACCAGTTTGATTTTTTAAAGTAGATATATCTCCGTATATTCTAAAAATATATGGATTGATAATTTTATAACTATCTATTTTAATTAAAATTCTATTATTGTTATTGTATTTTATATACATAAGTTCTCCTTTCTATTTTTTACTCCCATCTCTGCTCGGCTGTTATCCACGAAGCTACATTTACATTATCTACATAAATCCTCAATACACTTCCATCCCAATCAATAGAAATAGGATTATTCATATATGTAACTGGATTTCCATATTTTTTTCTACTGTTATGCCATATTTTCAAATGGGAATTATCATTAACATATACTGTATTATTAAACCATGTTTCTGTACTAAATGTATTTTTTCTTCCTAATTTTACACAATCATATATATTTATATATCCTTTATAATCAACAACTCCATCTATTGTTTCCCGATCTTTACCTATATAAATATATGGCGAACCACTACTTGTTTTTTTTACACTTATACCATTACAATAGAACTGTGTACAAGCGACTTCCCCATTGGAATCTAGTGAAAATAAATAGTTATTTTTATCTTTTAAAGTTATAAGTCTACACATTAGAGCAGCAGTATCAGTAACAAATGCATTTAAATTGTTAATTGAAAATTGAAGATTAGACTCATCAAGTTCTGCATTTTTTGGAATAGCAACAATTCCGTTATTATTAATAATAAATCCAGCAAATTTTCCACTTGTTGCAGTTATCGTACCCGTTTCATCCCATTTTAAATACTTACTATCAAATGTACCATCAGAAAGATTCAAAAATGAACCTGAAGTATTTTCAATATAATTTCTTGATTTGATGGAATCAGTAGATAATTGTGAAGCAGTAATACTATTAGTAGCAATTTTTCCACCGTTAATCGCAGTTTGGTCTTCATTAAGAAAACTTGTAAAAATAGCATTTCCTTTAAGATTAATATTTTTTGAAATTAATGTATATGTAGTATCAGTAAGAACCATATCAGACTCAGAAGAACCTGACTTAACTAACCATGAGATTTTATCAGCATTCTGTTTAACTTCTGTAATCTTGGTATTCAAAGCACCTGTAGCGGTATTAATATCATTCTGCCATACTTTACTTGATATACTGTTAGATAATTGAGTTACAATTGTTCCCATTTCAATCAAATCATATTTAACATCAAGTGGGGAAGGAGTCCATGCAGAAGATATAGTTCCTGCTTCCATTTTCCAATTATATAAATAAAATTCACCAGGGTAAAAATATAATTCCAAAATATTACTTGTTGGAATTATAATCATTTTAATTTCTTGCCAAGAAGTAGTAACATTTGCAGTCATATCTTGACATCTGATTGTTCCTGATCTATTTGACTTAATATATCCATGTATATTATATTGTTTACCTATTTCAGCAGTAGTGGTGAGTTGTAAGTATGTATCATATAAAGCATTAGAGAAATAGCCACAATCAACGGTACTACCTTTTGCACCCGTTACTTGAACTTTTTGTATCTTCATTGTTCACCATCCTTTCTGAATATTATTTTTAACCAATAATTTTAATCATTTTTGTGTATTCTTTGAGAATATCATCATATTCTCTTTCACATTTCTTTATATATAAAGGCTTTATTTTATCAAATTCAGCCAAATTTTCATCCATTTTCTTATTTTTAGCCAATAGCTCATTACAAAGCTTTTCTTCTGTCTCTTTTGCAATTTTATATGATTTTATTAAATTTTTAAGCTCGGAAACCGCATGATTACTGGGTTCAGAACCACATGAAAGAGTGATTTCAAGTTGTGTTCTTTTTTTTCTTTCTTCCTCTAGTTCCTTCTCAAGTAAGGCACAGTGATTTTTATAATATTCAAGCTCTTTACTTGTAAAGTTTTTATTTTTAATCAATTTATTTGACATTATATTCCTCCAATTAAAATGGACGCACTGGCTATGACACCAATGCGTCCATAATATTATTTCATGTATCTACGAGTGGATAATGAATTTCGACCTAAGAGCTGATTAGAATTAATCTCTCCAAGGATTTTCTGTATCTTTGAGTTTCCTGCCAGTTCGTTAGTAAGCTGTCGTGTAAAGTCTTCTGGATTATCTGTGACAACCTTATCAACATTAACATTAATGCCACCAATATCAACTGATTTGTTTGTTGAAACTGGGGTAATATTAGGCAACTTAGCACCTAAGTTATCCATATACATGTTTGGTGTAGTGATACCCTTAGAAAGATTCCAAAGTTTTTCAACTTGGTCTTTGTTAAATACTGTATCACCTGAATCAAACTGACGAAGTACTCCATATTTAGTAACAAGTACCTCTGAGCCTGGATTATCTTCACCATAAATATGAAGCCCTTTTGTTGCTGATTTAGTACCTTTACGATATCCTCCGATACCTCTTGATTTCATCCATTCGAGCATTGCGACATTATCATCATAACTACCCGTGTAGTCATTACCGAGTCCCATTTGTTCAAAATACATAGCTCTAGCACCAAAGGAAGAATCATAGTCAAGACTTTTCAACCTGTCTACTATACTAGTATTTACATTCAATTGATCTTTTGGGAAATAGTCAGGAGAGTATATCCAATCAACGCCATCTCCACCACTAGAAGAATCACTATCTCCACCGCCAATATCATCCCAATCATAATCAGGTTCACTGTAATCATCTGATGAAGATGAGTTAGATTCAGCAGCTTCTTGTTGTCTTCTCTGTTCTTCTAACTCAGCTTGTCTTTGTGCAGCTTCTTCATTAGCAAGACTAAGCATTTCCTGAACTTTGCTCTCAATACCACTAACAACATTATTAAGTGTTGTCATTGTATTATCAAATTTTGTTCCGAAATCATTAAATACAGAAGTAATATTATTATTAATGTTATTTGTATTTGTTTCCCAAATACTCTTCATACCATCGCTAAGATTTATACCAAATTCATTAGCAGTATTAGTGATAGTATCTTTAATTTCTCCGCTATGAGTATTACTATCATCAATAATCTGCTGAATAAGACCATCAAGGTTATCTAAACGAGTATTTATCCATTCTTCAGCTTGTGTCGCTAAGTCATCCAGCATCTTAGTCTGATCTTCAATGTACTGTTCATACTCTGTTTCTTCCAACTGGTCTTGTGCATCTTTAAGTTCTGAACTTATGGATTGTTTCTTAGACTGACCACTTTCAGAATTATCCCCCTGTAAAGCTAATAATCGTTTCTGTAACTGAGTAACTGTATTAGCTTGTTCAGCAACTGTCTTTTGGTAATCATGTAATGACTTCTCAGCGGATAAACTTTCTTTTTGTTTATCAATAACTTTCTGTAAAGCATCTAATAAGTCATTGTAACCATCGTTGACCAGATCCTTAATAGCATCTTTTTCAGAAATACTTGATTTGATAGCTTCTTGCTGTTTATCAATAAGGTCTTGTTTTCTATCTAACAATTCCTTATCATAAGGATTATTGACAAGTTCCTCATCAATTTTAAGAATTTCATCTTTATATTTTTGAGCCTGATTTAGATATAATTGATACTTCTGAACAAGTAACGCCTGTGCAGCCTTACCTTCAGCAGTAGTATTACCATTGTCGTCAGTAATACCTTTATCTTTTAATAATTCAACAAGAAATTCAGTTTCACTAATAAGATTCTCTACATCATCTCTTGTTTTATCAAATGCATCCCACTTAATCTGCCTGATAGCGTTATCATACTCAATAAGAGCCTTCTCAGCATCAAGAATAGAAGATGTAACAGAGTCAATAGAACTCTGCATGTCATACCAATCTTCGCTGTATTTCTCTATTTTACCAGAACCAACAGCGGAATTTAAGGCATTCATTAAAGCATTTCTTTCCTGTTTAAGTCTGTCAAGATTATCCTGTTCAACCTTTTTCATACCTTCGTTAATGGAAGTAGAAGAGAACCAACCCTTAGTGGTGATAATATCCATTTCCTTCTGAAGCTGGTCTGAATAATCTTTGAAATATGAAATCTTCTTTTCAAATTCAGAAGCTACATTATCAAACCTACTCTTAGCAAGCCCTTTTAATTCAATATTAAGTTCCTGAACAGCAGTTTTAGCATCCTGTGCTTTATCATAGAAATCCTGACAATCTGAAATTGCATCCTTCAAATCGTCATCGTAAATAACATCAATGCTTATAGAACCATTAGCGATTTGGTCTTTCCAATATCCGTCAAGATCATATGAGTTAAAAGCATTCATGTAATACTCATATGCCTGCTTCTGTGCGTTTATTTCGGATAAAAGAGTAGACATTGAATCAGAAAGGGCATTATTACGCTTGAGCCATGTATTTGTTGTATCAGATACGATATTCTTAAGTCGTGAATATGCTGTAGAGATTTTGTTTATAAGTCGTTGTATCCAATCAATGTCTTGAGCTGTTTCTTTAGTGTCTTTAAATGAAGAATCATAACCAGATAAACCTTTCCATGACGTATCTATGCCGCCCCAAGTTGTATCTATGGCAATATTTTGTAAAGCGTTATAGTCATCTACAGTCTTTTGTAAAGTAGATAGAAAATCTGAAAAATATTCTTCTTCATTTCCTCCACTTTGTGCAATAGCAAGACCTAAATCCATATCATCATCCATAGAAGTAGCCTTACTTGCTATTTTCATTAAACCAGTAGCATTATCTATTTCAGTTTGATAGAATTTTCCCCATGATGAAGCTAATAAACTTATTACCTTGTCATTTATGACTTTCTTTGCCTGGGCTAAATTTTTACTCTTTTCTAAATCTTCACCATAAGCATCAAATAAACCTTGGAAAAATTCATTGTTTGCTGAAACTAAGTTATCATAATATGTACCATCATATTGTGACTTCTTTATTTGATTATTAATATATGCATCAGCATCATCATTATAAGCTTGTTCTAATAATGCGAATAATTCTTCTGAACTCAATAATCCGCTTCTGAACTGTTTAACCGACTCATTCAACTCAGGAAATGCTTTAGCAATTGAATCTAAAGTAGAAGATGATAATCTGCTTGTATTTTGTAACTCGTCTTGTATAGATTTAAGAAGATTAGCATGTGACTCTAGTTCTGATAAACTATCTCCAATTGAACCATCTGCCGTAAGTTTAAAACTTGTATTATCAAATATCTGAGATATCTTATTAGCATCAGATTCAAATTTAGAAATTATTTTATCATATGAATCTTGTGAGAGTGAACCTTCTTCCACCTTCTTCTGAAGATTACTTTGTACTTCTGATAACTTTGCCTTTGCCAATTCTTGATATGAATTTGCAGCATCATAATTAGTCGAAGCTAAATATTTTGTTGCATCTGCTTCAGTTGTTATACTTTCAATGGTAGAAGCTAAATTAGCAAGTGCTTGTTGTTTCATATCCTCAATACGAGCTTGAGTAAGTTTATCTAAAGCTTCTTGGTCGAGAGTAAATGCACCAGACTCCATATCAATGTAATCAAGCCAATTATCACCTAATGCGATAACGGATTGCATTGTATCAATTGAAATATTTCCATTACTGTTATATTCAGAAACAGCAGAAGAGAGCGTAGAATAAGCAGATTGAATTTCATCCAATTGAGAATTTAGCTTACTTAATGTTGACGGGGCGTTATCACTCCCCATATCGAATAATTTAGTTTCTTTGAAAGTGTTTGCCTGTTTAGTATAATTCTCTCGTGCTTTAGCAGCACTATTGGCAGAAGATGCAATTTCTTTCCATTTATTAATTTCTTCTTGAGTATTAACTGAATGTTCTTTAAACCAAGAATCCCAATCAAAATCAGATTCTTTCTTTTTTGCTTCTTCTATAATGTTGTTATATTGTTGAGATATGTCATCAGCTACATCATAACCAAGACCTTTTTTCAAAGATTCTGTATCTGTTCCAATATAATCAGCAATTTTCTTAATGTAGCCATCAATTGCCTGCTTATCTTTTGATACATCACCCATGTTATTAGGATCAATTGTCAATAAAGACTTATAAGCATTAGAAATACCCTCTTTATTATTCTCGATTCCATCAATAATTTTTTGCACAAATTTACTATTGATATCGGAATCTTTATTGAAAGTGTCAGCGACTGCTTCAGTTAAGGCATTATCAATTAAGGAACTTATTTGATTTATTTGTTCATCATTCAAATTATCATAATCCGAATTATATACAAAATAAGCATTTGCTTTAGTCTTAATTCCTTTCATTGCCTCGTCAACTTCTGCCTGATAGGTTGCTAAATCAGCTTTCATATTCTGAATGATAGTAGTAACTTCTTGGTCAGTGCTATCGGTATCTAATCCATATGTCTTTAATAAACTTCTAAAAACAGTATCCGAACCTATAGAGCTAGAGTGATTTCTTAAATCCTTAATAGATAAATTTGTGGCTTTTTCAAGATAAGATATCTTTTGAGTTGTGGATAAGCTTTTAACTGTTGATTTATCAGAATTAAATGTAAATGCAGATTTAAAGGCATTTTTTATGCCAGTTTTTGATTCATTTTTATAATTCTTGACTACATTAGTATTCTTCTTATCACTGCCACTTATAACACTAGCAGCGGCTGCTTTCTGTTCATCCTTATATGCTTTTGTTAAAGCCTCAACATTACCCTTTAAAGTTAATATTGCATTACCTTCAGAAGTATGTCCTGCTATTAAAGAAGGATAAATATCAGCAATCTGGTTACAAATATCTTGATATTTTTTATACTCATCAGTTGTAAGTGAAACATTATTACCTAATTCATCAACACCCTTTGATAAAGTTGCATAATCATCTTTTATATCATTGATGGTCTTTTTGTGCGATTCAAGAGTCTTCAAACTATCATCATATGATGTAACCATATCATCTACAGCTTTTTTCATATTCTCGGCACTATTTATTATATTGGAAATACCTTTTATAACGAATGAAGCAATAGCAGAAGCTATAGCACCTATGACCATATTTAAAGCAGTAGTAGCAATTGACAATGCAATTGTCTTTAACTTTGCGATACCAAGACTCTTAATATATCCACCAAGTCCAGCGTTTGCACCATTAAGACTTGTGAGATAATTACCAAGTTTCATATTATGAGATGCAACAACTTCGGCAAAAGCATTTCCCTCTTTTGTAGAACTTTTTAATAGATTGTTATATTCTTTAATATTTGCGTTAATACCTTGAAAACTGAAAGACTGTTTTGCAATGTTCTCATAATTCTGTTTAGTAATAAGTTCATTAATGGAATCTTGGTTTATAGTTTTAGTTTTCTTAATGTATTCTTCAAGACCATTTACCTTTGAATACTTACCATCTTCAAAAGTTTCGGTTAATACCTTCTGAAGCTGAATAGTATCGCCATTGGCATTCTTAATGGCTTTGCTTAATTCTTTGATTTTTTTATTACTTAAATCTGCGAGTTTTTCAACCTCAGTAAAACTTTTTGTTCCACCTAATTTATCAGTAATACCCCAATTATCAGCTAGTATTTTCCCTATCGTTAATAAATACTTTGATATTGTGAGATATATTAATTAGTGTTATTATAGTCATATACAATTGTGAGAGGAGATTAATATATGAGATACTGTTTAAGATGTTGTGAAATTTGTTCAGATACTTCTGAAGTATATGAATTATTTCCTGGTAGTTGCATGGTTTGTGGTGCAACAGGTGAAATGCTTAAAGAGGATGGTATAACAGGCGAACAATATGAACAAATGACCGAAGATGAAAAGGATGAATACGAAGTTAAAATCCGTTTAGAAGTTGAAAATTCACCTTATTTTAATGCAGAACTTTATAAAAAAAATACGATGGGCAATCCAGATTTTTATTACAGTTTCCGATATGATAAATATACACGCTTAACAGGTGAAAAAGCTGATCAAAAACTAACTCCCGAAGAAGAAGCCGAAGAAAAGCGTAAATTTAAGGAATCTATGCGTGGGGCAGAAGCGGATTACTATTTCAATCTTGGTAAACAAAAGCGTGAAGAACAAGAAAATGCTAATAAACCTAAGTGTCCTATATGCAATAGTACCAATTTATCCAAGTTGTCAAATGTTGGCAAAGTTACAAAAGTAGGTCTATTTGGTATCTTCGGCGCAGGTGATATAGGTAAAACTTGGAAATGTAATAATTGTGGTAGTAAATTCTAGTTTTTGGACACATTTTACAAAACATATGTTTTGAACTATCTTTCTTTTGTATATAATGATAAAATTTAACTATCAAATATAATGTACAAGGGAGGAATTATTATATGACAAAAATGTGTCCAATTTGTAGTACTGGAATCTTAAAAGAAATTACTCATAAAGCAGGTAGGCATTATTTTTTATGCGAAGTAGACACTTCTGTAAATCCACCTAATATTGATATAGGGACAGGATTACCTGTTGATGCGTGGGGATGTACAAACTGTGGAACAATTATTTTAAATAATTCTAATATTATTAATAAATAATATTACCAGTAATATTTACATCTCCTGAATCAATATTAGTAAATATTTCTCTTTTAATTAATCTCTCATGATTGTCAATAGAGAAATAATTGAATTCTCCCAGCTCAATTGTAATTTCTGGATTGAGTTCGGGAGAATTATTTAATTCTAACTTTTTTATATATTCAATAGCAGGTTTTAATTCCTCTAATTCGTTGATTTTAATTTTAATATTTAAATTTGTCATTATTTTTTACCTCACATCATAATAATTTAGGTTGTTATATCCAAATAAATAGATATAATAAAAGAGTAGTCAATTATGCTAAAAATTCATTATTGTCCTAATTGTCATAGAATCACATACACACATTATATAAAATGTATATGCAGAACATGCAACATTGAATGCAAAAATCTTGATATAGAATTTGAAAAATTCTTCTCAATGACGAAATCCGAAAGAGAAGAGTATATTAACTTACAATTACAAAATTAGAACTATTGTTCTGGATTGTATTTAATTTGATACAATGATAGAATATAGACATTGGAGAAACAACATAGATGTGTGCCATAACACTCTATAACCTAAGGTTGTCCCAATGTCTATTTTTATGGCAGTCGGAAAAATGAATCTGTCCTTTCTGGGCGCATATTTCCCTAATTTATATTTCTATTCTATAGAGAAGGGAGGCGAGACATGTTAAACTTTTTAACAAGTATTATCGGAAGTGGTAAGTATAATTTACGTTCCGTTTTAGGAAAAGTCATTGTCACAAGCATGATTTGTAAACATACTGAACTTTCTGATAGTAAAGTAAAAGACATCACTAATATGATGTTATAATATCTTCTTGTATATGCTGTATTCATATTTCCTTTTATTCCATTGGTAGGGCTGTCTCACGACAGTCCTATTTTGTTATTCTCTATTATGTTGATTATAATTAACATACCTCTCACAATATATTAATTACGATGTAAAGTGTATCAACTTTCACTTTCATTTTAAGTACATCTCTTATTCTCCCCTGAGCACACATTAACGACTTCATCAACCGTCTAGTCCTTATGCTCGATGATCGTAGTCTTTGCAAAAAATGTTTAAGACTGTCGGATGCGGATTTACCTTGTTTTAGTGATATTACCATACCTCATGCTTTCACATTCGCCGCTATAACCTTTCGTATTATAGTTTGGTTACTAAAACAAATTTTTTTGGTTTTCCCGTACTATGTTGAATTCATAGTAACTGAAAGGTTTTCTTTATGAACCTCGCTATTATGCCATATTGACTCATAGCCACGATTAAGTGCCAGTCATTCTCTACTATTTTACAATTAGAGTCCTTGCTTATTATACAATAAGTTCGTACACCTCACGGTTAAACTCTACGGTAGCTAGGAAAGGAGAATTGTTAATAAAATTTATTAACCTTATCAAACCACCGCTTTTATTTGAAGCAATAATAGTTGCAATTGCTCCTAATATGGTTGGAAGATGCTTTTCTACTAATTTAAAAAATTTAGAAGCACCCTCAGTTAAATTTGTAGTGAAATCTAAAACAGATTTAACAGTTGTAGTATCAATTACATTGTACCAAAATTCTTGCGTTCTATTTTGAAGTTGTTGAAACTTTCCATCAACACTATCTAAATAAGAATTTAATTCTTTTTCTGCTGAACCTTCGGAATTTTGAGCATCCTCGTATACTGAACGAAGCATATCACCGTTTTGGAGAATAGAAGCAGCAATATTGCTGCGGTTTTTGCCTGCTATAGTCTCCAATAATAAGTTAAGATTATTTGTTCCTAATTCTTTATCTTTCTTGACAATTTCATCATACAAATCTGCCAATCCTTGCATGATTTCATATGTACTCTTATAATTTCCGTTTGAATCAAAAATATCAAAACCTTTACCGTCTTTTGTTGCAGCGGAAGTTGCAGATTGGATAGTATCTCTTAATTTTGACGCTGTAGTTATCATACCATCTGTTTCTTCACCAAGATCTTCAAGCTCTTGTTTTGCTTGAGTAGTACCCACGAGTCTAAGTGAAATAGTACGAAGACCTGCACCTACCTTAGACGGATCTTGAGTGATTGCGTTGCCAGCCGTTGTAAGGGATACAGCTTCATTTAAGTCATTGTTAGCAGTTACTAATGCACTAGCTGAATCTTTAAGGGCTGTTGCTAATCCATCAGTTGATATACTATAATTATTACCGATATTATTTAAAACATCAATTATGTCCATTTTATCAAGGTCTTTATAAGCCTGACTCATAGACACAAGTGAATCGGTTGCCTCATCTATTCCTTCAAATTCAGATACATTAAGTAAGATATTTGCGTCTTTAGCTGATTTAGCAGCAGTATCCATACTCTCACCTAGTCGCATCCAATCCGCTGTGGAATTTTGTATCTGTTTCGCAGTAGTTCCAACTGTGTCTGCTGTATCAAATGTAGTATCTTGATATCTCTTCAAACTTTGAACAGATTCATTAGATACTTTTCTCATTTCAGTAAGCGCAGTATCTAATTGCCTAACAATATTAATGCCTTCTTTACCATATCTTATAAAATCATTAACACCAAAATATGTACCTAAAGTATTAGCAACTCCATACCAAGCTTTTTCTTTGATAGTATCAAGCATACTTTTGCCGCCACGACCAGCTTCAATTTCAGCATTGACTATTTGCATAATCTTTCCGTGAATAACATCTAGTGATGCACTTGGATTACCAGATTTAATTTCAGCATAGTAAGCTTTTATCTGATTCTTAGCTTCTCGTGACATTCCAGAATGCTCTCTAAGAATATTGTTGATTTTATCTAATTCTTTTTGAGCAGATATAAGACTATATCCTTTCTCGGCAGCCGACATATTCTGAACAGCGGTAATATTTTCTTTTATAAGCTTTTCTTGTTTGTCTAATTTACCAAGTTCTTCATCATTCACTAATTCGGGATGCTTTTTTAAATTATTAAGAATATCTTCATATTGCTTAACAGCTTCTTTGACAGCATTAACCCTTTGTTTATAATCATCACTTGTCCAACCACCATTTTCAAATCGAGCAATAGTTGTGTCATAACCAGATGTTTTCTTATTATAAGATTCAAGACGAGTATTATACTTCGAGAGATTAACATTAGATACTTCTTTATCAGCATTAATAATTTTCTCTTTAGCTTCAGCATTTTCTTTAGCTTTCTGAGTATTCTGTTCTAATACATTATTCTCTTCTTTGATGGAATTAGTAGCAGACTCTACAGATGCAGAAACATCTTTGTCAGGAAATGCGTCTTTCTTTTGCTCTGTAGAAGCAGTAGCAGTAGATTTCTTGACAGCTTGAGCAGTTTTCTCTGCTTGTTTCTGAGTTTCCTTTAATTCAGATCGAAGCTTTTCTTGAGATTGAATTGTATTATCAACTGAAGAATTGTTGGAATCTAAATTCATTTTTTCATCCAACTTATCTAAATCTATATAGAGATCATTTATCTCATTTTGGATTTTTTCTTTTTCCTCAACAAATTTTGACGCTATAGAAAAACTATTATCTTCATATCCAAAAAATGATTCAGCTCCACCGATACGTGATAAACCTCTTGTTGTATATTCATCAAGTGCTTTTTGATCATTTGCCTTAATTAAATCATCATACTCTTCAAGACTATATTTTACTTCAGATAACCATTCGTTTCTGTCTTGTATAAGTTTGTCAACATTAAAGATATTATTAGTACCAGTTAATTGTTTAATTCTCTTATCTGCTTCACGGATTTCTTCCTCTGTAGGTAATTGGTCTGCAAAATACCTGTCATTACCATGAAAGTCTTCATGAACAGTTAATTTCTCTTGTAACTGTTGAAGCTCTTTGATAATATTCTCTCTTTTTTCAATTTCAGCATTCAACTCTGATTCAGATTTGATTTGCTGTTCAACAGTAGAATCAGAAGCCAAAGAAATATTCGTTTTCTGTCCAATCTTACTCTGTGCGTCAGCCAATTTCTCAGCTTCTTTAGCAGCGTTTTGATATGCATTACTAATATTCTCCACCTGTTTGACAGTACCACCCGTATTGCCACCCATATTGCTCATGTTTTTATTAACATTGAGAATATTCTGACTCAATTCAGAAAGTGACTTGTCAATATTCTGGATAGAAGAGAGTAGTGTTTTAGCACCAGAATCATCCACTTTACCAAAAGCTTTACTTAAACTTTGTACTTCTGATACAATACTTGATAGTTCTTTCGATAAATTCTCAAACTGTTTAAAATCACCAGTCCCTTTACCAAGAGAATCAAGCATTTTATCAAGTTTCTGAATAGCACTTTCAAGTGTTTTTGTGTCAAAATCTAATTTTATTTTTCTATCTTCTTTTGTAACCTTATCAAGTTCGCCTTCAGCAACCTTAATTCGTTTCTTTAAGTCTTCAATATCAATAGATATTTTGGCTTGCCAATCAGCCATTCCTGACATAAATTTATACCTCCTATCTTAAAAATAATTCTTTTGCTTTGTTATCAATAATTTTCTGTACACGACCTCCAAAACCATTGCGAAAATCTCTATCAACTCTATCAAAGGGAGGTATACTCTGATACATCATCCAACGTCCATGACCATGTTCACCATTCGTAAACATATAATCGAATGCTGTATCAGCAGATAATGTTTGTCTTTCATAAGTTGGATATGGGGGAATATCAAAACCTGGGTAATCATTCATTTTTGAAGAGTCCACATGCATCGTTAATATATTTCTATTTGCATGTGTATAAGCAGAGTTATATACATTCATAAAATTGTTTGTTCTTTGATACATATTTGGCGAATATTCGCTATACCATTGGATAAGAGAATCATATACAGATTCTTTGAATAATTTATTAATTTCAGGTGCAACTTCTTTTGCCAATTGTTTATTTATCTTTTCAGCTTTTTTAATAAGTTCATCAAAGCTTCCATTTTTACCCATCTATTCTCACCTCCAAAATTTTCACTATTTTTTCACACAAAAATAGGAGAGCAGTATTACCACTCTCCATAAGAAAAGCTCTATACGCTGTGACACGCATAGAGCCTAAAATATTGACAATATTTAATTGTAATGATATATTTAACAAGTGAAAATAATTGTCAGTCCTTAATTGAATTTCCGACATATATCTTCACTCAATTAAGGACATTTAAGCAGTATTATATGTAAAATATAGTACTGCTTTTTTATTCTACTTCCTTAAAATCACCAGTTCTTACAAGCTCAACGACCTTAGTAATATCTTCCTGTGGAATTCCCTGTATCTTCTGTTCAATAAGCTTCATAAGTGGTTCTATGGTTATATTTGCAAGTGCCCCAAACCTTTCAACCTGACGATTAATATATGCGTGTGGTTCATATACATTTTGCATAATATCAGATTTATGCATATCAATAAGAGTTCTTATTTCAGATATTTCACTTACTGGAATAAGTGGTGGAATTTCTTTTCCATTCACAATTTCTCCAATCATTAATTTATCAAGAAGTCCAGAAGATTTTAATAAATCATAATCCGCTGTATAATTACCGTCATTACTCCAAACAAGATTTGTATACTTTTCAATAACTTCTCTAACAAATAACATATACTGAACAAATGAATTAACATGTACATTATCAGTCTTACGAAATTTTATTTCACCATTTTCGTCGGTATATTTTTCCTGTTCAAACATAGTTCTATCTGTAATGATTATTGCAATAGCATCTTTAATATTTACAGGTAAGTAAGATATAATGCTTAACTTTTCCTGTATATATCTATTCTTTAATGAATCTACACACTTATTATATCCCTCAACAAATTCTTTAACTGTTATCTTATTCATAATTCCTTTTATCTCCTTTATAATTTTATTCTTCTACAATAGGTATTAAATCAGCACAAGCATCAGTATCTAACCCCATACTAAACAATTCTTCCGCACTGATAGGTGTAAAATTAACATCTACATCAGAATCACTTACTGCATTAATTTCCTTAATAAATTCTTTCCAATTTTCATCTTCAGGACTAATTCTCTTCTGATTTGGAACAACTTCCCCCTTTTCGTCAACAACATCTTTACCATACTTATTAACAAGAGAGTCTTTGGTCATTTCAAAATCCTTTACAACTCCCTGAATTTCTGAATATAATCTGAGTAGTTTAAACTTAAATGCAGCATTAATTGCTGAGTCACCTTCAATTACATTTTTAATTCTTGCATTGACATTAATTATCTGATATACCTTTAATGTTTTGTTCATATCTTAATATTCTCCTTTATTTCACTATAATTTTTATTTCCGTTCTTGGATTATCCTTATCATATCCTGTTTTTAATGTAAGAGAATGTAAATGCTTCCCATCGTCATCAATAATAAAACCTGATTCACTAAATCCATCTAGGATAAATTTAGGAACTGTGTTATCACAATCCACACGCCTTTTTGTCGGCATATAAGTGGTAAATATCATCTCAAAAGACTCTAAGTGTTTATCTTGTAAACCTAAGTCCTTTATCCAAAAAACAATAAAATCTTTCCATTTTTGTTTAAGTTGATTCATCTGTATTCTTGGTAATATCATCCATGTGTTGATCGAGGGGTGCATTGGTCTTTCAATAGGAATTTTCCTTGCTTTAGGATGTTGTTTGAAATAATATTTATTATATTTCTCCAATACATCTTGGTTTAAAATCAAATCAATAATTTCTATATCTTTCATTCCTTTCTTGATTAAGGGGGGCAGGAGAGTGGTCTAGCCACACACTCTCCATATAAATAAAATGCCCTTACTACATGGCTAGATAGTAGTAAAGACATTTTGAATGTGTATTTATAATTTTTTGAAAAATAAGTGTGACTTCAAAAATTACTATGAAACCACACTTTCTTTATTATTAGTATACTATCTAGGTATAATAAGAGACTGACCTGGATAAATAGTATATGGTTCTCCAATACCATTAGCTTCTGCAATAGAATGCCAATCTACACCAAGTTTATCACCAATGGCTGAAAGACAATCTCCGCTTTCAACTTCATATGTATCATAAGAAGGTTCTTCATAATTGTCTTCTGGCGTAGAACTGCCATTAATAACAGAGTCATTTACCCAACCCCTACCATTTTCAATAAGATATGGATTTCTCGCACCTTCAGCGATAGCTGTAATAGTTCCATCTGTATAAAGTGGGTTAAGTGGTTCTTCGGAAGTTGAAGAAGCAAAGAGTACTGAATATGTGACATATTCACCAACAGAATGAGTAAGACCTGTAGATTCTTCTACATCAGGCGATTCTGGTTCAGAAGTATTTTCATCATTATCTTCAATACAGTTATCATTAATCCAACCTGTACCACCGTTGATAAGATATGGATTTCTTGCAGATGCAATGATATTAGTAATTGTGCCATCTGTAATTGAAGGTGTTAATCCATTTTCGGAAGTAGAAGACGCATAAATTGTATGATATGACACATGATCTCCTACATGATATTTTGTTTCAATATCATCTGATTCAGAATTATCTTCAATTGGTTCAGATGGAATAACTGGTTCAACGTTAGGTAATTCTCCATAATAATAGTTAAAATCTGTTCTTGCTGAAGATCCATCAATAACAGCATCTGATGTACACTGCCACAACAGACAATTCATCGAAGGTTCATCTATTCCCCAATGTGCAAGCCATCTGTTAAATCCTTCAAAAGACATTAATCTACCATCGTTTAATACATTAGTAAAATAACTATAATTTGCGTAAACACCCGTTTTATATCCTGCATCCTTAACAATCTGCATGAATTCTACGCAAAAATCTGTGAGAAGTTCACCATTTTGTTCAGGAACAAGACCATGATTTCTTTTATATCCATCAGCGTCTTCCATGTCGAACCATACACCAAGAACAGGATTAAATCCCTGAATCATTCTTAATATATGTGCAGCTTCACTTCTTACTTCTTCTATATTAAGACAATAAGAATATATGTACACACCATAAGGGATGCCAAGTCTTTCACATTCCTGCATATTTCTAATAGCCTGTGAATCATCTTGACTTTCTATATCTGAGCCATAGCCAATTCTAATGATTGCACCATCAATGCTTGACTTAATTGTATCCCAATCAAGATGTCCATTATTACTTGATACATCTATAATTCTATAAGCCATAATTTCCTCCTTTATTATTTTTAGGTAAAATAAAAGAACGAGCCTGAATTAGACTCGTTCTCATTAAAAGTTTTTTATATTTAATTATATTGTTATACCGCTAATTGCATAGGGTATAATTCCCATTTTCCATTTGGGTATTTATCAGCATTATCAATTACTATCTTATGTACTTCTTCAAGACTTCCAACATTAGTATCAATATGTATAACCTTACCGCCAGTTATACATAATTCCTCACATATTAAGTTATAAAACATTCTTCCCATACTCATTTCTTCCTTTCTTAACTTTCGATACAAAATAACTCATATATATCAACATCAAGTATACGAGAAAGAACAACAGCATTTGTAAGAAGTATATCCTTTGTATTCCCATTTTCAATTTTATTAAGAGCTGCAACCGATAAACCGCTTCGTCTTGATAATTCTTGCAATGTCATATGTTTTTGATTTCTGTAATACCATAATTTATTATTCATAAGGTTAATATGTATATGTATATTTTGTTTATACAAATTTTATCATGGTAGATTTTTACTGTGGTAGAAATTTAATTGAAATCACCATTAATAAGCTTATTGTGATATATTTCCCTAACTGCCTTCATTGATTCTACAATATATCCATTAGTCATATGATTATCAGAAAGTATTTTTTCATATTGCTCATAAGTCCGAAAAATATGCTCAAAAGCTTCTCTATTATAATCCTGCCCACTTGTAAGAGCAGAACAAAAATTAAGAAGCTCCCATCGAATATCAGATATTTCTTTTTGTACAAGATTATCTTTAATATCATCTATACCTTTAGATATTTTCAAAATTTCCTGATACTGCCAATTATCGTGTTTTTCAAGCGTTTTAATACGATTTTCTATTGTCTCTTTATCTTGGTCAATACCTGTTTTTAATCTAAGTTTCTTCTTAAAATAACTAAATATTTCGATAATTTCTTTAGCTGCGAATAAGATAGCAAAGAACCCAAGAATGACTAATAAATAATCAATATGTGCAAGTTTTTCTATAGATCCCACTCATATATACCATCCCTTCTTTATTCATGTTTGACATCGTATAGGGCAGTCCCAATGAGTGAATCCAAATAATCATCGAAATCACTATTAGCTTCCTTGAGTGACTTATACACAATAGTATTAAGAGCCTGAATAGCCTTTTCCTTTGCAACAGCCTTAACTTCTGCTTGCTTTTCGGGTGTCCAATCGGCAGTACCCTTAATATCTTTAACTTCTGTCTCATATACAGACTTAACAGCCTTTTTAACTTCTGCATAAAGAATATCAGCATATTTATCAAGCTTTTTATCTTTGAGGCAAGAGTATAACTTAGTCAAGATAGGTACTAATACAATTGTCCATATTGCAGATAAAAGTTCTAACCAATTTATATTTTGAAAAACTTCCTTCATAATTTATTTCCTCCTTATTTTTATTTATTCATTTGTCTTAATGTTTCTACACATCTCTTCAATACTTCACAAAACTTATTTAGTTCAGCAATCTCTTCTTCACCACTTAATGTAATTCTTATACAACTATTTATATCTTCTTTGTTCATTTTGATAGCCAATAGAGTAGAAGATGGTGTTAAATCACCACTTGTACAAGCACTTCCTGTTGACACTTGATATCCGTTCATATCAAGTAATGTCATTAATGATTCACCCTGTATTCCTTTAAAACATATGTATAGATTATGTGGTAATCTATGCTTCAAATCAGCTCCAACCAAATATGAATCTGGAATATTATTTTTAATGTAATTATAGATATAATCACGATTATTAGATGTAATAGAAGAGTAATCATAATTCTCGATTGCTTTACCAAGTGTAGCTATACCTATTACATTTTCAGTACCACCAAATAAACCTTGTTCCTGAGAACCATATATAAGAGGTTCAAGTTCAATAAATGACTTTTTGTATAAAACACCAGTACCTTTTAATGCTCCAAGTTTATGTGCTGAGAATCCTATACCATCAACATCTAAAGTTCTTATATCTACAGGGATTTGACTAATAGAACCCGTACAATCTACGTAGACTATTGCGTTATAAAAATGACACATTTCAATAATCTGTTTCACGTCTTGAATAGTTCCTATCTCAGAATTAGCATATTCTATGACTACAAGCTTCTTCATTGTATCAGATGATAGACACTCCTTAAGATCTTGAATATCTATTCTTCCCGTGTGATCAACTTTAAGTGAACACTTATATTTAAGTGATTCTACACACTTCAGCACCGATTTATGTGAAGTAGGAGAGTATAACACTCTACATTCATTTCTCTGAGTATAACCTTTAATAAAAAGCGTATTGTTGGCTGAACCGCCAGATGTAAAAATAATATTTTCTGGATTTGCTTTAATAAATTTAGCAACATTGTTTCGTGCTGTAGTAATTATTTGTTTCGCATTAACACCAGATTGATACATTGAAGATGGATTCTGATATGTGTTTAAAAGAGATATGATATAATCTTTGACTTTTGGTTTTAGTGGAGTTGTTGAAGCATTGTCTAAGAACATTCAATCACCACCTAATCTAATTCATAATTGCGCCACTTTTTATATACATCAGCGGTGTCTTCTTTTAAAAATACCATTGCAAGAATTGAATTATTTGTTTTATCATCAATACTTACATACATATCTATAGGATACACACCATTCTTTATATAAAGAAGAGACTGTTTGGGATTAACAATTCTAACTGCCTCATGTGGTAAATAATCCCTCGGTTTTAAATTTGTTTTAACCATATTATCCTTTCATTCCATACAATATTCGTAAAAAATAGGGGAATATAGCATTAAACAGTAATGTTATATTCCCCTATAGAGTTTTCAAAATCACTGTTCAACATCACTTTCAGCCTCGTTTTCGACTTTCGTAACAATATCCTTTTTGACAGATTTAACTTCTGCCTTTTTATTTTCTTTCTTAATAACTTGTGTTTTTGCCTTTATAATTGAAGCAATAGAATTTTGATAACTTTCACCCAAATATTCTTTTTTGCTTAAATCGAGTTTTTCTAATTTTGCTTTTGCTTCAATATCTGTCATGCGTCCATCTTCAAATGAAGAAGTAATATTGTAAATGTCTTTGCAATTTTCACTACAATAAGCAAAATGCCATGTGGGTTTTAATCTGTCTTCTGGATTACAAACTGGGCAAAATGAATACTCCTCATGACAAACGCAGCACATTCTTAAATCATTCTTGCTCATTCATTCATCTCCTTAATATAATAGAAGAGTGGAAGACCACTCTTCTAAATATGTTTTGGTTGTATAAAGATTAGACTTCCTCTTCTTCGTCTACAAAGTAGATTTCAACCATATCCTGAGATGTAGAACATGCATTTGTAAGGATTGCACCCTTATAATCCATTGTCTGTGAATCTCCACCCTGAAGTGCAAGACTTACTTCTGGACTTGGCATGAATGATGAAATATGAATAATACAACCACGATAGCTTCCAATTTCACATTTATCAACCGCAAGAGCCTTGAAGTATAACTCATGTGCCTTTGGATATTTATCACCAGAAATTGTAAGTTTAGCACCACTCTTAACATTTTTCTTGAACTTAATAAGATACTGTGTTTCCTCTGGATCTGATGGTGGTGTAAGTTTGTGTTCTGTTTCTGTGTCTACTTTGAATTCTGTCGCAGAAACAGCAGAACCTTTTGTATAAGCCTTTCCAAGTGAACCATTCGCTGAAAGTGCATTTACAATAAATGAATCCTCAACAGCATCTGTAATATCAAGTGTTTCACCTGCTTTTACAATCTTAAAAATAGGCATAACAATTGTATTAGAATCAGAAGCAATCTCAGCATCTTGAGCAGAAATAGCTTCAATTACAGAAAGGTTCATGAATGCATTAGTAGCAGTAACTTCACCACTCTTACCTGAATACTTTCTATAAATCAAGTTACCATCTTTATCTTTGATATCTGTTGAATCAGCAGTGATATCAATAGTTGCATTTGTCAACTGTGTCAGTGCATAAAGAGCTTTAGTCTTTGTAGCACCATAACCGAACTGAAGACGGTCAATAATTACGTCACCTAACTTAAATGCCATAATCTAAATTCCTCCTTAAATTTTATTTTTTTTGTATTAAAAAAGAGCGATACAAATCGCTCTAATCTTGTTTATTCATGTATTTCACGCATGAAATTAAATTGTTCTTTTGAAATTTTAGATGTATCACAAAAACCGCTATACATTCCACTCATAAGTGCATGGGTAGATTCATATATCTGCAATCTTTGAACAGAATCCATAAATTCATAAATCCCAACATCTCTTAATTCCTGTAATTTATACTTAAAACCAGGATGATTGATACACGCTGATATAAGAGGTAAAAGAGTAGAAGAATTTTTAACTTCTTGCTGTGCCATATTCATTCTATCTTCATCTATCATCCATTGTTTTGTTGTTTTACCTTTTGCTTTTTCTATTTTTGGGTGTATATTAAGCAGAGTTCTAATATATTCTGCTATTTCCATATATTCAGATTCTTTTAAAATAAAATTATTTTCAGAATCATATAAGCATAACTGAGGTTTGTCAGAATCTTTTTCTTGAAACTGCATTAACTGCATATGTTCAATTCTATAATCTGGAAATAATAATTGAATTGCAGAATTATCAGTATTTGTTGTGCTTTTTAACATTCCAAACACTTCGATATCTTTTACTTTACACCAATCTATTCGTTGAGGTAAATCCCATAACATTACACGAATAGAAGTAGAATTGTACAGAAAAGGCGAAAGACCAGAATAAAATTTTGACTCACCGATATTGAGAATATTGCCTATAGTCGGTTGCACAATGCGAATACCCTTAACAAAGTAATCTTCTTTAAAATACATTTTAAGTGAATCAAATTTATATTCTTGTGTATTCTCTTTTTTCTTTTGGGCTTCGGCTATGACAGCAGCTTGAAGCCCGTCTAACATATCAGTATCTTGCTGTGCCATAATATCACCGCCTTAACTGATAGTTCATCATCTGTGATTGTCCACCATAAGGTGTCTGAACCTTACTATTTAAATCTGTAAGTTGGAACACAAGAGTACGTACAACGTAATTGTTATCCGTAGTAGATTCACGATTTGATATAATGTGCGTTTGCATCCCAAATACATTTGACCATGCAAATCGTTCTCTTATAATAGAAGCAATAAGATCGTGTCTTGGAATACCTGTTAATTTATCCATCCTATCATTGCCATGAACAAAAATAGTAAAAGTAACCAACGTTTCTTTTAATCCAGGTTGATATCTAACTGTGTCTTGAAAACTTACTTGATAACAAATATAATTTCGTACTTTTGTCTGAGTGTCTGGAATAAATAAATACGGAAGTATATTTCCATCACCTGCTGTATCTGAAAAATATCTATCCCATTCTCCAAGAGGCTCGTATTCCTTCTTTTCTTCATTCCATTCCCAATTGATATTGCCATCATCATCAAAAAGTTCAGACTCTAACGTTTTTTCATTGAGTGCATAAAGTAAACAAGGGTTTGATAACAAAGCCTTTTCTATCTTTTTTTTATATAAAATATTTTCATCGTCAGGAGTGTTGTTATATGCACGAAGTTTATTTAACAGGTCATTCTTTGTAACTAATTTTTCTGCCATAAAACACCTCCTATTCAGTTAATTCTAATGGCAAAATCTCAGATTCAATCGGTAAGTTATCCTTAATAATCTCGCACTTAACAGACAGTATTTTGCCGATAGTAAAAGTGTCATTATGAAACTTTACTTTCTTTTGGTTATACTGTGTACCAGCTCGCCATGTTACTTTATCAGTCCAATCTTCATCGTCAATAGAGCAAGTCCATGTAAAGATTGCATCAGCATATTCAGTTGTAATATCTTCATTGGAATCATTGAATAGATTTACTGTGAGATTTTTATAGCTGCCACCAACTTTGATTGTTGAAGTGGATGCTGAAATTCTTGCTGTGATAGAAGATGGGGGAGTAATTGGAGTAGATGGATCTATTGGGGCAGTGCCACCAAAATAGTTAGCCCAAAGACCTGTTATAATACCATTTTCATCTTTTTCGATGTAATCAGTATTGTTGTTGAATGGTTTCTGATATAGAGTAAGTTTTGTCCTTCCTCGAACATTTACTCGTTCCACCTTGCTGACCACCCATGTATTAGGTGTCCAATTTTCAATTGAGTAATTTGGAATATCTACAATGAGTCGTTGATTATTATTGTTATCTTCAGAAACATAATAGATGGTATCAGATATTTCATTTGTTGGAATAAACAGAAGTTCCTGATTCTGTTGGCTTGCAGTCACGTTATCTACCCAAATTCCTGAGTTGTAACTAGACTGTGATTTTAAAACGCACCACATACTTCTCTTATATCTTTTATCTGCTTTTGTTTGAATCCACTGCAAGAGATAATCGCAAGGTAAAATGAAATACTTCTGAAAGTCCTGTTCAACATCTTTCATACAGATTAAGTGTTTATGATAAAGTCCATCTTTATCTGGAATATCCAAAAACATCCCCACAAAAATATCAACTAATTGGTACTTCTTTCTGTATTCTTCCATATAGAATAGCTCATCATCTTCTGTAAAGTATTCTTTCTGTTTTGGTCTAAACTGACACTGTAAAGTAGGAGAGTCCTTATCAATAGAACCATACTTACTTACAAGTATCTTTGCATCAATCGGTGTCTTTGTGGTATTCTCATATGTCATACCAACATTTATATCTGGCGAATCGTCATGTTTCCAATCATAGATATAGCATTTTTTACTCTGCTTATCATTGTCCCAAGTCCAATTCATCATGTCGTCAGACTGTTCCTTATAAATCTGACCAATAGTTTTAGCACCGTTGTTCTTGGCGTTTGCGACACGCCTAGCTGTTTGTAGACTCGGCATCGCTTACACCTCCCTCAAACATCTGCTTAATATATCCGTGAGAATCTAAGATTGCCCTACGGAATTTTTTGTAACTAAAATGGTCACTCTTGAAATTATCCATAGCACCTTGTAAAGTTGCCATAAGAGTTACCATAAGTCCGTTGTCGTTAAATAAAGTTTTTGTACCACCTAATTTAAACATAACGTTTTCAAAGAAAACGAGAAATGCTTCATCATCTTCAAATATTTTCTCTTCAATTGTTTTGTCTTTATAGAGCAGTAGTTTGTGAATGTCGCCATGCATTGCACGAACTGCTTCATTGATTTGCTTGTCTGTAAAGTTGCCATATATGTATTGCATATTAGGACTCCGTATTGATATAAGAATTGTACATATATCCGTAATCACGAATGCGTTTGTTCAATTCAGTTTTCATGGAATCAAGACGGTCAATCATATTTTTATGATTATCAAGTATCTTCTTTTCTTCTTTACCACCTATCATTACTGATGTGTGCATAATAGAATCAACCTGTGGTTGTAACCACTCAATCGTCATTCCAAGTACAAGAATTCCTACAACAAAATTCATATCAGCCGTTTCGTCTACTGAATTATTCAGCGTAAAATACAACTGTTGAATTTCGTCATCGAGTGTAAGAGAAGAGAATAGTCTACGCACTCTTGGATTGGAGATTACGTTATGCAATCTTTCTGTATATATTTCAAGCAAATCGTTTTCGTCAAGATAAAGTTCTTTCGGATCTGAAATTCGTCCTCTTGTTCGTGAAAAAATTGTTTCGTATGGAAGCGTCATTGTGAGCCTCCCTTACTATTCAAATAATTCAGACATCAGTGTAAAATTCGTCCCATAAAATGCATCAAGTGCTTTTATTTTCTTTACGCTATCAACACGTCCGTTTGCTATCAAAGTTGCTGCAATATTTTTAATTGATTCTTTTGCACCATCTGGAAGTGTTTCAATTGTCGCAATCATGGTATCTGCATCTGGGTTAATTAACAAATCTTCTAAGTCGCCAACTGAATACATAGTTGTATAAATTTTCTGAACCTGCGGAAATTCTGCAAGAAAATCTTCGTCCTGAATGATAAAGAAAGGTTCTGTAATATGTCTCTTACCTGAACGAATAGCAGCTACAAGATCCTGATACTCCACCTCTGTAACATCGCCACGACCAGCCCATTCATAATTCACACCTGATTTAATTCCAATCATACCAAGACATCCAGAAACAATTGATTTACATTCAATGGCATCTGTTGCATCAAACTTTCTAACTTCCTTTTTAACTGTAGATTCTTTTTCTTCTTTATTCTCCGTCTTTGGAGTTGTTGTTTTCTTTGTATAAGCCATTTTATAATCCTTTCGTTCCATAAAAATAAGAGGCTGGATTATACCAACCTCTTATAACTTCTGTTTTTTTTATTTAGGCAATAGTCCAAACACCAAAGTATCTATCAAAGATACATGCGATGCCCATTTCTCTCTGTACTTCGTATGTCATGAAGTCGTCAGCTCTATCAGCCTTTTCAGTAACCTCAACAATTTCTGTTTCTCCAACATCTACAAACTTGCAGAACTTATTGTCAACATTAGGAACAATAAGAAGAGTACCAGGCTTGATGAGTTTCTTTGTAACATCATTCTTAACAAATCTCTGTGGGATTTCGACAAGAGTAGTAGTCTCGTATGTACCAAGTCTACCAAGTTTTGCCATATCCTCTTTCTGAGCATCTGTAGCCCAATCAACATCTGTAAATGCATTAAGCTTTTTAAGGTCTGTCTTTAAACCGAATACTGTTACATCAACTCCACCATTAGCAGCAGAAACATCATCAAGTAACTGATCAAAAGATTCCTTGTTAGAAGCAGTAATCTCCTTTGTTACATGGAATACTTCCTGTGCAGGAATTTTATCACCTACAGACATTACCTCTGTAAGCATATCATTCTGAACTTCTTCCTGCATAGCGATTGATACAGCATCAACAAACTTAGACCAATCTTTGCGACCTGTAAGATATACATCAATATCCATACCAACCTTGATTGCGTAGTTGGATGTCTTTACTGAGAAAGATTCACCCTCTGCAAGTTTCTGCATTGATAAGTCATGATGATCCCCAGATACTTTAGCAACAGTAAGAATTACATCCTTATCTGTCCAGAACTCATTTTTATCTCCCTGAGAAATATTCTTTGACTCAACAAACTGATTAAAGAATTCATTTTCCTGTAAACCAGTTGTAACCTTAATATCAAGAGTATCCTCAAGAACCTCCATAAGTTCAAGACCGTTTCTCTTCATTGCTCTTTTAATATCTCTCTTTGAATATTTCTGTGTAGGATCTAATCCTAAAATATCGAAACAAACACTGTTAATTTTTGCGTTTACAGCATTCTTAGGAACTTCGTTTCCGTCCTCATCATATACTGTTATACCATGTGTATAATCATAGAAAAGCTTTCTAAAGCCTTCGAAATCATTCTCTGGTTTAGAGAATACTCTTTTTAAATTATCAGAAAATACTAACATATTATTTTAAACCTCCTTCCATAATTAAACTTCAACGGTAAGTTTCTTAGCACTTACGCCTGTGATTGCCTTTCCTACCTCTGGTTTTCCATCGAATCCTTCAGTAGAAAGTTCAAAAGTGTCATATTTGTGTAAACCATAGCAACGAACTCTGTCGCCAGCCAGATTGTAAAGGTTTGACTCTTTCTTCCATGTATTAGTCCAATCTTCAGCCCCAACAGGAACGGAATATACTAAAACTGCATCTCCAGGATCGGTAACGAGTACAAGATAATTGCCATTGCTCATCTGCTGTACGATTTTTCCTGTAAAAGTAGTTACAGCAGCTTCTTTATAAAGATCGAGACTCTTCCAATCTCCGATTGCGATTAAATTACCATTATCGGTATCTGTTGTAAGTTCAACAGAAAACATATGCTCGCCATAATTTGCTGCTAAAACATTAGAAGGATTAGCAGTTGCATGTTTGGCAATTTCATACTTAATTGACATATTTGCCATAATAAAATTCCTCCTTAAAATTTTTTCATTAAAAAACTCGTTGCAAAAAAGCAACGAGCATGTTGATTGTTAGTTGTATTAAGTTTTTAATTAAACTTTAAATTTCCATAGCGACTATTTTTCTTTTTTGTGCTATTCACATTCGTAAACATCTTAACTGAATTTGTGTTTTTCTTTGTGCCAGTAGAAGAGAAGTTTGCATGTGCAGACATATAATCTGAATGCATAACTTTTACCTTTGTTTCAAAATCTTCTACGGAATAATTATCCATAGTCTTTACTAATTCAGCGAAATCAGCATTTACATAATTTCCCTCTGAATCTTTCTTTGTAAGAACAGAATAGTTATCAGCATTGATAATGGCTTCTTTCTGTGTATGAAGTTCATTCTTTTCTGCTGTCTCTTTAAACTCTTTGAGGGCAGCGTAATTTGAACGCATGGATTCAAGTTCAGCCTTCTCACTTGCTGTTAAAAGCTCACGGAATAATTCAATACGTTCACCATCAAATGCAACATTGTCACCATCTTTCGTATAGTTCTGGCGGTAGATTTTATCAGTACACCAACCCTCATATACAAAATAAGAATCAAATACATTTGAGATGTAGTAATAATCATTATCTGACTCTTCATATGGTGCTAACAGATTATAGAGCGCATATCTTGTATCTTCATGAGAAATTTCATATGTACGAACAATCTTTTCAAAAGTCTGACTTCCACCTTCATCGCCTTCTGGTTCTGAAGCTTCTTCGCCATCACCTTCTCCATCATTGGAAGGCTCACCAGATTCTCCGTTATCTGAATTGTCTCCGTCTGAATTGTCATTATCGAACATCTCAGCGAATTTTGCTTCAAGTTCCTCATCTGACATTTCTGCATAGTCGAATGTTACATCTTCAGCAGTCTTACCATATTTGGCAAGTAACTCTTCAAATTTTGTCATTTTATTATTTGCTCCTCCTTCCTTTGATTGTGTTTGAACAGAAGTCTGTTCTTTATTGAAATTAGAAAGTGTCTTGTTAAGATTTTCTAAGAGTTCAATCATTTTTTCATCTTTGTCAAATTTTACTGAATTGTTATTTACACTAAAATCCGCAATATCGGCACGAGAACCTTCCATACCTTCCTGAATTTCTGTGCCGTCATCATGACTTCCTAATAAAGTAGAAGCATTTACATAGAAATCGTTTAAGTCAAGATACTTCTCCTTGGCGTTGTAGGAGAGTTCATCAATGAAAAGCTCGCAACTATTTTTTGAACCTTGTTTGGCACGAATAATCTCACAAGCCTTTGTATATTCTTCACTTATATAAGCATAAGCACATACATAATCTTTATCTAAATTATCATCATGTTCCCAAAACGCAGGTTCAGATGAGAAAGAGCCAACTTGAGATTCAATATATCTAAGTTCTTCATTACCTTTTTCGTCTTTAACAATTTCCATCTCATGACCTTCGAAATCCCAAGTTCCGTCTGCAAGCTGATGGATTGCAGCCAACACGGGTCTGTCAGCAATTGTATTCATTGCTTTCTCAGCAGCATCTTTTGATACATAACTCTTATTTCTGTTAAGTCCTGTATGAAAAATTCTGAATTTAAGACGCATCATTCCACGATGATTTTCATCTACGGTATCATCTATCTCAAAAGTAGTAGGTACTTTTAAAGCCAACTGATAGCCAGTATCTTTAGAACTAAATTTTGCAAATTTCTGCTCTTGACAGAATTTTAGTAAATCATCTTCAGTTAAAATTTTCTTTTTAATAACCTTTGGCATCTACTTAGTCTTTTCCTCCTTTCTGACATAATAAAAGTCGCCCAAGGAAGACGACTAAAATGTAAGCATATTTGTATACTTTAATTTATTTATATCTATATTTTCTGAAAACCGAAGGGTATCAGTATTCAAAAATACATAAATACCATTAGAATTTTGCACCTGTTGATATCCTAATTGAGATAGGAGAGTAGCAGTAGGTGCATCTTGCGTTTGTATAAATTTTTGGTTCATTCCATCAACTCCTATTTATCATTTAAATTCTCGTCTCTTGTACGAAGCCCAGCATCTGTAAGTTCCGAATCATCCTTCTCTTGACCACCGCCTTTATTATTACCTGTCTGAGTATAAGTGCTAGATAGTGGTTTGAATTTTGAACTAAGTTGCAAACAGTCTTCTTCCAAAAAGTTCATAGATAACGTATCTTTTTCAGACACACCATTCAATGTGTTATAAAGAATTTTGTTTGGTAATCCATTAGTGCATGATTCCAAGATTGATTTTTTAAAATCATCCTTCTGATAAATAGAAACATCAAAGAATTTAACTTTACAAGGTTCAGATATCCAACTAGATAAAAGTCGATTTACAATCGCTTGAATCTGTGGAATAAGAGTTGAAATAGAAAATGTAGAATCTGCAAGTACGCCATATGTAAAGGCAGTAGAGTTAGAAGCGGAGTTTAAATTTAATATCTGAGCACCACCAGCCGTATTAAGAATTTCTTTTGTTGCTTTTTCAACCTTTGTTACATCACCAGTAGCATCATCTGGGAAACTAATTTCATGTAATTCACCAGGAACAATAGCAGCAGAGATATAAGGTGGTAAAGCTTCTTCAAGCATACGATTAAAATATTGAATCATTATATCTGGATTTACAGCCCAATCATCTACATCATTACCCATTGTCTTCATTTCAAGCCACACTAATTTATAAATATTAGCTGCCTGTTGAACTGCTTGATAATCAGAAGCGTCCATAAGATCAATCAATGATAAAAATATAGGTGTAAGCACGGGAACGATGGTTTCCCAGTCTTCAGACCTAAATTTAATACATACATTATATTCTTCTGGAATTAGCTGATATTTTTCATTTGTGCTCTGATATGTGTTCCACATACTATTGAATGGCTCTCCCCAATATTCAAGAAGTTCCTGATGACTACGGAAATAACTCATATCCATAGCTCCTGCAAATGAACCATCAGGAAACATACCTGCTATTTTCATATAATCTGGATCTAATGGAAGAACAAACATTCCTTGTCCTTCTGTATAATAAGCACATCCATAAAATACATCTTCTCTTAAAGTGATAGACGCAGCTTTACGAAATTCATAATTCAATCCTAGAGTGTCAACTATATCAACTGTTTCTTGATACTTTTGTAAAGTGGATTGTATATCGTTTTCACCTGAGATTATAAAAGGGGGAACTATATTACGAATTGTCAGATCAATCTGATTTGCATAATATTTACAAAGACGATAATAGATTTCTGAACGATAATAAAGATAACGAGATAAGCTTCGTAGATTCTTTTCATTAGAAGAGATATTCTTTATGTATGTTTTTACATCTTCCTTTGAGTAGTTACTGATTGACGTATATCTGGATGATTTCTGAATGTCTCGAAGACTTGTAATTGCACTTGTTGCGTCTTCATAATGTTCAAGTCTACTTTTATTTTTCTCATACCATTCACGCATTTCATTTGTGGTTGGCTGTTTTGGAGTAGAAGAAGTGGTTTTCTTCTGTGAATTATTTATTTTAGCAGGTGCATTAGAATTTGCATCTACTTTCTTAGGTCTTGGCATATTTGATAATGCACCTCCTTAATTGTATTTTGCTTTACGAATTGTAAGTTTATTTATGAAACTTGTGGCATCTTCGGTTGGACGTTTTCTATTTGTAATAGCTTTTCTACGTTCACACATGAGGGCGTAAGAAGCCATACACGCCGTATACGCACGATCATCGTGGAGCTTATTGGCTTTTTCAGGCGTAAGTTCAAATGAATCTTTTCCAGAATCTCTTTTCTTACGAACCATATTTACAAGTTCTTCTTTTAAAGCATCAATGTTAGCAAGAGCAATTTCATCCTGCCAATCAAGTTTTATAGTTTTTGTATTAACGGATTCAATTTTCTCTAATTCTTCATTGAGCTTAGTTTCAAATTCCTTTTCATTAACTTTTTGTTTTCTGAGTTCAGCAGAAATTCGTTCTTTTTCTTTAGCCAATTTTTTCTCATCAACATCAAAAACAGTGAGATAGCCTTTATGGTCATATTGTGCTGTAAAACTGATTTTATCCTGATTCATCAATTCTATCATTGCTTCATACATTTCAGATTTGTAACCAGCAGGGGACATAAGATGTACTTTGTCTACTGCATTTGGAAATTTCTTAACATAATCGGCAGAGTATTCTTTATCTATTAAGCCTCTATGAACAATGCCAGCAGAGTCTGTCCAATCTGGCATTAAATAATCAGCTATATTAACACCAGATCCACCGCTACCTGCATCAATGTATACACCAACAATATTTCCATATGCGTCAGCTCCACCGTTATAATCAAGAATTACTTTTTTTAAATATTCAATCTGATCTGGTGTCTGCATAGGAGATTTGATTTTTTTACCAACATCAATAAGATTAATACAGTTTACCAATCTCATTCTTGTATCAATGCTTCCGTCTACCTGTTCGTATTCATAAATTTCTCCAACAAGAATGACTGAATTATCTCGACTTCTAGCAGGATCATATGTGATGACGAATTTTTTATCACCTGTATCGTTATATAGAAGTGGTTTTCTAGTTTCTTCGTTACGTGTAATAACACCTCTACGAATAATTGCGTCAGTACCAGCATCTGTAGTAAAAATACAATAATACTCACGCCTAGCTTTTTCTGGATTTGTTCTCATTTCGGATTCAACCGTATTACGAGATAGAAGAGGAGTGACTAATTCTCCTCTAAGAGTTGGTTTAAATGCTTGTTCACAATCTATATGCAATACACAATAGTCAGGATTTCCCATAATCTGCTGTTTTGAAAAATCTCTATATAATCTCCAAAATTGTGTATCTGTTGACGAAGCAGAACTAATATAATATTTTTGATAAGATAAATCTCTTGGTAAGCATCTTTGACGGATAGGATCAATTGAATTACCATCAATATCTTTACCAGTTTTTAAACTTTTATTTACAACAGCGAATGCACCATATACATTCATCATTTCATCAGACAAGAAACCACTTTCGTCAAAAATTACTGTTCCTCGCATACCTCTTTTTGCATCTATATTTCCGTTCAATGTCCTAGTCATAGATCCGTTATAACATGAATAGGAAAAACCATTGGACGAGTGTGAAAATCCATCACCTGCTGCATTTTTAATTTCAATCTCGTTCTTAAATAAAGAACCAGTTGAACCGTAAAATGTATCAATGTTATCATTGGCAAGTCGTTCCAAAGTAGTGAAAGTTTGTTCAGCCTGACCACCTGTACCGCTTGCAATATATGTCCATACATTACAAAAACACATATCTTTTGACATTATCTCAAGGTCAATAACTGTACTTTTACCATATCCACGAGTACATACAGCAAGTACATTTGGACAAACCCAACTTCTTTGTACAAGAAGTGCCTGCCCATCTAAAAGCTCTATGTTGAAAAAAAGATCTATAGCTTTTACTGGGTTGCATTGCAGATATTTTTGAATTTCAGCAATTTGAATATAAGACTCAATTTTACGAGATGAGATAGAATACCCATGTGGTTTTACATATATTCCATATTGATTATAAAAATCTTTATCATAATCAAGAATTTCATTCTGATAGTAATTCATAATCATTTGTTTATTCTGATTCATTTTCGACAACCTCCTTTACCTCTTCATTAGGAGATTCTTTTTCTTCGTCAAATTCCGCAAAAACAGAATAAACATCTTTTAAGTCTTTCAACTGTTCTTCATTTAGTAAGTTATTTTCTTTTAATGTATCTCTTAAATCAAGATTTTCTCTCAATAAAATTCTGTTAATTTCTTGGTAAGCATCTTTTTCTTTACGAAGATCAGTATTCACAACACGCATTTCAGAAACCATATCTGACCATTCAGATTCATCAAGAGCTAATTGTTTCATAATAGAAGCATCACTAATTTCCTGAACCTGTTGCATACCTCTACATGTGTCAATGTCGAAACCATTGACTTCACCACTTCGCAAATTAAGACTTTTAATTTTTTTGATTTTACCCGTCCATGTATTTTCACCTTTTTTAGCATTTTTGTTGTGTTTTAATGAAATACAACTGTCTTGTGCAAGACTTGTAATAACAGAAGTAATCTTACCTTTGCTCTCCTGTAGAGATTTAATTGTTGCAGAATTGCGTTCAATATTAGAAATGTCGCACATCAACTTCGATATGGTGTCATCAATCTTAGATTGCTGTAAAAATCCACGAACAATAGAGATAGCAGAAGAAGTACGCATCATATCTTCATTTGCGTCTTCACTAGAATCTAACAATCCTAATAGCTGTGAATATAAGAATGGTTGGTCGGCTATATCTTCTTTTTCAAAAGGATCATAACTGAGTAATCGAATTACATCGTTTTTGTTTTTTAAAAAACTATCATATGTATCCAACCCTGCATGTGATTCAATAAGTTCTTCCTCAGTCGTAAGTTCTTTTACTGATTCATTTTCAGTTTTATCCTTAACAAAATGGTCTGAATCAAAGTATGTTAGTCCTATATAATTTGGCATAGCAATTTGACGTGCATACGCTGTCCACACATTAGATTTAACTTTTCCAGAAGCAAGATTCTCAACTTCCTGAATGCTTGAGTCCCATACCTTTTCGAGAAAAGGTTTCCCCAAATATCTAAGGGCAAGTTGTACTGATTCTCTCGTAGGCTCTTGATCAACACCATTTGTAGTTCTTAATGCTATTTTTTTTGCACAGTCTTTACAAATTGGAGTAAGACCACTTTTACTCATAGGATCTGTACTTACATAAAATTTATCTTTAGCTTTATGTGTATCACACATGTAACACCAAGCACCTTCTTTAAGTGACTTGATTTTCTCTTCCTGTGTTTCAACTTTTTTCTTTAATTGTGCAGCCGTTAATTTTGTGGGCTGTGTCTCTTTTGTCGTAGCCAAACTAACGACCACCTCCTTTTATTCCAATATAAAAAAGAAGCCACTTCATATGAAATGACTTCTCATAATTTTCAATATTAAATTTCCAATGAAAGTGCAATTCACTTAGTACGTCGTGTGAGAGAATCGAACTCCCATATCCTTTCAGAATGCTGGTTTTCAAGACCAGTGCTGTACCAATTGAGCCAACACGGCATAAGCGTAGTATATAGGACTCGAACCTATGCACCGAATAAACGATGACCTCTGATTAGCAATCAGGTGCAATACCAACTCTGCCAATACTACATAATAAAAGAGCCACCTCATGAAGTGACTCTCTGTTACTATACAAAAAAATGTATAGCCTCGCTGTCCATTTAAGTATCAGCTACGTAATGATCTGTAGGAGATTCGGACTCCTGTTGCCGCCGTGAAAGGGCGGTGTCCTAGACCGCTAGACGAACAGACCTAATATGGGTATCTCACCCACTGGATCAGCATAAAGCACTAACTAGCTGATTTTGGACTGTACACATCCAGTTATTACTCAGGTACAAACTAAGTACCCTAAGACACACAAGGTATCCATGCTTTCTGATTATTCTCCACATATTTTCAGTCTTCGGAGCAAAGACAAATTAATAAGATTTAATGACTCTTATCCGTCAATTAAGTGTTCTCATTAACGCAGAGAGGCACGAACATCTTCTCATTTCTAAGGTTGAAATTAACCGATTATCCTAGATGTCGATAGAATTAAGAAAACTAGGATCAAATTAGACTCAACCCATACAAAAGAAATTCTTTTTAAGATACTTTTATATTCTCTGATTGATTTATATGTTATATTATTCTCTTTTTTTGGAATATTTTGACAGAAAATGTCATATGATTTATAATGTAGAGGACAAGCGGTTATTCAAACATCTTTGTTTGGCTAGATAGAGATGGTTAGGTGTTTGAGTCACGTCAGAGCAGTGATGTTCTGTTATATAAATATCCTCGTGACATCATGTAGGAAATACTTACAAAGGAGGATAATACGTGACATTTTGTGGTTTACTAATTTTTACATTAGTAACTGGTATAGTAAGCGGAATTTGCTCTACATACCTAGTTAGAGTTCTTGATAAACACAAAAATGACCGCCACTCGCCAAAGCACGGTCATTAATGTGTTGAATATTATATTTATTTAGCCATTGTTGATTATATTGGCTCAACCGTCTAACGGATAATTGCTTGTTTCTTTTGGTTTGTATTGTAACACATATAATTAGCTGATGCAAGTAAAAATATAATGAGGTAAAATTATGAAATCATTTATAGAAATATTAAAAATAATTCTTCCTGCACTTATAACAGGTATATTTACCTTTATTGTAACCAAATATAATTATAATAAGAATATTCCATTAGATAATATGAAAATTGCATATAATCAAATTTATTATCCCTTGTATAAAATTTTAAGCAATAATAAGGAATATAACGAAAATACTATAAATGATATTATAAATCATATATCAACTTATATGAATGATTATAATATCAAATATATTGACAGATCCACTCATAAAACATATATAATATTAAAAGACAATCATAATAAATATAACTACAATAATTTCAAAAATAACATATATGATAGAAATTCATATCTACGCAGAAGATTAGGATATCTTGAACCTAATTTTATACAGAGTGTTATGTATTCATCTAAAGACGATAAGTTCATATTTTTCTGTGGAGTAGATGGACTAATTATTTATATGTCATTTATAATTGCAGCTTTATTTAATAATGAAGGTATGGTCTACAAATATGCATTTGTATGTGGAGAGGTATTCTTAGTTATTTTTCTTATTAAGATTATAATTAAAGGGATAGATATTCTAGGGGTTAAAATTATTAAATTTGGTTGTTATGTGAAGAAGTGTTGGAATAAAAAGAAGTGTTAGACGAAAGCTTCATCGGCATCCTCAGTATCTTCACGGATAACATATATCTGAGTGGTTTCGGAAGGATTATTTATTCTCTTCGTCAGCAACATTAGAATTTTTGCTTCTTAGAGCATTGATTTTATTCATAACCTCTGCTTTGGTCTGCTTGCGGCAGTAAAATTCTCTAGTTGTTTCAGTGGATCGATGATTGGCAAGCTCGGCTGCTAATGCTAAATCACCAGTTTCCTCATATACAAGATTTAGCCTAGTCTTACGCTGGCAATGAGGTCTATAGTCAGAAATTCCAATAATTTCGCCATATTTCTTCATTCTATCTCTGATTGCACTGTCACCCATAGGTTTATATTCTCCATTGTATTTTGTGATCAACAATGAATCACATTCCAAGTGGTCATAATCATTCTTTCGCATTTCAAGCCACTCTTGAATAAGCTCTTTTGCAACATCCCCGAAAACTACCTGTGTACGGTATCCTTCTTTTTCCCTTATATCTACAAACATATTGTTCTCTAAATCAAGTTTGGATAACTGCAATCTTAACAATGCACCAATTCTATTTGCTGAGTCAAAACTTACTTCAAATAAAATTTGATCTTGAATTGAATACTTATCATTTTCAGATAATTCTCTACGGATTGTCTGAACTTGTTCTTCTGTAAGGAAATACGAATTTAAAATATGTTCCTCATTAGCTTTCTTCATTCTATCAAGTTTCCCATCAAAAGGATGGTATTTAACAAAACCACGTTTCATAGACCAAATATAGAATGAACTAATAGCAGAGATTTTCATGTTGATAATCTTTTTATGATTCAGAAGTATTTCCTGGCAGAACATAATATAATTCTCCATAATATCAACGGCATTCTCCATAAACTCATCTGAATATAAATCTAAATCACCATAGTTTTCACCTAGCCACATAAGAAAATGACGAAACAATCCCTCATATCTTTTATATGTTGTATCTTTAACATCCTGATTTTTTATAATATTTGATTGGAGATATTTTTTATATTTCTTCAAGTTATCAGGATTTATGAATTTCTCCTTATCCTTGGTAAAATATTTTACCCTTGTTACATGTGCCACTAAATCACTTCCTTTCACATATAAAAAAGAAGTAGGATAGTGGTAAACTAAGCTACTTCTTGTAATATTTTATTTATTTTAATTATTTTAGTGGGCAGGGAAAGATTCGGACTTTCGAAAGGCTTTCGCCAACAGATTTACAGTCTGCCTACTTTAACCACTTGCATACCTACCCATAATAAAGGAGTGTGCAACCAATAATTGCACACTCCAAATATATTTAATTATTAACTAGCAACATATTGCTAATTAAAATCTTAACAAATCATCAAGTTTATAGATTCTTTTAATACTATTATGAATTGCTTCATATTCAGAAACTATAGAAGAAAAGCTCTTATTCCATTCAGACATTTCATCAATTTTCTCACCTAAATAATCTAACAATTCTTTCTTAGATACCTTTTTACCATTAATCTCATAAGTTCCAGATTTTACATCAAAATAATAAGTATCATTACCACAACAATCGCAATTCTCACAATCGCCATCGTAGTCATCATCAGTATCTTTGATATTATCAATATACACTTCAAATATATTCTCACCATAAACATGCGACATTATCTTAGAATTGCAATTCTCAAGAACATAAACGGCTTCTCCGCATATATCCTTATATCCATTATTATCTTTTGCAGGCTCACAACCAATGTCACCAACAAATAATGTGATAATATATTCATCTGTATATCCATTGACATTAGAATCGCCGAGTTCTTTAATACTTGAAATTTCAAAACCTCTTTCAGCAATAAGAGTTTCGATTAATGTCTTTGCTTCATAATACTTGGCAACAATTGCTATACTGTTTAAATTATCATAAGAAACTACATTATGATACATTGAATTAGCCCAATCAGCTAATTCATGTATATCATTTATAATTATTGTATCTATAGTAATCACGTCCCTTCAGAATTAAAGCTGCTTTGCTGACTTATTCATCTTAAATGTGATTTCCTGATGGGCAGGAGTTATATATTCCTCACCTTTTCTGTCACCTAACATAATCTTGCCTGTTCTCTTAGGTACATCCTTAACCTTAAACTTACCAAGTTTACCTACAGGAACAGATTCCGTAGCATCAGCCTTTAATGTATCTGTAATAACCTCTGCGTATGTATCAAGTATAAGAGCAATATCACCTTTTTTAGCTCCTTCAATTCTTTCTGCGATTGCACTTACTAATTCGTTCTTTACCATTTTTAATTTTCTCCTTTATTTTCCTTAATTTTATTTTGTAATATAAAAGAGGGTAGCGTCTCATTTGAGTACACTCCCTCATAACTTACAATTGTGACAGTAACATCACAATTTCTATACAATCGGACTAATTAAAAGTAGAAAATTAGCCCAATTTTCATAGTTACTTATGCATAATATAAAAGCCAAGTCACTCGTACTTGGTCTTGAAATTAGTATTTCTACACTTAATTCAATTTAAAAACATATTCAGCAGTTCTTCCTTCTCCTTGTATAAACTCAAACATAGAACATGAGGCATTGGAAGCTGCATTTAATGTCATACTATATGGATCTATACCAATTACTGAACCGACAGATAATACAGCAGAATCCAATCCGATTTCAGCCATACTATCATGATGAATATGTCCAGAAATTGTGTAATCTATATGAACTCCATAAGTACGAGACATTTCTAAAAGATTATTTTTAAGATTTTTCTTTTCACCATGAAATCCAACAACACAGTATGTAGACATTATTGAATATGTCATACCTGTTGGATTTTCTAAGATAACAATATTTTCATTATCTTTTAATCGCTCTTTAATAAGAGCCATCATAATTTTACTTACATTTTCATCTGGAAAGGTATTTTTCTTTCCATCTAAAAGTCTAAGTTGATTATGGTTTGAGTCATAAACCATTTGAAACTTAATCGAGACATATTTACTCAATTCATTCAACCAATTCGCTAAATAATCAGCATAACGAATACTTGATTCAATAACTCCATATCTAAGGCGCATTAACTGAGACATTCTAAGAACACCATCAATACCATCTCCAAGTTCAATGATAGAAAGCTCTTTTATGCCAAGATCCTCAATTTTATCTACAACTTTATTAAATAAAATAGTCATTCTTTCCTCAAAGATTTCGGGAGAGTAAGCGTTTATAATACCACCATAAAAATCTTTAATTTCATATTCACAACCATAATGACAATCTGAAATTGCCAATATCCATGATTTTTTGTTAGATGATGGAGATATGCGCACAGGAGAAGAATATTTATCAAGAGAAGTAATTGCTTCACAAATTTTCTCTGCAATTAATTCATCCCTAGCTTCTTCACGCAACCATTTGTTATATTCAATCTTTTCGCTTTGAAGCTTTTTGCGTTCTTTTTCCAACTCACGCTTTTGAACTTCAATCTCCTTAATCTGTTCATCAGAATCGGTAAATTTACTTCTATTAGCACTTAACATTTTGTTAAAAGCTTGAAACTGTTTGCGAAATTTTGATTCCGTATACTCTGTACCAAGCAACTCATTTAATATATCAGCCACATTTTGCCACGAGCCAATAAGATCTTTGTCTGAACAAACTCTGTAGATAAGTTCTTCGTCTGTCTCATTTTCAAATCTTTTATAAGAAGTTATGATAATCACACTCCTTACTCTTCATCAGACGGAACATCCAGCTCCTCATCTGTCTTTAATGCAACAGTAAAATCAATTACCTGATTCTTAAATGAAGTAAGCAGATCGGCTACTTTTACTTCCTGCTCCATATCATTCTCATCAGTGTATGTAATAGTAGTACAATCCTCTGAGAGTGTACCTGCCTTTACTGTTAATTTATCTGTAGTTGTTCTTGTAAATTTTAATTTACTAGCTGCCATTTCCTTTTCCTCCATAAATTAAAAATTCCCACCAGAACGCTTTCTGCCAGGATTAAAATACATTTGTTTCGTTTTATTCTGTTTTACTTTGATATACTCACGAATCTTTCTGATATAATCTTCATCATAACTCAAACGAATATGTGACTCTAAATAATAACATCCACAACGAGTAGGAATTTTATTTGATAACACATTGTCTATAAGTCTATATGACGGATTAAGATTCGAGAGATGAGTATGCTTTTCTGTATCTTCTTGTCTACAGATACGATAGCCATTTTCAGTCTTGTCAATATAAAAACCTTTATATTCAATTCGATTTTTCATAAGCAGAACCTACTTAAGCAAGTCTTGTAATATCCAATATGTTCGCCTCTGCGATCTACATATCCTCGTCTTGTGTTTCTAATTACACCTTCGAATAATAATTTTTCAATTTCATTTTTTGAAATGTACTTAATAATTTTCACTTCTTTCTTGATTTATTTCCTACAAAGTAGAATAGTAGTTGGAAATGTAGGATTTGAACCCACGACCTCCTGAACCCAAATCAGGCGTTCTAACCAAACTGAACTAATTCCCAAAATAAAAAATCCCATACCGAAGTATGAGACTCTTACTTAATATGAGCTGAGATATTGACTCAATACACTACCATCTATTGCGGTTGGACACAATTTATCACACTGTCGATTAGACAGTAGGTAGCAACAACACCAGTTTTGACATAACTGGCAAACTCTTACCACAAAGCATTATAGATTTTCTTTTTACACATTCTTCCTTGCGAGATTCATAGGTTGCAGCCTATTAGAGTTGCATATACTTGTACTTTCTCACATAACACCTTGCGAGTGTTATATGTGTCCATATTACAGGACAATAAGTTGTTTTTCTCTTTGCGGTCATACACACTTTTGCTTGTTATTTTCTTTAAATAATCTATCTTTTCTATTATTTGACCAATTTAAAAGTATGTAATTAAATTTTGGACGATGAGGTGTATATTTGACCATCAGTACCTTTTGAGTACCGCCCAATCATCACCATCCTGCTTGGATTGCGATCTCCTTGCTTTTTGATTCTATCCCTGTTTTTCAACTTAAGAGATATTACCAAAATATGACTAGCAGTTATACTTGCGGTATTTCCACCAACCATACACGGATTATCCCCACATTTCTGTGTTAATTAACAGTGCCTTTTTCATGACACCTACCGAACCATATCATTAGCAGTAGCCCTCTGATTTTAGGTTAGGTATAAATCCTATGTGTTTTCCGTCAAACTGTATCACTACAGTCGCAGCCTTATAATGCGATAAGAACCACTTTATACATGTCACCATGCTTATTTTAGAATTTAATATTCTCTGATCCGAAACCGACCAGTCCTATAAAAATAGGATAACTCCCACAACAGGATTCGAACCTGTAACTTACGGATTAACAGTCCGTTGCTCTACCATTGAACTATATGGGAAGAGTATCAGTGATTACACCATTATCAAAATAATGTAACCACCGATATAAGAAAGAGAGGTTAGCTTATGAGATAAACTTTTAATATTATGTAATGCCCCTATAGGGCAGGATATTAAGAAAAGCTGATTTCATTCTAAATTATTATGTAATTCTCTAACTTTTTTACGAAAATCATCAGTGAACACTGAAGTAATAGATAAAATAGAATTATTTTTTAAATTAAGATTAGATTTAGATTGTTCAAGTGGTATATATCTTGAAGTTACTTTTAGTCCAGGAAATATTTTTAATTCAACATATTCATCACTATCACTAAATTTATCCTTTACCACATCACCTAACGAATTAAGTACACGAAGTACATCTATTGATGAACAATCAATCCTATTACGAATTTCATTTGCAATATCATTTTGATTATAATATTTTTTTCCTTGTTGTATTGTAATTCCTCCTTTGCTATAATCGCATTTATAGAATTTTACAATAGAGTAGGGCAGTAATCATAAAAGTAATAAGTAGAAAACTACCCTCTCCTATGTAACTTTAATTTCGCTCTCATATGAGAACTGTAATTAGCTGTCAATTTCCGAATTTACTTGTTTTTTTGTAATTTTAAACCCAATATTAAATAATTTAATATCAGATCCATTACCTTCTAATTGGAGAATTTCATTTTTAGATTGGATAATAGCTTTATTAAAGCTATCATTACCACAAAGATACAAAACTTCTAATAAAAGATTTTTGATTTGAGAATTTTCTTTATCCTCAAGGGAAGAAAGTAAACGATATAATGTTGAAAAACCAATTGTTTCTGATTCAATATCTGCAATTAAATCAACTTTAAGCTTATTTGCTTTATCATTTCGTTCTTCTTTTGAGTCGGAATCAATGGCGAATATATTCTTCCTTTCATTTATGTATTTCTTTAAAATACTATAAATTCGATTTATCTGTTTTTGATTTATACTAGATGTCCTAAATAAAGAGTTATCTAATATAGATACAAATGGAAGCCAATCCTTTTTATAAGGATTCTTAATTTTAAATCCATTAATAATAGTCTGCAAATAATCCATCGAAGTGTGACATTTACAATAATGTTTCTTGTCGGGATTGTAATATCCTTTTTGTTTAGAGATATGAGAGAAGAAGTGTGGCATACGCTTTTTGCCTCTTACTAATTCGCCTTCTTCATTTTCTTCATATTCACGCACAAACTCATCATACTTTTCACGTAACTTGTCTAACTCCTTACCATTGTTGATAATAAATTCTTTCTTTGCTTTATCAATTTCAATTCCAGACATAACATCTAACTGACATATATCATAATACAATTCCTTAATATCATCATAAGTAGCACCATGATACATCTTATCCCAAAGTAAAGAATTTAATTCTTGTGATAGATTAACAATTTCACCGATTTTATTTACAGATGTTTTAATATCAAGATCTGCCTGTTGTTCAGGTGTATAATATCTTTTAACTTTTGTTGAACTAACAAACGATGTTGGTGTTTTGAATATATGATAATTTCTTTTAGCTGCACGAATGAGTTTTTCATTATCTGTTAACATTACTGTATCACTATCAAAATCAGCACCCGATAGTCTCTGCAATACATTTTCTCCAATAGAATTAATACACACAATCTCATTTGTAAGATTAAGATAACAATCTATCAATTTATTCTCCGTATTATATGGAAGCCAAATGTTTCCAATTGTAACATGAGGTGAACGACTAGCAAGAAGAGTTTTGTTATATTCAAAACGTGTACTATGTATGTTGCCAATTCCAATTTGACTTTTTCCTTCAAACTTACCGATTGATTGTTGTAGCATTTCTATTGGATTGCCAAGAAGAGTAGAGTAATTACCATTTACATAAATATGTCCATTTTTGAGATTTTTGTAATATGAACGAAGTAAGTCAATAAGAAATTCTTGATAGTATTTTGTTTTTGTAAAATTATCATTCACACACATTAAGTTATAAACTACATCATTCTTACTACTCATAGGTTTATCCATAGGTGACATTTCATCAATATCAGGATATTTAATGTAATAGCGCACAACTTCTGGTCTATCTCTAAGCATTTGTGCAAAGTCGAGTGATTCCTGCAAAAATTCCCTTACTTCATCTTTTGACATCTGAAGAGTATTGAGTAATTGATAATGAGTCTGTACCAAACGACCACCAAAGAAGTGAGTTTTCTTATCATGCTTTACAACACCAAAATCAGAATATAAGTGGTCAAGCCATTCGTCCCATGTACTAAATTTCAAATATTTAATACTGTTAGGTGTGGTAATTAGCTTTACATCTTCAATGCGTGTAGCTCTTGTTTTACCATTGAGCTGAGATACATCTGTTATATTATTATCTTTGAACCATTGTTGGATATTGCAGTTAAAACAACAAGACTTGAACATTAGATTTCTAAGCAGAAGCATACCATATTCTGAATAATCACCAAATAATGATATATCCATAAGAGACTGACCATCCCAAATTGTATTTGTGATTTTACAATTCTTTTCAGTGGTTTTAAGCCATCCATCTTCATCGTGAGTCTCGATTACATCCTCATTAAATATGCTATCATAGTCATCAATTAAAAGAATATTTTCTGGTTTAATTGAAATTGTATCAATAATACTACTAGATGGAAGAGCAATATATCCCTCATATGCAGCTAAGTCAATTGGATCGCCTTGATTGTATTTAAGACTACCTGAACTGAACTTTAAAATTGATTCATATAAATCTTCTCTGATAAAGAGACATTTACCAACTCTTGCTGAACCAGTAGAACGTTTCATACGACAATATTTAATACCATTACATATAAATCCATCTTTATACAACTCAGTTCTAAGTTCTGCATTTGTCTTTATAGTCTTTGGTTCACCCTTTTTGTGATACTGAGTTTGAATCTCTTTGACAATAGATTTATCTTTTTTGTCGTAGATGTTTACCTGCTTTTTAACAAATGGTTTTGGTATATCAATCGGATCTTCAATTTTTTCATTCGTCTTAATCCCAACAATTTCACCTTCGCTATTTTTAGCAATTCCATCTTCAAATGTAAGTTCTCTGTAATCATATCCAAGTCTTACAAAAGTGTTTTTGTTCATCTGATTCCATTCTTTAACGGAATACTTAAATGTGAGATTAATTACATTCACAGAATAATCGTGCTTTTTAATTCTAAATGAAAAATCATGTTTTCTAAATTTCCTATAATAAATATCTTTTAATTCTATAAGATCCAAACTGTAATCAAGTGTATTAATAAATTTTCGTAAATTATACTGTCCATCTTTGAGTTTTAAATTATATCCTTCTGGATTTTCCTCAATGTAATGTGCTGATAAATAAATATCCTTTGCATCAATAGATGGTATGTAAATTCCTGTATTATCCAATAGTTATACCTCCATATTTAATCTAAATTCTCCCAAAATTCATCTTCAGAATCATATCCACCATAATCTAAGCTCTCTGCGAATTTATGAGATGATTTTGTAGATGCTTTGCAATAACATTGCTCCAATTCTGAACATTCTTCACATCTGAAATTACTATCAAATTCACATTTCGAAAGTTCATCTACAATCAATTCTTTCATTTCTTCAACATTGTCAAAATTATTATTCATATAAATTTACCTCCATTTATATATTCTCTAAATGAAATTTCTATTTACAATTATTCAAACCACACAGGAACTTTACCTATGTCATATTTCTTGCAAATAAGATATGAACAATATCCGTCTATCAACTCATAATTTCTGTCAATTACAATCTTCCCAAGTTCACCATACTTGATAAATATATTTTCTTTCTTCCTGTATTTTCTGTAATTGGGTGGAGTAGCAAGAAATTCTTCCCTAATTTTTATCTCATTAATTGGAATCCAATATTTCTTATTTGAACTGTAATCAATATCAAAAAATATTCTCAGTCTATCAATAATTCTCATCTTTATAATCCTCCTCGTCCATTGTTTCGACACGATATCCCAACCAATCTATAAGATAATCAGTACATGGAATACAGTCTCTATGTATATATTGTCCTTCTGAATTTCTCAGATAATCTTGTCCACTTAAAATACCCCCACCACAATAGCAACATAAGTAATTATATTTCTGATGAAAGTTTGGACATCTTATAAGACAAGGATTATTGCCACAAATGTTGCACATACATATAACCTCTCTTTTTAATTTATACATTCATAGGAATATCCATCGTTGCTTGTATAGTAAATATGTTTTATCCCTAAATCTTTAATCGCTGCCATACAACTTGGACATGGACGACACATACCAAATTCTCTGTCTAATCTCGTTCTAAAAATATATAATTTTACTTTTTGGAAATTTATATCCAGATGACGGATAGAATTAAGACAATTGATTTCAGCATGTAAAGTCGGTTTAATACCATTCTTATTCCATGAATTTCTATATCTGTTATAATATTTTTGAATAGGATGCGTTTTAATTGTATTACAACCAATTCCTATTACATTTCCTTGGTAAACGGCTATACACCCTATATGTGTTTTTTTATAATCCGAGATGGTAGCAGCCATTTTAGCTTTTTTAAAATATCTATAATCTGATTTACTTAACATTTCTCTCTAACTCAAACATAGCAGTTCCTCTATCAATACAATCAAGCTCATATTTGTATCTGTCTATATATCTCTGAATAATTCCTCTTTCTATAAGCATTTCAATATATTTCACTAAATCATTCTTGATTGTTTTTATCTCAGAAGAAAACTCTATTTCAATCTGGTCATCCATAAGATCTAAATGGTCAATATCTGTCTGTTTAATGTAGAAAGTGGCTAAGTAAGATTCTTTCTCTTTATTCCATTTTGCTAAAGCAACCACTGTGTAATTATTATGTAAGTCTACGCTAATACCAACATTAGCAATAATTTCGTATCTAAGCATGTACTGCTTCCTCCTTTAAATTTTGTCTTTCTTCACAAGCCTTAAGCTTTTTATTATAATCTCTAGTTATACATTCTCTCTTTTTTGTCTCGTCAAACTTAAAATCTGCAGCTATACGACTGGCAATATTTAAATCGCAACCACCGAAATCCGCTTCTGATAACTTGGGATAGCATACAAGCTTGTTCTTTCTCTTAAGTTCCATTGTTCTTGTCATTACATGTCTTTCTGTTTCCTTTGTCATAAATATTTGTTCTCCTTGTTAAATAATTTTTTTTGTTCATATCATCGCTCCTTTATATATAGTGTGATACGGTTTATGTGTTACTTTTATATATTCCCTTATTTAAAAGGGTTTATTTAAAAATTAAAATGTGAGGGTTTGTTCTAAAATGTTATCCTTGATTTCCATTTTTAATTTCTCCAAAAGAGTCAACATGATATATTTCCAACATTTTAGTAATAGCCCACTCAATTTCTTGCTCATAGCCTTCTTTGTTAAGTACATATATATTTGGTACATTTTGTGGTGGTTTCTTTGGATCAGGTTGAACGCTGCCGACTTCTTTCTTAACGAGAAGCGGTTCTTTGTCGCCAATAGAAGATGTGAGATATTGAATACATTGATTAATGGTATCTTTTGACATAGAAAGTTCTTTTGACATAGATTCTATACTTCGCCAAAAAGCTTCTGGTTTGGATTCAGGATTATACATGATATCTTCATTGTCTTTATTTTTTGGACGAACAAATATATAAGAATTAATGTAAAGAAACGCCATTAATATATTCTCTTTATTAATACTCGATTCATTCATCATAATAAAATCAAGTTGAGAAGATGTGATTTTTGAGAACTTATCAACTGTATCAAAATTTTCAGGAATAATTTTAATCTCAATACCAGTATCATAAGTTATAGAATCAAGATCTTGTTGAACTTCAATCATTTTGTTATTAATCATATATTCTAGTACATCAAGAATTTCTTGAACTGCTTTCGGTCTACGTTTGTGTGTCTTGTATCCGTAGAAATTTAGAACCTTTCTAAGAGTAATCCAACTATAGTCTTCATAAGACCTGTATTTATCAATAAGAATATAAGTGATATAGAATTTTCGGCTAACTCCATATTTAGTTCTAATATTTCCTTGAATGTAGTCACTTGGGAAACGAGTAAAGTATTCTGTTTTCTGTTGCAATGAAAAAATCCTCCTTGTATGTGATATTTATTTATTCTCCGTTTGATATTAAGTGGAAGATGAATTTACGAGCGTTCAGTAAAGTAGGTCTGAACCCCTACTTGTTTGTTTTATTTTTGAAATTGGTAGGGGGTGAAACCTACTTTGCCGAACTGAAAGAAGATATATAACATTATTAATAAGACAGACTATTCCGTTTGTATTTCGCTTACGCTACATACAAACTCCATAATTTTTTGATTGATTGTTATTGGTTGATTTAGGTGTATGGTGCTTTGGATTGATGGTTTCATTTAGGTACATATGAGATGTACCTATATTATTTCTGATCTTGAAACATATTATTTATTTCCTTTAAGTGAAATAGCATATAACATATTTCTAATATTGAAAATATGCATCCAAAATATTCAAGATTTTCTCTTATATAAGGATTTGATAATTTTCTTATAACAGATTTTCTTGTTCTTTTAAATAAAATTGGTTTTTTCATAATATCATTCTCCTTTGATATATTATTCTCTTCAATTGTCTATCCCACAGATGTTCTTTTCTTGCTAACGCTGCGAAAAGACCGCCCTTATCAAAGGGCTACATCTTGTGCTTACGCACATACTATCTTTTTGAGCTTGTATATAGTTTTCTCATACCCCTATCTGTGGGTTAAAAATGAGTTTTTGAGAGTAATTTTCAATTTTTATGTCTTAGGTGATAACTTATAAGGGTATGAGATAAAAGTGGCTAATTTTTTCTGTGAGGTGTGATTTTCTCCCTAGATAGATTTAGAAGTGATTTAATATGCTAAATCATCAAATATATTTCTATAAAAGTTACATGGTAAGTTGTTAAATGTTTCTGTTGTAATTAGTTTTAAGTTACCCATATAGAATCCTCCTTTAAATTTATTTTTTTATTTGGTAAGAGTGGTGTAATGATTATTTACAATAGATTGTTCTCTTAAAGAGATTTAAGTTTTTAAGAATTATTAAATAGAATAGTGGAGAATAATATAAATTTATGCAATAAAAAAACAGACAGCTTAATTACCGCCTGTTAATTTTTTATATTTATTTGATTTATATTGATAACCAGTTAGATTCTGGTTTTGCAATAAGACGAGCATTATTATATGCCATATCAAGTGTTAAACATGTGTGACCTTGATAATAATTTCCTACTTTAGTTACGGTTAAAGCTAATGATGGAGTAGTATCATCCTCTAAGCATAATGGAAGTAACAACTGAATCTTATTTTCATAATATTGTGGTATTGCCAATTTATAATTAGCTGATACTCGCTTCTTCATAGTTTCTATTGAACCATTGAGATTGTTAAGAATATTTTTGCTATCTTTAAGCTTTTCGGGAATTCTTTCAATATTATTAATATCTTTCAATATATGTTTATAATTAATGTTTATTTCGTAGTGCCAATCAAATAATAAGAGAGATGGATCATCAAAATAATTTGCTCTTGGTGGGCGATCAGAAATATTCATATTTCCTAAATCATATGATGTAAGAAACTTTAATCCATTTTTGCTTTTATCTTGATATGCGTATATTGGTTGATAGAATTCGGTAAAAAGTCCTGTGTTAAATAGTGCATATTCATTATTAATAATTACGTTCTTTTCAGAAGATAATTTTTTATATGTGTGAACCATATAATTTGTAAGAATTTTATTATTAGGGTATGTATCATTAGACCAATTTTCTTTATCTGCTATTTTAATTATATCTTCTATATAATCATTCCAGTTTATATTGAAATACGCCATATATTCTGCTCCTTCTGTATTTTTAAATGCTTCTGCAAGTATATCATATTTTTTTGATTCATGGAATGGAAAAATAGTTGTATCATCTGGCTTGTACAATTTAAATGGATATGATTCATATTCTTGTGATTCAAGTGGTATATATTCTCCTTGTAATTTAGTACATGCTTTTATATAAGCTTCTTGTGGTGTATCAGCATAAACAAAATAAATGTAATCATATGGTTCATAACAATATGCTGCTGTTGTTGGTATTAAATATGTATTCATTTGTAAACCCTCCTTAGAAATGTGATTTATACAATTTTATATTCTCTTTTTTAAATTTGTTCTGATATAAAATTCTTTACATGGAATATAAGGAGAAAAATGTATGATTTTGAGTCTATTTTGGATTTTTATATGTCAGGTGGCTAGTTGTTAGGGTAGAGGGTAAAAATTGAAATTTGAGCTGTGAGAGTGGATTTTTATATAGGCGTGAGAATTGATAATATTATTTATAGTAAATGTATGTGAATGTATATAGATAGTTAATGTAATTTTGGGTGATGTAAAAAATTGACCTTGTATTTTGAGCATTTATGTGGGTAAAAATGATTTTAGGTGTTATTGGTAGGGTAAAATGAAAACGCTGTGTATTGGCGAGATAGAGGGTTTAGATGAGAAATGAGATTTTTGGCATTGTTATAGTAAGATTTTTTGATGATTTGTATTGGATTTGGGATTCTGGTGTGGTTTTATATATTCATCTCTGTGTGAAATGGTTGTGATATTTTTTGAAAATAAAAAAGACAACCACATTAAGTTGTCTTTTTATAGATAAAGTTATTTATGTTGATTTTTAATAGAGTCATAATTTTCTATTACACGTCTTAGTTTTGTTACAAAATATGAGATATCCGCAAAATAATTAGGATATGCCAATTTTAATGTTTCGAATGAAGATGCTGATACTAATACAACATTAATATTTGAACCTTGTTCAATTTTTCCATATAATTTTGTCGCCGTTTCGAGATTTGAAGACTTAAATGGTTTTACAGTAACAGTCATTTTGTCATAATTGAGTAATATTATATAATATAAATTTTTATCTTTCTGGTTATATTTATTACTTGCATGATTAATAGACACATTTAATCCACTAAGAGTAGATATTATATTATTTTTCTTATCAAGATACTTAATTTCTGATATTAATTCATCAGCCCATTTAGATGTATTGGGACATATAGGCATTTTCTCTTCTATGGCAAACAAAGAGGATACAAGTGTAAAGAATCTTAATATGTCATAATCTCCTTGACTGGATTTAAGATTGCTTTTTGTATATATCCCCATCATTTCAACAGCAGTTGCCCACATGTGTTGTAATTTTGTACGAAATTGAATTTCTATGAACATATTTTTATTGTAAGTGTCTTTAGATTCACTGTGAAATTGATATACCATATGATAAGATCTATAACCTGATTCTTTAGGATTGGCAATATAATCATATTCACGTTTAAGTATATGTCTTATTCGAGAAAATTTATATCTATCTATTGCGTTATAAACTTGTTCTATAGTGTCAACAATTACTCGACATCCACCTAAATCTTGCATTTTATATAATTGCATCTCAGGAAATCTTTGAATTTTACCAGTTATGGATTCAAGTCGTTTTAATCTTTGAACAACAATGGCATTTGGATTCTTTTGACGAAGATTACTACAAATGACTTGTAATGGATAAGCGTGTGCAGCTCTCCAATTATTTAATATTACCAAAGCTTCTTCTCTTTCTTTAGGAGTAGAAAATGGATCGGCTATGATTTTACCTGCTTTGTTAATCTCAGATTTGGTATATTTAGGTACTTCCCATTTATTTTTATCTTTCATAGAAATTTCCTCTTTAATTTGCTTAATCAATAAATCTATATTGTCAATATCAATTGTATCATTAATTATATCATTGATTGAGAGGGAATTCATTATATTTATTGGATTTATAATTTTTTGCATTATTATGCTCCTTTTGGATTGTATTTTTGTAAATTTACTTATATTTATTCCCTACTTTTGAATTATTGAACATTAATTATTGAACAGGAGCATTTTTGTGATGTGTTAAAGGAAAAATTGATATCGACTTAAACATTGATAGATATATGTTTTTTAAATATTGGGGTTATATTTTAGATTTTGAAATTTTTTAAAATGGGATTAAAAATGATTAGAAATGGCTTGGTTAGTGGGTTTTGACGATATGGGGTACGATAAGTGGTTTGAAGGGTGAAATTTTGGATTTTGCTTGATTTTGTTGGGGATTTAATGGATTGGGGAAGGGTTAGATTTTTAAGTTGGTGTGTAGAATAACCAGCTATGTGGATGCTGCCAAAATGTGACTATTATTTTAGTTTTAAGTACCCCCATATATAAAGACAATGGCTAATAGATATATATTGTACATTCTTTTTTCTGGTTCTTTTGAGCAGATCCTATGTAGTTTTTAAAACTATGTTAGATAGTTTGACTTGCTATGTGATATCATTTTGATATCGTTTAAAAAAGATTTAAAATATTTAAAATTGATACTTGACTTTTAACAAGACTAGGTATATTATAATAGACAAGTCAAGCGGATACATAAAAAGTCAATTAAAAAGATTTTTAAAGTACCACTTGACAAAAGTCAAGCGAACCTTTATAATCGAAAATGTCAAAAGGACATAGTAAAAAGTTATTCTTGATTGAATTTAAACTTTTTCAAAAAGTCCTTGACAAATTTCAAGCAAGGGTTTATACTTGCATTAAGTCAAGCGGATAACACTTGACAAGCTCCAACTTATAGCAGATATCAGGGGTTGCAACCCTACGCATTTTGAAATTGAAAAGCGGTGTAAATGCTCCAACATCCACACCGCCAGGACTTTATAAGAATAAAGCCGATTACATTCTTTATTCTATCACGATTCAGTGAAAAAGTCCACACAATTTTTACATCTACATAACGATTGTTTGACGGCTCAAACCTGATGGCATAGTGGGTTATTGTAACCTACGCACTTTGTAGATTTGTACTTTGATAAATAAATACAAGCTCAATCTATAAAAATTTGAGGGCTACCAGTCTACCCACTTGAGGGCTACCGCTTGCGGTAATAAGTGAATATATAGCAGGGTGTAGGGTAATAAGTGCATAAAGATTAAATGATTGACAGATGTATTTCATAAAGCACACTTTGAAGATATGAGAATAACCTGCTTGCATTCTGCGAGTATAAAAAGTTATAGGTGTTTAACTGATTATTTCTTAGACTGTCAGCCACGGGGCAAGGATAAAATAAACAAGTGTAGTGATTATTCCACTTACTAGCAGGTAGTTTCACGCTTTAGCGGTAGGATTAAACCTTTTAGAAGTGGGTTCAATTCCCACAGGTGGATTGCGTAATAAAAATTTTTACGCTCAAACTATAATAATAAAATCATTTTGCAACTATGCGTAAAATAGTAGAAAGAGGTACATTATGGCAAAGAATCAGATTAATTTCTCAAAAATGAGTAAGGAAGCAACAGCACAATTAAAATCTTTTAAGGAATCAGCACTTGCAATAGCAGTAGAAGATTTACGCTTTAAAGCAGAGATAAAGCCTCTCAAAGCACAGTTAGAATCTATTCTTGCAAACCGTCAGAATGATATTGACAATGGTATGAATGTTGATGAAGTGGTTGCTAAGTTTCCACGGATAGAAGTAGATAATAAAATTCGCCAGGCTGAAACTGCACATAAAGCTATTGTTGAACCACTCACAAAGTCTATGAAAGAGACTTATATTTTTATTCCTGATGGTATGCATGAAGCCTATACTAAAAAGATTAATGAGCATAAGCGTGGTGACTTTTTGGAAGCAATCAAGCAGTTTCTTGTAAATCTTGGTATTGAAGATTGTTCTCAGGCTCAGATTAGCAAACTTGCTGAGAATATGTCAGATATGTTTGGTGCAAGATATGCTCAGAGTAAGAAGATTGTCAATGATAATACACTTGTAACAGCTATCAGCAAAGCACAGTTTAGCAAGCTTTTTATGGCTGTATTCTGTGAAATGTATGTTAAATAAGCAACTTGTAAACACGCAATAAATCCGCTATACTATAATTAGAAAGGCGGTGGAAGGATGGAAGAAATGAATAACCAGGAAACAATTAAAATTTGTGTGGAAGAATTTTCACGCTTGCAGGAATGGATGGAAATGACAGAAAAGGAAACGCCTTTATATAAGTCAATGAAGGTGCGTTATAGAGATTTAAAAGTTATTCTATCCGCTTTGGGTGTGAATGTAACGGAACTTGATACAATAAAAGAATAATGCATAGTTAGAAGGGCAGACAACGCAAAAAGTCTGCTCTTTTATAGTGTGCATTATTTTAAACCACACTTGAAAAAAGTCAAATAATATGCTATCTTTGAGCATATGAAGGGAGGTTTAAAAATATATGATAGTATATTATAAACTTGATAAATTATTAAATGAACGCAAAATAACAAAAACACAACTTTGTAAAGATACAGGAATAAGTACAAATGTTATATCTAAAATAAGTAAAAATGAAGTATTTAAAACGGACACATTAAACCGTATTTGTGAATATCTTTGTGTTCAACCATTTGAAATTATGGAATGGATTCCAGATGCGGAATGGAACGCAAAAGAAATTGAGAAACAAGCTATTGAAGCTCAAATAGCCAAACTTCAGGCAAAATTAAATCAGATGTAACACTCAAACTGCGTCAAATATAATAATCAAACCACTAAGCACCCAACGCAAAACGCAAAGGGTGCTATTTTTATACCCAAAGTCAATACTACAAGAAAGGAAACTAAAGCAATGCGAAAAGAAATCATATTTACAAAAAGTGAAAAGAGAAAACTACTCACGGCAACCTTAACAGTAACGCTCTCAATTTCTGCCTTATTTATAGGTAGAGCAGTTCAAAAGGTAACTTACAACAATCACACATACCCACTGTCAACAGTGGTTGAGTGTGTGAACGGAAATGAAATAACAGCCAAGGATTTCAACGGAAACCTTTGGACATTTACAGACAATTCCGAAGATTGGTACAAGGGAGATATCTGCTCATTAATAATGCACGACAATTATACAGATATCATATATGACGACACAATTATCAAAGCTCAATATTCAGGTTTTGTAAGATAAAGAAGGGAGAATATTAATATGTCAAGAGAAATGTACAATTACAAGAGAACAGCAATCACAACAGCAAGAGATTTGTGTTATTCGGATGAAGTAATAATACAGATTCATAATGCAAAAACAGAAAATGAAATATCACGGATTATGCGTGATGCAAGATTAGCACAGGAGGTATAAAGGAAATGATGCTATTTAAAAGCAAAACAAAAGTCATACACAAAAGAGAAGTTCCTGGAATGTTTAATTTCAGAATCATAAAAGGAAATGATGGAAACGACATTATAGACAGAAATCTATTAACTCCATATGACAGCTTAACACCAGTGCAGATGATGGAGTATCAGCAAGTATATGAAAGCAGGTGTATGCAAGACGACAATTTTCTTGTTATAGAGCCGAGTATATTCGACACTCTTAAATGCAAATTAAGAAAGGCGTTAGCATGATAAAGGGATATTATAATGGGTTTGCTTATATGGGATTTGTACCATCAATAGGTAAATATCAGCAGTTTGAAAGCGAGAATGCATATAGAAATTATTTAATGGAAAGAGGTGAGATATAATGGAATATGGAGATTTTTATGATATTGCAGAATATGGCAATGCAAACTGGAAGGGTAATTTCACACCAAAGGAAATTGCTTGTAATGCTTACGATTATCTTGTTGAGTTTGAAGAATCAAAGGCAAGAGAAACGGTAACACCTGTTATTCAGGAACTTTGTAAATTACTTGCAGAAGATGGAAGTGAAGAATGCAAAGAGTGGCTATATCAAATGGCAGATGAATTAGGTTTGATTGATATAGACTATCAAGATTATCTGAAAACAGATGAATGGCTTGAAAAGTTTAGTAACTAAACGGCGAACCAAAAGGCAAGCCGTTATTTTTATACACAAAATACATATCAAAAATATTAAAAGAAAAGAGGTAGTTAATTATGTGCAAAATGTTTGAAGTAGTAACAGGAAGAAAGTCAAAGGGAAGTGTTGACAAGTTAGAAGGTCTTACAAAGGCATACACTGATATACATGAAGACATTGCAATTATTAGAATACCTGTTGAATTAATGGAAATTGATTCACGGTATCAGACAGACGAAAGAACGGAAAGAGATTTAAAATATCTCACTAATAATTGGGATGAAAGAAAGCTCATGCCTTTACTTGGTGTACCACATTGGGAAGAAGGTAAAGTGTATATAGTTGATGGCTATGGAAGATGGATTGCAAGTCAGATTGTAGATAAAGACAAATACAAAGATTTAAAGGTGCAGTTAATCTTAAATGCACCAACGGAAGATTCTGAAAGAGTTGCATTTGAAGCAGAACTGTATGCATTTCAGGGTGTATCAGTTAGAAAGGTAACGCCAATTCAGAAGCATGGTGCAATGCTTGTATTACATGATCCGGCAACAGAAACACTTGAAAAAATGAAAAACATCTATGGGTTTGAGTATAGAGAAAATGCAGGCAATAGAGGAAGTGGAGTTCTTGGTTCATATACAGAAGCATTGAGTCTCTGTTCAATTGACAACGGAGCTTGTGCAGAATATGTATATGACATAATAAGAGATTCTGGATTTGATAGAAAGCACAGTGGATATGTAAGTTATGTAACTCGTGCATTAAGAGATATGTATAAGTTATATGCTCAAGACAGAAGCGAAACAAAGAAATTTCTATCAGAAGAGTTCAGAAAGATTACACCAGAGAATTTAAAGGCAAATGCTTGTGCAAAATATCCTATTTTAGATTTTAGAACAGCGGTATCTCTTTATGTTGAGGATATGATTGTAGAGGGACTTGGACTTGAACAGTCAAGAGTGATTGAAGGTACAAAGGTTATTTTTATTAAAAAGAGAACAGCATAAGAGAGAACATATACATATAAAGCTGCACTATCAGGCTATACGGGTAAAAGAAAGGAGTGAGATTTATGCACAATTTTAGAAAGTCAAAGCGAATGCGTGACTTTGATGTGATATTACGGAAGAATGGATATACGCCGACAAGATGTAAGGGGAGTCATTTCGTATATATTAATCGAACAACGCATAGGATAATGCCTGTCAATAAGGATCTGAATGATATGGTAAAACAGAGATTAATTAAAGAATATAACTTGGAGGTGTGAGATGAAAGAAAATCATAGAGAAATATTAGTAGTATCAAATGAAAAAGGTAAAAAATTCTCTCTTATTGAAACAGATAATAATTATATTGTAGCTTGCGGATATTCTGCCTTGGAAAGATGGGGACAGCAGTGGGAACATGGTATATATTATATGTTTTTAAATGATAAAGAAAAATTAGTTGCACTTAATAAAGCAACTGAAAAGCTGTTTGAAAAAGTAAATAAGAATTATATTCCACGGACAAGACTTGAAGAACTTGCGACATCCTTTAAGGACGGACTTATTTCCGATGATAGAGAAAGTGCGTTTGAATTTTTTGAAAATTGTTGTGAGATGACAGATAAAGAGAAAGAGTGGTTCGGTATTGAAGAAGATAGTCCAATAGCAAACACAAAGTTCGAGAATCCTATGTACAACAAGGGATATGATGATGGATTCTCTGATGGTGCAAATAATGCAGATATATAAAAACATAGGAAAGATTGGAGAAAATAAAATGAAATATAATGATTTCACGAGCGGAGAATATGTGAAAAAAGAAGATGTAATGACATATTTAAGAGTGTTTGATTGGACTATGCCAAGAGAAGAGTTAATTGAGAAATTTAAAGGCATTTCATCTATTACTCTTAACGACCAGGACATAAACAAAGTAAAAATAAATAAAGTGTTAAATGGTGAATGGAACAATGATTAATTAGAAATGGATATTTCATAGTGAAAGGTAGGTAAAAAAGAATGGATAAATTAAGAGTATGGTGGATTCCACAAGCAGGTGCAACAGAGAATTCATTTTATGTTCCTGTAGAAACAGTTGAAGAAGGCAAAAAAGTAATGGATATGTTAGCAGCATATGATGCATATCAAAGACAGAATAGAATTAAGCCTGATTATTGTAATTGCGGTGGAATTCAGAGATGGGATGAAGACTCTCAGGACTGGGAAGATTGGCATATGGAAACAGAAGATGGCTACTTTGATGATGTGGATGATTATTGTGAGCAGTGTGAAAAGGCAGATAAACTTGAAGAGTTTAGAAATGAATTGTTTAAACAGATTGATTGGGAAAAGATAATGGAAATGTCTTAATAAATGCATGTTTTTTGGATTGGAGGTATTTATATGAAAACATATTTTGATAAAAAAACAGATGAAATAAAAAGTTATTGGTATAAGAGATGTGAAAAACTTCTTAAAAAGTGCGAGAAGTTAGAAAGTGAAGCAGACAAACTTAATGAAAAGGCAGAAGAGCATCTTTCTAATGGCAATGAGTTAGAATGGGAAGAAGCCATAAAAGAAGCCATTGAAAAAGAGAACTATGCTTTAGGTATTAAAGAAGCGTTAAAAGAACTTGGATTCTTTTTAGAGTAAATGCGTGTTTCATTGGAAGAAAGGAAATAATATGTTAGGATATAAGATTTATTTTAATGGAGAGAAATTTGTAGCAGATAATACTGCGACAGAAGTTCAGACGATGCCATGCGATTCAACTGTTTCATGGATGGCTAATAAGACATATGCAGATAATGCCGTAGAAAAGCATAACGCAAATGATTTAAAGGATGTTAAAAAATGTAAGGAATGCGGAAAATATTTTTGGCAAACAGATGATGAAAGAATCTGGTTTACTGATAGGAATATGAAAGCACCTTGCAGATGTTATTCTTGCAGAAAAAAGAAACACTGAAATTGTGTGTTTGTTAGAGTTGGAGGCAAGAGAAATGAATAGAATTGATGAAATTATTTATAAAGAGACACAGAAGGCAGCTTATGAAGAACAGTGCGAAGAGGAATTTGTTCATCAGGAACAGCCAAACGAAGATTATTTTGAAGGCTTAAATGATTATTTAGATGGAATAATGAGTGTCTGAAATTCACATTTCTTATAAAAATGAAAGGAAATTGGTGAGACGTTATGTACACAAATAAAAGTTTTGATATTTGTCCTTGTTGCCATAATGATAAACACAATACTAATTGGCACTTTAATTTCAAGGAGGGAATTAAAGTCTGTAATGAATGTTATTCTGCAATGAGAATTTCAGAAAGAGATTTTTTTAACGATGACAAATCAAAAGCCGATGATATTTTTAAAATGTTTGACCATATAGAAGCAACAAGATATTTAGAATAAAACTAAGATTTCATAATATGGAAGGAGAAAGAACATATGATTGAAAAAGGAACGGAATTTTTACCATATTATATACAAATGATTATTAATTATAGTGGTGGAATTGGATTTGAAAATTATAGGGAACGGAGTGATGGAAATGAGTAGATATACATGTGAAAAGACAAAGGATGAAATTCTTGAAATTATTGCAGAGGAATTTAGAAAAGTAAATAAAGATTATGATGATGCAATGCAGAACGACAATGATAAACTCAAAGAACGGAATCAGGGTAGATATGTAGCAATGTTTGATTTGTTACATAAATTAGAGATTTATGAAAAGGAGTGAAGCAAAATGACAAGTATTGAAAAGTCAAAAGAAGATGCACGGAACTTAAATGAACTTACGGATCACTTGATTAAGCTGATTGAATCGGATGATAAGCGGTTCTCATTTGAATTTTGTGCAGGTGGCACAATGGAGATTTACGACAAAGAAAAAGAAATTGGGTATGCAGTTCATATTGTACCGATTGAATATGATGAGAACGGAAAAGCAATAAATTTATAAAGGAGACGAAATGAATTACTTAGAGTATATTATCTATCATAATTGTGATAAAGGCAGAATCGTAGTACGACACACACAAAGATTTTTCACGAGTTATGAAGAAGCGAAAGCAAATGCAGAACATTGGATAAAACAGAATTATCCGAATGAAGATGCAAACAATTTTGAAATATATGTTAAATAACGCAAAGGCAGTTAGGAGAATAAATACCTAGCTGCCTATTTTATTACAAGAAAGCGAGGGTGTGATTATGAATGAATATTTAGAACAGGCAAAGAACTTCTTAAATAAGGCAAATGCAAAGTGTGAAATTGTGTACGGTGGTATTTCACGGAATGAGAACTGGAAAGAGAAAGAAAAAAGAAATTGGTATGATGTAACAATCACAACGCCAAGAGGCAAAATGACGTTCACATTCTGGGATAGCATTCACAATACAGAGATTTTCACAATGACATTTGAGGAATATGCAAAAAAGAAACTCAAATATAACAGAGTTGAAGATATGTCATATGGTGAAAAGGTAAAAGCCAAAAATGATTTAGCAAGATTAAAGGCAGATGCTGTACCAAACGAATATGATGTGCTTGCTTGTTTAGAGAAATATGATCCAGGAACTTTTGAAGATTTTTGTTCAGAACTTGGATATGACGAAGACAGTAGAACGGCAGAGCGAATTTACATTGCAGTTATTAAGGAATATAAAGACTTGACAAGAATTTTCACAGAAAAACAGATGGAAGAATTAAGCGAAATTCAGTAGGAGGTATGATTATGAGTTATTTATTCTTATTTAGAGAAAAAGATTCTGATGACAGAGATTGTTGTGCATATATTGATTCAAAGAATCCACGATTTGAATGCAATCATTATTTTGGAAGTGTCAACTTAAATGGAGCTTGTTATACAGGACATGAATTTCCTGCTTATGAAGATATTGAAACGGTATTAACTAAGGCAGAATACAACGAATTGGTTCAGTTCAACAAGGCAATTAATGATTTAGGATATGGAATTACAAAGGGAGATGAACGCTATAATAAGGGAATTACATTAGCAAAATCAGTACAACATATCTATGATAAGCTCAAATCTGAAGAAGCAAAAGAATTTCAGCAGAAAATCATTGAAAGCGAAATCGAATATATGAAGGATGAATATTCACTGGATGAAACAGATATTGAGAAGATATTTGATGAATATTATCTGGATTACAGAGACAGAGGAATTATTGGCAGTGTGTTCCAAAACAGTTCAGACTTAGGATACGAAGAAGCATGGAGTCTTGGATATATTAAGAATGGAGATTCTATTGCAGACAGATATTTCGATTATGAAAAGTTTGGAGAGGATTTAGTCAACGAGGATGAAGATTATCTCGAACTTGATGATGGACGAGTTGTAAGTCTGAATTATTAGAAAGGAGTGAAGAATATGACAATTACATATGATTTAGATTTAAACAGTTTTAATGCATGGAGTGGTGCAGTAGATACGCTTGACAGAATACAGAGAGAAGGTAAATGTGAAGAGTTGGAAAACATTCTTGAAGATTTATATCCTGATGGAATGACAGAAACGCAGCTTAATGATTTACTGTGGTTCGATTCTGAACAGGTGTATGAATGGCTTGGAATTAGAAGTGAAGAACAGATTAAAAAGGAAATCAAGGAGGCAGAAGATGAACTTGCTGATATGCAAAGCGATTTAGAGGATGAACTTGATGATGAAGATCTGACAACAGAAGAGAGGGCAGAAATCATTGACAGTTATCAGCCAGACATTGACGAAATCAAGGAAAGAATTGCAGACTTGAATGAAGAATTAGAGGATATCTAATCAAAGGAAATTGTAATTTACAGTGAAAGGCAAGGTGATAATTATGGCTAAAATGAGAGTAATGGTAGTTAAATATGGATATGCAGTTGTAGAAGCTGAGACGGAAAGCGAAGCTATTGAAAAAGCAGAGAATATGAGCGATGGAGAATTTGATTGGTCAGATCCCGATGATACACAGGTTGTAGATAATGATGTAGATTTTGAATAATACAAAGAAAAGGAGATTAAAATTATGAAGGTAAACGAAATTAGAAAAACAGAAACAATCGAGAAACTGGTAAGAACAGAGTACATTGCAGAGGATGGAACTGTATTTAGAAGTGAAGAAGAGTGTAAGAAATATGAGGAATCAGCACTGTTTGCAATCAGCAAAGAGTTAAAGAGACTTGATAATAAGAAAAATGGAGCTTCTGAATATGACATTTATGATGAATGTTCTGACGAATATCTGGTAGAGATTTTCAATGCAGAAACAGAAAGAGATATTGAGAATATTAGAAGATATGTATATCTTAAAGCTCTTTCAAAGAGTTCATATGCAAGAAAGGAAGATGTTGATTTACCTAATATCACACCAGGACATGAAGTAATTATCCATTGGAATTATGATGAAGATAGTTGTTGGACTATTGGAAATGGAAGTATTGATGCTTTCTGTGGTTATATTAGAGACAATCTTGTGAGTTTAATTATGTCAAAGGAGGAAAAATAATATGAACGGATATGAATTTAAAAGAGAAATCGAAAGAATTTTTAAGATTGCACGAAAAATGTGTCCAAATGTTACAAATGATATGTTAGATGCAAATGGAGCTATCTATTATATGAATGGAAACGATAGTACACCGTTTGATTGGAATTGTAATAATAGATTATGTGAGTTTTTTATTTTCCATAAAAATGAGATTGGATTTATTAAGGCTAATGTAAATAGTGATAACACAGTTGATGTGTATATCTTTGAAACAGACGATGCTATGCAGCCGACTCATAAATTTACAGAGGAGATGGAAAAGGTTAAGGCAAGTAGTTTTGCAAGGATTATGAATTATATTGCAGACGACAATGGATTATGGGACAAGCCGATTGATGAACTTGATTGGGATGTTGATAGTTTAGAATGTGATGAGATTGATTAGAAATAGGAGAATAAATAAAGGCAGATACAAATAATTGTGTCTGCCTTATTTTATTAGGAAGGAGAATGTGAGATGCAATTGATGAAATTTGTAACAAGAGACACCAAAGATAAAAATAAAATTCTTGTATGGTGTACAACAAACAGACTAATTACATTCAGAGATTTCATGCAGTTGCGTTGGATAATTTGAAAAATCCTAAAGATTTTATGATTATTGATACAGAAAAGAATCTTGTTTATGACATGTATAAAGTTGCAACAGAAATATATGGAATGAAAGAGAGAATCTTTGAAGAAATAATGAATGATGTTCATACAGGAAAATGGGCGAAATATTCTGATGATGAATTAAAAGGTTTAGAGAAAGGAGAATGTAAAGATGATTACACGGAATTATTTTGGAAAAATTACCCCACGAATAAGTAAGTATGTTGTAGAAAAGCGATACGATGGAAAATGGGAAATTAATAAAGAAGAGTATTGTTTAAAGACAACAGCAGTTGTTGGAGATGGTGTTTTGATGTGGATCGGAATTGAACCATTTGATTCAATGGTAAAAGCATATGTATGGTTAAAGAAGTATGTAAACGAATTATTGTAGGAGATAAGCGAAAATGAGAATGACGAGAGAAGAATTAAAAGAGAAATGGTTTACATCATGGAATGATTCTCTCCATGATATTGTGGCAGTTCAATATGGAGATGAACCATTGATTAAATATACTCAAAATGAATATGATAAATTTCAAAAATTAACGGGTACACTTGCAAATATTGAAGCGGTAGCTGCTTATATTTACAGTCAGAATGGGAACTATGATGAATATAGAACTCTTGTTGGAAGTGTAATAATCGCAGAAGACGGAAGAGTTCTTTGTGGTGATGTAAATGTAAAGTACAGAGGTAAAATACATAATATTATTATCAACAGAATGTATGGATTTTATAAACTTGATATTTTACGAATGAGTTCAGGAAAGGTTGTCGGATTTAGTAACGTAGATGGTCAGGGAAGCCCTTCAATCTATACAGAAGAAATGGACAAAGATTTAATTGAACGAATTTTAAATGATTCAATGGAAGATTACGGATATGGTATTCAGAAATTTATGGAATGTGCAAGAGAAATGTATGCACAAGATAGTGTAAATCATATCATGGAAAAGAGATTTGGCGTAAGAAAGTGAGGTTGATTGATATGGCAGATAAAGAATACAGATACTATAAAGATAACGGAAAGCTTATGAGACTACATATTGAACAGGATGATGAACCACTTGATCCACGGTATGATTGGGATGGTCAAATAGGCAAAATGATGTGTTGGCATAGAGATTATAGACTTGGAGATTATAAGGATAATGATTACAACGACAATGAGGACTTTTTAAATAATCTTATAAGGGAAAATGTAGAAGAGAAATCAATCATCAATTATGTGAAGGCAAAGAAAGCATCTAATGGACTTGAGTTGAGATATGACAGACATGAACAGATGTGGCAGTTATGGGGAACATATTATTGGTTTCCACTTGGCACAAGCAGAGAAGCAAAATTTGATGTAATAGAAGAATATGAATCGCTTGATTGGTTAGTCGATGATATGATTGAAGCTTTACCACAGAAAGATAAATGGTATTTGTTAGAGAAACACGCAAACATTATATATCTTCCACTTTATCTGTATGACCATAGCGGAATCACAATGAGCACTGGAAGTTTTGGTGACAGATGGGACTCTGGACAGGTTGGATACATCTATACAGATAAGAAAACAATTTTCGATTGTGGTGGTAAAATACAAAATGCAAAAGGAAATTATGTAAAGGTTATAAATAAAAATTGGAAAGAAGCTGCATACCAGTGGATGCAAGGCGAAGTTGAAGAGTATGACATGTATTTAACTGGTGAAGTGTATGGAGTTATCACCGAAGAATACAACTCGAAAGATGAGGATTGGGAAGAGAAAGATAGCTGTTGGGGATTCTTCAATGACAAATGGGGTGACGAGCTTATTAAAGAAGTCGCACTTGATTTTGGTGTAAGCGAAACGTTATATGAGAAGATGGATGAAGTAGCATAAAACCAAAAGAAAGAACTGTTTACAAAGAATAGGAGACAATAATTATGAAAGAAAAAGATATTAGAATTTGTCCAGTATGTAATAAGGAAGTAGAAAGAAATGATATGAATTTCACAAGAGACTGTCATGGAATCACTTTTAGATTAGTGTGTAATGATTGTTGGGAAAAATTAATGGAAAAAGGATATGACGGTCAATATTATAGTGAAGCAGATGAATGTATTGATGAAAATTATTAGGAGGTAGCGTAATATGACATACTACGAAACAAAAATAGGAAAGATTATTGAGGAAGAGTTCGATTCACGAATGGGAAATGCAGTTATTTCTTACATTATGGATAAAGGTATGAGTAACGTAAAAGAGGTTACTGACGAGCAGATTGAAAAGCTCGAAGGTAACGGACTTATGACACAGGATTTTGTTCAGTCATTAGTAAGGTGTGCAAGACGGATATGTAATGAATGCGAATGGATTGAACTAATAGAGTTCATTAGATTGCATTTATGGTGTACTCCAATAGTACATGATGTGTATTTATATAAGGAAGATTTTACTGATGAATCGTTTGCAGAATTGCTTGATAATCTGGATCTTGATGAAAGCGAAGCCGGTGAAGAGATTAAGTTATTTGCAGTAGTTGATAGTGATTGTTTAAAGGAGTGATTTATATGATGACAGAAGAGAGATTTAAAGAGACAAATTATAAAATGAGTTACGAGGAATACAAAAAGTGCGATTGTACTGAATGTGATTAGGAAGATTGTATTCACAGAAACGCTTATAGAAGAGTGCCTGAGATTGATGGTGGACTTGGTTTATGTCCTTATCTGAAAGGAGAGTGATTGAAATGGTACAACCTACAAGCGGATTTCATGTCTATTCAGATTTGAATACATGGATTGATTTTATGATTGTAATTGATATATACGAAAATTTTTCAAAAGCAGAAAAAATTATAAGGGAAGCAGAAGAAACTTATTGGACGGATGAGGATGCTTATAGCGAAACAATGGCAGATTGGATTGGTAGTAAATTAGAAGATAACAATATTTCGTTTGAGATTTTCTTTAAAGATGAAGATGAGGAGAGTGATTAAAATGTACAAACTACGAATATATAAGTTGTCTGGTGCAGATAAAGGAAACTTAGATCACGAAGAATTGTTTAATACCAAAGAGCAGATGGACAAAAGATATGACGAGTTATTCAAAAAGGATTTGTATGGCTTAAATCCGACTGCATGGGAACAGAAAAATGGTGGATGGAAACGATTGGAAGGATATTAATGTTTAAGTATATTATCAGCTATAATGGCGGTCAATTAAGAGATAATGGAGAATAACTTAATAGTGATAGTTAAAGCAGAGATTTAATTATCTCTGCTTTTTCTATAAATACATATGAGGAGGTGTTAGAGTGATTAAACCTTACAAAATGTACGGCGACTTCTATGTACCAGGTTGTCCAAATGCTTTTCCAACTGAAGAAGAAGCATGGGAATACATAGAAGAGAATTGCTAACACAAGAGGCATCGGCTGGTGACACAGCCGTGTAAGTCCTCGCTCCTATATTAGTATTATAACACAAAATGGAAAGGAATAGTAATGTTTTTGTATTTATCTAAATTGAAGAGGTGAGAAGATGACAAGCACAATAGAAAGAGACTTTGTAGTAAAAAATGATGTAGCAAGTTTCCCAATGAAAGAATATCCAAACTATTGCGGAATTGAAGATATTGGATATATTTCACACGGAGAATGGTCAGATGCAGAACTTGAATACAAGGGAAAATTATTCAATGAAAATGTGGTGTCAGATGCAATGTGGGAAAGATTTATTGAAGAATTTCCTGATAAAGATGGAGATTACGAAGCGTTTAATCAGTATATGTACGACAATAAGGATGAAGTGTATGAGTTATTAGAAGATTGGAGTAATTAATATGGTAGATCAGTGGACAGGTAAATGGACGGAAGAAAAAGATTATAGTACATATCCAAAAGAGAAATGGTGTGACTATGATTGTATGGCTGCATGGATCAGAGAACAGAAATATGAGCCAAAAACATCAATGGAAAACTTGATCACGAATATTTTCTTACATTATGATTGTGAAATTGAAGAAGAGTCAAGTAGTTATAATGCAGAGAATGGAAACTTTGATGGAACATATGTGGAAGCTGTACAGGCATATGTAACTGATACAGGATTAAGCGAATTTGATTATGAAGCATAGAGTGGAGTGATGGAAATGAAAATTACACAGACAAGAGTAAAACAATATAACAGTACATACAAAACAGTTATTGCAATTGATGGTGTTCCTGTATGTATTACACGGAGTAATAAGAGAGCAAGTGACATTGTTTCTTATCTATCAGGATACGAGGTTGAAATTAACGATAGAAAATTAAAGAAGCAGTTGGATAAGATTAGAGATAAGAAATAGCAATTTCATTTTAAGATTGGAGAGTGATTTATATGGTATTAGATAAAAAATACAGGATATTTTAGAGAAGAATGAATTCAATTTTGATGAAGAAATTAGTGAGCAAGATAATGGAAAATACATAGAAATCAATCAGAGTACACCAGAAGGTGAAGATTGGTGGGAGACAATCTGGTTTGATGGTACATATGAAGGGTTTGTAAATGCAGTTGAAAAAAGAGTGTTGAATTTTGATGTCGATGAAGAAGTCGAGATATGGATTACTAACAGAGGTAAAGGTGGTTGCCCTGATAGTATTATAGATTTAGTTCATGATGCCGAATGGAAGCAGAAAACATTAGAAAACTTATTGGATGATTTTCAGGAAAACAAAAAAGAAGAAAAGGAAATCACAAAAGGATCTGTTGAGAATGAATTATATGATTTTTTCAATGACAAAATGGAAACTGGTGATGCACCTGAAATTGAAAGAGTTGGTCGTTATCCTGATATGTATGTCACAGGAGACAACGGAATTGTTATTGATTGTATAGGTGAAAAGCAGATCAGATTGATTATTCAGGTAGATTAAGGAGTGATGATTTATGAATTATACTTATTTTGGAAACAGAATCGAAAGAAGTTCATTGGGGAATCTGGGATTACAGTTATTAGAATCTCAAGAGAAATTAGTTTCTCAGGAATATGAAATTGAGAATCTTAGAATTAAAGCAGCCATGTATAAAGCATATTTCTTTCGTAATTTTTCATTAGCAGAAAAATTACAAAAACAAAGTGAAGAAAACAGAGATGCACTTATTGGAGAGTTTGATGGTTTTTCATATGCAAGTTGGAGAGCAAACGCTGTATATAGAACGCTTGAAAATATGTGCGATGAAGGACTATTAACTGAAAGAGAATACAAAGAATGCAAAGTATGAAATGGAGTGATGAATTATGGCAAAAACATTAAGAGATTTTTGGAATAAGGCAGATGGAGTTTATGATTTTGTAGATAAGAATGGAGTTTCTATTGATGATATGAATTATCCCTTAGAAACAGAAGTGTTAAATGAACGGTTGATTGAAGGTGAACAGTATGAGATTACATTAAATGTAGAAGTAAAGGAGTGATGAAGTATGCAGATTGTAAAAGAAAGTATTATCAAGAAACATTCATATGAAAATGGAGAGCATACCTCTTATACAGAGCTGATAGAACAATACCATTATGATTCAGAAGAGGAGCGTAATAAACATGCAGAACAAATGACTGAAAAAGGATTTAACGATAGTGGTCAGGTTAAAGAAAATGTTGGTACGATTATGAATCCAAAACTTGTATGGTTCGGAAGCTATTATAAATATGAAAGAAACTAGGCAAGGAAACAAGAGTTTCCTTCGGAATAAAAAGAATGAGGATGGTGACATAAATGAAATATACATGTTATGATTGGTATGGAAATAAGAAAGTAGACAATATTGATAACTTAAAAGATGCTGTAAGAGAAGCGTTGAGATTAGATTGCGAAGTCCATGATGAGAATGGAGACATCATCTATTCAAAATGGGATGGTTGGAATGGAGATTATCCAGAAATTGAAAAGAGATGGTTTTCTGTTGCTGATATGGAAATGGTAAATAAGGCAAAGAATTTTATTGAAAAGACAGGAATGTTTTATGAATGGTGTAAATTACAGAGTGACCAGTTCTCTAAATGGATAGGCAAAGAGTGGTTGCACAGTGACAGATGGAGTGCAGCTTATGATTGGGTGAACGATGGAAGATTTGCAAATGTAGATGTTCCAGAGGATATTGTTAATTGCTTAGTTGAAGAATGGGAAACCAATGCTATACATTTAAAAGTAGGAATTTAAGGAGAATATATATGAAGAACCCAATATATGAATGTTCAAATTGTTATAATGAATTTTCGGAGCAACTATATCCAGTTAATATATCAGATGTTAAATGGATAAATCTTATTTGCGATAAATATCCGAATGGATGTATTCAAATAACTTGTCACGATGCTCAAGAAAACGCTTATTATGCAACAAGACTTCTGAAATGTTATGTGAGTAAAAAAGGTAGATATGCAATTTGGGGCAAACATAGATTTTATGAAGGATATAGCGGCAGTCTTATATTGAGAGGTGTTCCGTATAAGTCTATTGAGACTATAAGAGATGCGGCTAAACCGTATGGAACGATAGTAGAATGAAATGAGGATTTACTATGAAGATTGGAGAAAAATATTATGAATGATGAATATAGAATTGAAGTAGATACAGGAAATGGTGGGTATGGTTTTATAGATACATTACCAGAACTTCTTGCAGATGTCGAACTTGAATATGGAAAGAAAGAAGTAGAAAAAGTGTCTATATGGACTAAATCCTCGAAAGAGGGAGATGAATATGTAAGTGAAGATAAACGGATGCATATTTGGAATATCGGGAAAAGTTAAAGAAACGATGATTTCTTTACTGGAAAGGTGGTAGATAATATGAAAATATATGTTTTAGAAGAATACAATACAGGACGTACAGCATGTATATCTGAAAACATCAATATAATAAGAAAAAGTATGTGTAATAAAAAATATTTTGATACACGATATAATGATTATCCTATTTTAAAAATTTGGGAAAATGGTAATTGTATTGAAGAAATAGAAGGCAATGAAGTCTTGAAGAAAATTGCGGAAGAAATTAATAGTTTACAATGAATCGGAAATTTCAAGATTGAATCGGAGGTTAATAATATGATAAATATATTTGGAACAGACTTTATTGAAGTAAAAAACGAGAGTGTTTCCATTAATATCATTACATTGGAAACAGGACAGAAACTTTATTCTGTTAGTGGTGGAATTAAAAATGGGACAAGATTAAAAACTAAAGAATTTAAAACTCCTAATGAATGTATTGATGAATTAAGAGAAAGAGTTGCGTATTCTTTATTAGAATTATAAAACCAGATGAAAAGCACATTTCGGAGAGTAAATTATATGAAAATTAGATTTAAAGACTTATTATTTAATAATGAAGAAATTGAATTAGATGTGAAAGATATAATAATAATGACAGGCGATCAGGATGAAACAATATTGATTGAGAATGTCGATGGAGTATTTTATAAGGCAATTATCATTGAATTTGTTTAAGGAAAGGTGGTAAAATTTATGGATAGGAAAGAATATTTATTAAGACAGGTACTAAAATTATTTAAGCAACAGAAAGAAAGTCGTTATGTTTTAAATATTGAAGAGATGACTGTTATGTATGATGGAGCTGAATGCGATGGAAGTTGTCTTTGTGATGATATTATGGATGAGTTAGGAATTGACAGCTTAGAAGATATTGAGGATGAGAAATAAAGTGTGATATAATATGTAAGAAAGAAGGTTGATAATATGGCGGGGTATAATGGATGGTCGATGAGCAACAATGCAGTTGCAGCTTATGAAGATGGTGAGAAACCATTAAGTAAGTGGACAAAGGCAAATATTTTTGATACAATTAAAGATACAGAAATTGAATTGAAATGTTCAATTGAGAAGTTAAGAAGACTTCCTATAAAAGTATTGAAAGAAGTTTGCTTGAGATATTCTTCATGGCATCATACAAGTAATCACTATAATAAAACAGAATTCTATTCGCTTGATATTAATAGAATAGAAAATTTGACAGATGATAAAATTGAGGAATTGCTTTTAGATTATAAAAAAGAGAAAAGAATGGAATCTAAGCCTTCAGAAGAAAGATGGGAATGTGCTTTCTTAGAATGGTCTGGTACTAGAAAACATCCAGTAGTAACAGAAGTTATTGAAGAAGGTATTATAAAAGGCAATTGGTTTTATCGTAAGGATGGTTCTAAAAAGAAAACTACGGCAAACGGATTTAGATTTATAAAAAATTTGGAGGGATAAATAATGGCATTTATAAATGAACAAGGTTTGGGAATTAGTTATGAATGTTCGGAATTAATCAAAGAGCTTAAAGAAGATATTGTAGAATTTGGTGGTGACAAAGTTGTTGCAGTATGGTGCAAGGATAATTCAGGAGTTACATTGTATGTAAATTATGATTTTATTGATGAAGATCAGCCAATAACTGAAAAAGAATTGGATAAAGATGAATACATACAGAAAATGACAATGAGTGCATTATTAATTTTATTAGAAAAGCAAAATGAAATTTTGTAATAATTGAATAATTTAGAGAGAACATTTAAGAGATTGGAAAGATTAAAAAATATCCAGTCTCTTTTTTTTATGGAAAGGAATGGATAATTTACGGTGAAAGGTTGTGATTGTAATGAGAAACTTTAGAGTAAATGGAATAAAAATACGTATAGTGAATAGATATACGGCTGGAATGGAAATTAATTCATTCAATCAGAAGTATGATGTAATGATATTCAACACGGCTTATAATGCATGGACAAGATTATGTTCTTGTATGACTATTGCAGAAGGTAAAGAAATTGCTACAGAAAAAATAGAAACTATGCAGGAATTAGCAATACCTGTAATTAACAAGATTAAAACAAATGGAGAATGGGAATAAACATTTTCTCTTTAATAGATACATAGTGGAGAATAAAGAAGTGGATGACAATATGGTTATTCACTTCTTTTATTTTTATTAAGAAAGGTTGTGACGAATATGTTAGATTATAAAGAATTTAAGAAAGAGATGGAAAATAGAGGTCACGAGGTACATAAGAATGGAGAGTATGTGGTAATTGTTCCTAATAATAATGTTAATGGTTATGGTAAGGGATTTTTAAGTGCATTAGAAATTGTTAGTGGTTATGAAGATAAGTTGATATTTATTGGTATGGATCATTTTAACACTTATGTATATAGTGCAAAATTTATGTTGGCATGATATAATTAATATAGTAACTGTGGAAACGGAATTTAAAAACGGAGGTAATTGTTATGATAGAATTAATTAGTGTAATTATTGCTTGGATTGTTGTATTTACAATTCCAAACAGATTTTTAAGCAAATCAGAAGCTAAGAAGAGAGAAGAAAGATATAAAAATATGTAAGGAGAGTGATAATTATGTTAGGATTATTGTTGTCTTTAGGAATATTTGGTGGAGCGGCTGCAAAAGCAGTTTATGATAATTATAATATGAAGAAATATTCTACCAGGTATGATGAGAATGGAAATCATCACTATTTTGATAGAGTTGGTACTGATTATATTAACGGAGAAAAAATTATAAGTGGTGGTTATACAGATGCTGAAGGTATTTATCACAGAACGGAAACAGGTTTAAATAGTAATAAAGTATATACAGATTATGTGTGTCCAAGTGAGCAAATGAAAGCCGATTATCAAAAAGAGGAAATTCAGTGGGCAAAAGATCATAATGTATTAATGGCGAATATTTATCAGCCCCGATTCAAAAAACAGGTAGCAACAGAATTAAGTACAGGTAAAGTAATTGCTTGCATGATGGATTATAAAGTAAATGGTGTAGAACATTACAGAAAATTTTACGTTAAGCCAGACGCAAAAGAATATGAATATAATAAGACAGCAAAGGGAGATATGGGAATAGAAATTACTAAAGATGAATATTATAGCATGTTCACAGTACCGCCAACATATTCTTGCCTTCCAAGTGATTACGATGTTGTAAATGCGTTGTATGGAGATAAATAATATGAATAAACAAAGAAGAGAAAAGATAGATAAATTAAAGGGTAGATTAAGTTCTGTGAAAATGGAAGTTAAATCTATTTCTTCTGAGTTGTCTGTTATATTAGATGAAGAACAAGATGCATTCGACAACATACCAGAAGGATTACAGAGCAGTTATAGAGGAATGTGTTCTGAGGATGCCATTGATAATATGGAAGAAGCAAGTAAAAAACTTGATGAAGTGATCGAGTTGTTGAGTGAAATTATGTAGAATGGGAAGCAAGTAAATAATAGTTTCTTTTGGAAGATTGGAGGTATTTATATGAGCAGTTTATATAAAAATATGTCAGAATTATTAGAAGAAAGAGAATTGAACGGATGGAAATTGCAGAAATTTGAAATAAGTGATGACAATATTAGAGCTAGATTTGATGGGATTGCACCTGGTAAGTACATAAGATTACTTCATAACGGTGAATGTGTTATGTCTAATACAGATATGGAAAGAATGACTAATTTAGATTTTTGCGTAAATGCATGTGGAGATATTATCATTGGTGGACTTGGCATTGGAATGATTATTATGGCAATTCAAGATAAGTCAGAAGTAAAAAGTATTACAGTAATAGAGAAGAACCAAGAAGTTATTGATATTGTTGCAACACAACTTGATCTTAATGATAAAGTCAATATTGTATGTGCTGATGTTTTTGAATGGAAACCTGAACGTGGTGTTAAATATGACATGGCATATATGGATATTTGGAATTGGATTAATGAAGATGTTTATAAAAATGAAATGCAGCCATTAAAAAGAAAATATGCAAGATTCCTTAGAAGTAAAAATGAAAATCCAAGGAGATTTAATAAATGTTGGGCTGAATATCAAGCAAAAACTGGTAGGAGATTAGCATAAGAAACCAAGTTTTCTTTTGAAACAGAAAGGAATTATTTTATGAAATATGCAAATAGATTAACAGATGCGGAATTAAGAGAAGTGTATGGCTTATTTATTGATTCAGATGGAAAAATCAATGAACTAAATATTACACGAGATGAACGTTCTATTGGACTAGAGGGATATATCGAGGTTCCTGATTTTGACAAAGAGAGACTAAAAGAGAATCCAAATGCAACCATTATACTTGATGATGATTATGAGATTACAGATTATGATGTCAAAGTGTATCACCATTCAGGTAATTGTACACCGGATTATAGAAGATGGATGTATGAGAAATTTGGTGATGAATATGCAAGAGATTACTTATTTAATGACTAAGAAATCTAAGTTTACTATGGAAGGATGATATTTTATGAAAAAGTCAAAAACACCAACACTGGATAGAATGGTAGAAATTCAAGAACAGTCACAATTATGCGGAGAATTTTTGGATTGGTTTTTAGGTAAATATACCGTATTTGACAGAAAGCAAAAGAGAGAAAACCCATTTGCTGATGTTATGGGAAATGGAGACTATATTAACAAAGAAAAATTGCTTGCTGAATTTTTCGATATTGATTTAGACGAAGCAGAAAGAGAAAAAGATATACTACTTCAAATAGAACAGAATAAACATAAAACACATCATTGTAAGTTATGTGGCAACTATATTGAAGAAGATAATCTTAGTGTATGTGACAAGTGCGCATCTGAATATCAGATATAAACCCACAATAACTTTAAGTTTACTATGGGTTTAAGAATGGAGGTAATAGTATGAAGATAACAAGAGAAATGGTAATAGAATTGAATAACGAATTAGTGATTAAGGGTTGTCCATTCAGATATGAGTATGAGGGGGAAACAGAATATTCACGTATTCCACATATGGAAATTGCATTGCCAAATATGAATTGTGTTAGTAGCTACATTATTAATGTTACAAAAGACTTCCTTGAATGGCTTGACATATGGTTTAAAACAAAATATGGGATTGAATTAACCTGCAACAATGATGGGAGTATCTTATGGGCTAAAAATTTTTGTGAGTAAAAGGCAAAGAAATTTAACTTTCTTTAGTTTGGAGGTAATGATATGACAAAAAGTCAAATAGAAAAATTTGCAGTAGGTTATTCTTCTTATCCTACAGACTGTGTGGAAAAAGTATTAAAAGTTACTAATTTCGATGAAGATGTGGCGAGAGAAATTTTAGATGACAAAGAGAAAACATTAGCAATTTGGCAGAATGGAACAATAATGATTGATGGAATAACACTTTGTTGTGGATATGATTTCGCAGAAGATGCTTTTAGCAAAAAGATAAAGATTGGTTATTGCCCGATTTGTGGAAGAAAAATTGTAATTAAGAAGCCAATGAATGAATGATTTATTGGGAAGATTGGAAGAGGTGATATAGTGAAAGAATTTAGAAGTACTAACGAGATTACAAAAGAAGACCTTGAGAAAATGTATAATGCAATCGTTAAATTTGATAATTATATTTCATCAGCAACAAGGAAGCCAACAGATGAAAACATTGGATTATATGAACATTGGATTGATTGCAGGTACGATATAGAGAATTTAATTGTAACTGAGAGATAAGAGGTGGTATAAATGTCAAAAACAATGGATAAACCAAATAAGGTAAAAGCAAAACTAACAGTAGAAGTTGAAGCTGAATTTTATGATAATGAGTCATCAGAAGAAACATTGAGATATTGTGTTGAGCAGGATCTTGAGGATGCTGGATTAAATGTTATTGATGTGTCAGTAGATAACACTATGAGAAATCTTAGAGTTAAAATAGAACAACTTATAGAGAATTTTGAAAATGGCATTGGAAATCGGAACATGAATGACTTAGAACAAGGAAAATATGACGGATATAGAGATATATTGGACTTATTGGATGAGATGGGATGAGGTGATATGAATGAAAAATAATTGTGAATTATGTGGTGGAAAATATGATTTTAGGATGGCTGAAATAGGAAGATTTGACGATATGGCGGTAATTTCTTTATCAGGAAGTGTATTTCAAATTGATAATGATAACCGCTTTTACTATTGTCCTAAATGTGGAAGGAAATTAACCAAGGAAAATTTTAAGGGAATAGATTTTGGCAATATGAATCAGAATAAGCCAGATATGAGAGAAAAGATAAGAGAATATATTAGTGAGCTTGATATGGAAATTGACAGACTTGAGGTTTTATTAAAAAATACTGATAGTCCATATGATTTACAGATTAAAGGCAGGTTAAATGCTATAATCGAAGTGAAAAATGATTTATTAGGAAGATTAGAAGAGGTGATATAAATGGTAAGATATATGGAATGTTCTACATGTGGCAAGTCATTACTTGAAAATTCAATTATTGTTGTAAGAACTGGGTTTACAGATAAATATTGTTCATATGGTTGTGCAGCAATTGGTAGTGGATTTTTTGAAAATATAAAATTAACTGATGAAATTGTCCAAGAACACAAATCTTGTGATGGAAAAGATTGGCTAATAGGAAATTGAGGTGATATAAATGTATGAAGAAGAAATAAATGCGGCATTGATCTCCATACAACAATTTAAAATTGCATATAGTAATGAAAATGGAGTTATAACTGTTGGTGATATTAAAGATTTAATGGCTAATATAGATACTATAGAAGAATGTGTAAGAAAACAAAAGAGATTTCCAACAAATAATAAAAGAGAATTTAGCTTATTTGGAAAATCAACAATTGTACATCAGTGCGGTATTTGTGGCAGTAATGTATATTCTACAAATACATATTGTCCTCAATGTGGGCAAAAATTTTGTATGTGAAGTATTGGATTTGATTAATGAGCAGAAGAAACGAGGTGATATAATGACAAATATGACACTAAAAGAATTGATAGAATATGAAAGAGAATTATGTAGCTTACAACAAGAATATGAGGGTAAACTGACTAAGATATATGAAGAGACTGATTCCTCAAATGAAAAGAGGAGACTAACAATTATTTTGAATCTTATTATTGAAGAAAGACAGAAAGTAAATCGTCAAAAATATAAACCAGTGTAAATGACGATTTCTTTTGAAAATTTGGAGGTGAATAGATAATGGATAATATAGTTTATATGTTTGGAATTGCCCTTTTAGAATATGATGGATATTGTGATCCTATGGATGACAGTACACAGTATAAAGTTGTTAAATGGAAACTTTCAGATATGAATAAATATAACGGAGAATATGCTGTTATAGGATTCGATGGTTCATTGAAAATATATGAATCAGAAGGTAAAAAAATATTTGACGGCTCATTACTTGATTCCTCTGATTTTTGTAATAAATTAAGAGAAAAAATATAACCCAAAGAAAAATTGCTTTCTTATTGAAAACAAATCAAATATAGAAACAAGTATTAGAAGCAGAAATACCTGCTTCTTTTTTATTGCGGAAATGAGGTGAATAATTTTTGAGTAGATATAAGAATGGAAATCCAAAACATGCAAGCAGATTCATATGTATGAAATGTATGAATGAAAATATGTTAGCCAGTGGAATTCAGAGACAGAGACAAAGAGAACGAAAACATATTAAAGATTTGTATTGTTTGAAGTGCGGAGAGGTAACGAAGTGTATCGAAGTAAGATTTTGTGATTCATATGAAGAAATTTTTGAGGCTGCAAAGATAAAAAGAGAGAATTATTACATAGACGAATATGAAAGTGAGGTTGATGAATATGTGTTACAAAATAGAAGTACAAAACAAAAATGCTGAAAAGCTTAATAGGAAGTTGGATGAGTTAAATTTTCCTATATATATGAGAAAATATTTCACTGTTAAAATTGAAAGTAAAGCAGGTGCTTTAAATTATCTTGGAGTTATTGTAGATTTGCTCAATTGGTTTATTGAAGAGAAACTTATTGATAAAACAAATATTTCAGATATTGAGCCATCAGATTTTACTGACATTATGGCAGAAGATATCACGTTATATTTAAAGACTAAAGAACAGAATGGAATGTCACCTACGACATTAGAAACTAGAAAACATATAATAAGTAGTTTTTGGGATTATATGAGTAGAGTGAAGGGAACTGAAATTAAAGATGGATTCTTTAAAGATGTAACTTATAAAGGGATTCCATCTGGAAACAATTTAACTAAAAAACTTCCAACAGAAAAGCAACTTAATGATATGGAAGAAAAAATAATGTGGAAAAAGGATATTTCAGTAAGAAATAGAAATATTGCTATTTTTCGAGTATTAAGAGGAACTGGAATAAGAGAATCTGAACTTGCTGGTTTGGATTTATCTAATTTGCATTTAGATGAAGAAATGCCTTATATTACTATTCTTGGTAAAGGTGTGTACAGAGAAATGCAAAATAGAATGGTATATCTTAGCGGATCTGCTTTAAAAGCTATAAGAGAGTGGTTAGAATACAGAAGCACATTAAGTAACATTATTGATACAGAAGCTGTGTTTGTAAATAAAAATGGAACTCGTACAACAGAAAGAAATATCAAACAGATATTTGAGAATTATGGAAATGGTATAACACCACATATGATGCGTCATTATTATGCTAGTATAATGAACAGAAATGGAAATCTTGCATTTGTACAGCAGCAGTTAGGACATAGTAATGTAAATACAACAGTTAATAATTATGCAAATGGTGCAGTGGGGATGAAAGATGTGTTAAACAATATGTAAAGGATGATACAAAGTTATTTTGTATCGTCCTTAATAAATAATTCGCATGGTGTACATTCTAATGCTTCACACAATTTATTAATTGTATCAAGTCTAATATTGATTGTTTCTCCATTATAGATTTTGCTTACATTATTTGCGGATATCCCTGTTTGTTTAGAAAGCCAATATTGTGTTTTACCTTTTGCATCTAAAAGATTTTTTACATTAAGCTTGTACATATAGCACCTCTTCATATATTATTTATTTGTATTATAGTAAAAAATAATATATTAATCAATAATATATGTTGACATATATTATAATATGATGTATTATATAAAATATCAAAAGGGACAAACAGAGAAAGGAGGGCTAACATAATGGAAATTAAACGTGGTGAAATATATTTCGCTGATATAACTAAATACGATTCTAAAGGCTCAGAACAGAGTGGTAAAAGACCGGTACTAATATTGCAAAACAATATTGGCAATAAGTTTAGCCCTACCACTATAATTGCCATTATAACAACCAAGTCTAAAAGAGAATTGCCAACACATGTAGAAATACATAAAGATGAGCTTAATGGACTAAAATATGATTCTGTTGTGGCATTAGAGCAGATTACAACGATTGATAAAGATCGGATTCAATTTAAAATTGGTGAATTATCTGCTGAAGATAGTTTAAAGGTTATGGAAGCGATGAAAATAAGTTTGGCTTTGATATAAGGGAGAGGAGAGAATATCATGAAGACAGAAACATATGATTATACCTCAATTGACGAAGCAATTGAAAGATTACAAAAGCTGAAAGCTGAAGGGAAAAATCCTAAGAATGTAGTAATACTTACAATGGATTTTGATAATAATACTTCTTCAAAGAAAATTGCAACACCTGATGATGGGTGCTTATTAGTTAGAAAATCAAAAACAATAATTGTGAATGAGGATGAGTACATTCCTCATATGCAACTATTTAATGTCGAACAGGACATAAAAAATATTATTAAGAAGGGAATTATGCATGATATTTTGCTAAGATAATTTCTCGAATTTTTGTTCGAATTTATATTGACACAAACACATGTTCGGAGTAATATAATGGAAAAGAAAATAAAAAATGCTTGACTAGCCAGCTACCAACTTTCTAGTCAAGCAACATACAAAATCTATTTCTTGGGGGAAAAAGACTAGTACGCATTTAAATTATACATATCAATTATATAAAAATCAATGCATTCGCAGAATTTTTCCAAATTTTAACAATTTAATAGCATTTTAATTTTTCTTTGGTATACCCAAGGCTTATTAAAGTGCGTCAAAAATCAGAGAGGAGTGATTATCTTGGATTATATTATCAGGAGTGGGAAAATTTATCTTCGAATAAACAGTGGGAAGATAGAAACATGTGCAGAAAAAATGAAAAGTATATTTAGTGAGTCGAAAGCAAAAAATATATTAAGTTCATTACCGAAAACATTGAAGAGATATGGTTTTCGTGTTGAAGCAATACCTGATATACCACCTAAAATTATAGAAAATAATACATATAAAATACCCGAATCCGTTTCACAATGGATTGATAAATTCGGTTCAATTGGACAGACGTTAAACGAAGCAGAAGCAAGAAGCAACATACTTATAGCCGAACTTAATACTTGTGATGATGAACTTATAGATATAGTTCATGATGCTGAGTTGGAAAATGATATGAATATGTATAAAGGATATCTGTTATATGTCAGACTTCGTAAGAATCGTAGAAGAAGACGTGAATTAAAGGATGAACTAATGATTATATCTGATGTATTAAATGAGATAAAACCATCACGTTTTCAAAAAGAACGCATACAGAAAGCTGTTGATGGATTATTACATAGAAAATATAAGTATCGTGTTACGGAGATAGAAGAAGATGAAAAAGTGTGAAGTAAATCGAGAATATATAAATGGAAAGGTAGGTAGATGTCATGATTAATAAAGAAATGATGTTGGTTATTAAAAACAATCCTAAGTTGTCAGAAATACTTGATTTATATATGACAAATGAAATGAAGAAGTTAAAAAATATTTGCTATAAAATATGGAAAGGTAAGGTTGATAATTACGAAGAAGACGAATTGCTTGATGATGCTATAGAGGTATTAATAGAATCTTTAGTTACATATGACACTAAAAGTAAGGCAAAATTTGAAACATACCTAACGGGTAATATTTCAAGATCATCTTATAGTTGGTTTCGTGATAATAAGTATACAGGTTGCCGAAACAATCTTGCCAGAGACGGTAATGGAAAGATTATATACGAAGAAATCAATGGCAAGAAAAGACCTATAAGAATTGATAGTGTTTCATTTGATATGGATAATGATGAGACGCAAAATTTAAAAGAGACACTATCATCTAAGATAAACATAGAAGATATTCTCATTGCAGAGGAATATACAGATAAGGTTGAACTATATCTTAGCAATTTACCTAAAAGAGTTAGAGGTGTAGCAAAGTTATTTTCTCAAGAATACAATCGAGATGAAATTATGGAATTATTACATATAACAGAACAACAATTATTAGATTGTATGAAGATTCTAAGGTCATACGAATACATATCATTATTATTTGATTAAAGAAGGGAGAATATTACAATGGCAGTAATGTTAGGAAGAGATAAGGTAGTAAAGACACAGTTAATGTTAGGAACGGTGATTAAGCAGTTTAGAACAAATGTAATCAATAAGAATCATCCATTACAGAGAAAGCCTGATCAGTGGTCGGACGAGGCAAAATCTGGACTTGCTGCCAGTGTAATTAAGCATGAGGATATTGATTCTGTAAAATTATGTGAGCAGTTAATAGGCGATGGTTTTACAAATTGGTTGATTGATGGATTACAGAGATTAACAGTATTAGAAGAGTTTAAGAATAATGTATTTGCCATAAGTAAATCATTGAGAATGCCTATGATTGCATATCAAGCTGAAGATGGCAGTGGTAAGGTAGTGGAATATGATTTAAGAGGTAAGAAGTATAAAGACCTTCCAGATGAATTAAAAGAAGAATTTGATAATTTTCAGGTAGACATAGTTAAGCATCTTGATTGTACTAATGAAGAAATAGCTTACCATATTGATAGATATAATAAGCAGACAAGCATGAATACAAATCAAAAAAATGTTTTAATGATGTATAAAGTGGTAGATTCACTCAAGAGAGTAACAAAGAATAGATTTTTCTTGGATTGTGGTGAGTACACAGCTCCAGAGCGCAAGAAAGAAGTACTAAATAGAGTGGTTGAAGAATCTATTATGTTAATGTTCCATTCTGATTCTTGGAAGAAAAACGCAGCTATGGCTAAGTATCTTAATGAAAATGCCACAGAAGAGGAATTCAATATATTAGAAGAGGAACTTAATAGATTACAGAATGTAATAGATCAAAACACAAACGGACAGTTATTTAATAGTAAGAATAGTTTTATTTGGTTAGCAGCATTTCATAAATTCACTTCATACAATGTAGAAGATATTAAGTTTGCTGATTTCTTAAATGAATTTCAGAGAACATTACATAGTAAGACATTTGAAGAATATGAGAATGAATCATTTGATACATATGACAGTAACAGAAGTACAAAGGATAAGAAAGTTGTATTTGCTAAGTTTGGTATGCTTATCAAGCTTATGGAAGAATATTTACATATTAATAAGGAAGAAGCTCATTCAGAAAATGAAAAAATCACATCTGAAACAGAGAATAATACTATGTCTTCTAACGAAGATGAAACAGATAGTAATATGTCAGAACAGAATACGGGTAGTTCTGATGTATTACAGTTTGTTCAGGATAATGTAAGTGAAGATATTTCTGAATTAGATATTAATGATTATGAACAGGATTTAGAAGATATAGTTAGAATAAGTTCTCCTATTTATCAGAAATGTAAAACAGCTTTGATTGCAATAATGGCTTATGTATATAAAACTCAGAAAGATATAGAATTCTCTAAATGGATGAAAGATTATCAGAATGAAAAGACTGATTTTAGTCCATCACAGAAAATTAATTATACATATATTAAGAAAGATTTTGATAATTATTGTGCTGCAATGGCATAGGAAGGAGAATGAATAAATGCCAGATATTACGATGTGTACAAGTAAGTCTTGTAAGAATAGAAAACAATGTTATAGAGCTATGGCTAAACCAGGTAAATATCAATCTTATGGGGATTTTACAAAATTATGTGCTGAGAAAGATTATCAGTGTATGTGGGTAATTAAGGATGGAGATGTTCTTATAAGTGATGTAGATAATATTATGGCGAGGTGTTAAAAATGAATACTTTAAGTAAATTAAAAAATTTGATTAATGATTGTATTGCGGTAGGAGAAGATAGTTTAAAAGTGCATCATTCTCAAGATAATGAATTAATAATGAAAGGACAATTAATGGCATACAGCCAAGTTTTAGAACTTATTGATTTATTAACTAGCGAAGAAAAACGAAAGACTAGTCTTAATGTTAATAAAGAAATGGAGTGAAAGGAGAATAATGAATAAAGAAGAATTAAGAGAAGAATTACAGAATTATTCTAAACCAAAGCTTATTGAGATGTGTATTAAGTTGTTAGAAGAAAAAGAAAAGAGTCTGTCTGATAATGCTGCTACATATGACGAGCTATTGGAAATGGAATGGAATGATAAGTAAAAGGAGAATAATTAAATGGAAGTATTTTTTATATTAATTGCAGTTGGATTAATGATTATATGGTTTCTACTGTCAAGATTTTTTCAAAAAATAGGAAATTCTACTATTAATAAAATAAAAGATCTTGTAACAGATGAAATAAATAACAAAGAAGAAAAGGAGACAAAACAACAATGAAGAAAGTTGTAGGTGGCGTTGTATCTGCCATAGTGATACTATTTTTAGCAATAATTTTATTTAAGTCAACAGTTCGTGTTCCAGCGGGATATGTTGCAATCCAGTACAGTATGTCGGGTGGAATCAAAGGTGATGTATTAACACAGGGATGGCATTTCAAGTCACCCACAGTAAAGACTACATTATATTCTGTAAGCTTAGAACAGTCATATCTTACAGCAGGTAAGGACGGAGACTCTAAAGATGATGATAGTTTTTCAGCTAGTTCATCTGAAGGTAAGGCTATGACATTAGATTTAACATTTACATATCAGTACAACACTGAAAAGGTCGCTGATTTATTTACAAGGTTTAGAGGACAATCTGGTAAGGAAGTAAGAGATAGTTTTATTAAGCCTAATATCATTTCTTGGACAAAAGAAGTCGTGGCGCAGTATAAGGTATCTGATATTCTCGGTTCTGAAAGAGCAAATGTTAATGCAGCATTAACAGATTATCTTAATAAAAGATTTTCTACATATGGAATTAATATTACAAATGTATCTCTTATTAATATTACTGTAGATGAAAATACGATGGAAGCGATTAATGCTAAGATTACCGCACAGCAGGCTGCGGAAACACAGGAAATTAATAATCAAACAGCTATTAATAAGGCAAAAGCAGATGCAGAAGTAACTAAGGCAGAAGCGCAGGCTAAAGCCGATGCACAGCTCATAGAAGCTCAAGCACAGGCAGAAGCTAACAATAAGTTAAGTTCTTCTATTACCGATGAGCTTATTAGAATGAAGGAAGCAGAAGCAAGAAATAAGTTTGGTTGGGTTACAATTTCAGGAACAAATAATACAGTTGTAACTGATAAGTAATTAGAGAATATATAGGTGTGGTGAAATTCCACACCTGACAATGGGCTGTGGTGAAGTGGTCAACACAACAGATTTTGATTCTGTCATTCGTGGGTTCGAATCCCACCAGTCTAGTTTCGTACCATTAGCTCAGTAGGTAGAGTACTCGACTTTTAATCGAGGTGTCATGGGTTCAACTCCCATATGGCACATTAAATATTTAAGAAAGGAGAAACTATGGAAGTATTATTGGGTATATTTGCAATTATTGAAGTGGTTGTCAATATCATATTTATAATTACTTTAGATATAGGAATAGACAATTCTACACCACATAAAGCATTAAAAAACTGGTTTGAAAAATTATTTCATAATAGGAACATATTGGGAAAAATATTAAGTAGTGTAATTGTAACGTTATTCATTCCAGGGATAATTATAGGATATGGAATGGAATTAATTATTATTATTGGTACATTATATCTTTTTATATGGGACTTAGGCAAGAAGAAATGAAGAACTGAGGACAAATATCAAAGTTTTTTAAAAATGGAGGTGGTTAAATGTATAAAGAATTAAAACAAAACGAAAACTTTAATGATACATATTCATCATGGATCATTGCTTATTGTTTAGATACTAATTCGTTTTTTATTACAAATCAGAGACATTTCTTTTGGGAATATGACACAGAGTTTTTACGAGAAAGAGATGCTATTGATTATTTTAGAAACCATATAGACGAATTTGCACGAATTAGAAAAGATATTCTTTCGAATTCAGGAGGCTGGAAACCAAACAGTGATATGTTTTTGGAAAATACACAAGAACGATTTCCAATATAACAGGAAGAAATTTTCATTTCTTTGGATTGTGAGGTGAAAATAAATGGATAAAACAAAAATTAAAACAAAAGAGGTGTGGTCAGCTAATAAGTGGTATCTGTTTTTTGGAATTTTATTTGTGATTATGATTATCTTATTAGAGATATGTGCAATAAGACAATTCTTTATAACAGATACAGAAGAAGTATTAGTGCTGTTTTTTCTTTTACAACTGCCAGTTATGCTTTGTTTATTATTAACAACGATGATTGGAGATTATATTCATAGAGAAAAATTTAATATCTATTACTGTAAATTAGAAAATGGTATTGATATTGATTATATCAAAGAGAATTATTGTATAGAAGATATAAATGAGAGTTGCGTGTTGTTTGTAGATAAAGGCAATGATCATAATTTCTGTGTTTGGAAATTAATGCAAGGATATGATTCGCTATATCAAGCGGAAATTAAAATGTTTTTATAACAAGAAAGTTCGATTTCTTTGGAAGAGAGGTGAAAATAAATGGCATGTGATTATTGTGCGTACCGTTATTCTTATGATTGTGATGATGGTTGGAATCGCCATAAAAATTGTGGGAGTTTTAAGTTAGATTGGGATAGTTTATCTGAGAAAGATAAGAAAACCATTCAGAAGATTTTGGATAGAAGAGAGGTAAGGTAATGGAAAATATAAGAAGATGGTTTGAGAATGACAAAGTAAACAATGGTCAGGATTACGAGATTTATGAATACGAAGGTCATTTAGAAGCAAGAACAGATACAGTTATTTTTATGATAGTAGAGCCTCATAGCGGAACAAAAAATAGATGGATGCTTAGAGTTTCAACAAGAACTGCTTTTGACAGATGGGCTAATTCCACAGCTATTGAAGAGTTTTTCGATAGTGATATTGAATTGTGTAATTATTTATACGACCATCAGTTGGATATTTATAAAGATTTGATTAAATATCTGTCAAGCGAATATGATGATATAGCAGAAGAATATTAGCAAGAAAACTTCGTTTCATGCGAAATTAAGAAAGGAGACAATATGCTAAACGTTGGAGATTATGTAGGACAGATCATTAAAGATTCATCTGGTGTATGGAAGTTATATAAGGATAAGATAAATAAAATCACGACAACAAAGAAATATGGTAGAAGATATTTTACCAAGACAGTGTTTCGACCATTAGATGCAGATGATGTAGATAATAACACGAAAGATATGGAAGAGTCGATTGGTGAAGGATATATCATTGTAAGAGAAGTGTTTGGGTTAAATAATAAGACTGAACCTTATGCTGAAAGATGGATAAAATGGGCTAATGAAAATCCAGATAAAGCAACTGGTTTGATATAAACAGAGAATAAATAAGTAGAAACAATTAACAAAAATAAATATAAGAAAGAAGAGGTACAAAACATGGATGGATTTATGATGTTTAAGAAGGCTTTACAGAAGCACTTCGATGAAATGCAGAAAGAGGCAACACATTTATTTGAGGTAAATGTAGATAAGGATGAATTATGGAATACATATCTTGATAGCTTCCCTGCTGGTACAAATGAGATTTTCAGAGAGCGAAGCGAGCATGATTGTAGTTGTTGTAGACAGTTTATCAAGAATATTGGTTCTGCTGTCACTATTAAGGATAACCAGATTCATACGATTTGGGAACTGAATCTTGGTGATACAACATATCAGCCAGTATGTGATGCACTTGATGTTTTTGTAAAAGCTCATACAGTTACAGATATTTATACAACCAAGTTCCCTAAGATTGGTACAGATTTTAACTTTGAGGAAATTAATGGAAAGTCTCATCAGTGGGATCATTTATTCTTAGAGCTTCCAAGCAAGTTTGTAAATAGAAGTAGTCGTTCTAATGAGGAAGTTAAAGGACAGTTCAGAGATACAAGAAACGTATTTAAGCGTTCTCTTGATGAAATTACTATGGATGCACTTGATACAATTCTTGAACTTATCAATTCAAATACACTTTATAAAGGCGAAGAGTGGAAAGGCGTACTCACAGAGTTCAAGAAGTATAAGAAGGAATATGATAAGCTGACTTCTGATACTGAAAAGGACTTATATGCTTGGGAGAAGTCGGTAACAGCAGGTATGGCTATCGGTAGAATTAGAAATCATTCTATTGGAACACTTCTTATTAATGTAAGCGAGGATATGGATCTTGACACAGCAGTTAAGAAGTATGAGCAGATTACAGCACCGAGCAACTATAAAAGACCAAAGGCTATTTTTACAAAGAAAATGCTTGAGGATGCAAAGAAGACCATTACAGAACTTGGATATATGGATTCATTACAGAGAAGATTTGCTAATCTTAATGATATTACTGTAAATAATGTACTGTTCTCAAATAAGAGTGCTGCTAGAAGAATGGTTGGTGCAGATGATATCTTTGGGCAGATGGAAAAAGATGTTGCTGTAAGTCCTAAGAAGTTTTCTAAGGTTGAAGAGATTTCAGCACAGGATTTCATTAATAAGGTACTTCCAACTGCAAAGGAGATTGAAGCTTTTGTAGAGAATAAGCATGAGAAGAACTTTGTTTCTATGATTGCACCTGTTAATCCAGACGCTAAGACAATGTTCAAATGGAATAATGGATTGTCTTGGGCTTATTCAGGAAACATTACTGATTCTGATATGAAGCAGAATGTAAAAGCTGCTGGCGGTAATGTCGATGGTGTACTCAGATTTTCTATTCAGTGGAATGAAGATGCTCATGATAATTACGACCTTGATGCACATTGTATTGAGCCAGATAAGAATGAAATTTTCTTTAGAAATTGTAGAAAGCCAAGTGTTTCAAGAATGGGTGGTCAGTTAGATGTTGATATTATTCATCCAAATGGAAAGGTTGCAGTAGAGAATATTACTTGGGAAGACCTGTCAAGAATGAAACCAGGTGTTTATAAATTCTTTGTACATCAGTATTCGGGAAGCGTAAGGCATGGATTTAGAGCTGAGATTGAATTTAATGGAGAAATTTACAAGTTTGATTACGATAAGTCAATGAGAACTGATGAAAAGGTTCAGGTTGCAGAAGTAACACTCGATGAGAATGGAAACTTCTCAATTAAGGAGAAATTAGCAGGAAATTCATCTATTTCAAGTCGTGATATTTGGGGCGTAAATACAAATCAGTTTGTGCCTGTATCAGTAATCAGTTATAGTCCAAACTACTTTGATGAGCAGGACGGAATTGGTCATAGACATTTGTTCTTCTTCCTGAAGGATTGTGTGAATAACGAAAGTCCTAATGGATTCTATCTTGAGTTCCTTGACAATGATTTAATGAAGCACAAGAGAGTATTTGAAGCATTAGGTGCTAAGTGTCATGTAGAGGATACTGATGATCAGCTTTCAGGAATTGGATTCTCTATGACAAAGAGAGCAGATTTAGTTGTTAAGGTTAAGGGTGCAACAGAGCGTGTAATGAAGATTAAGTTTTAATTAGAAAAGGAGATTATTATTATGACAAACAACGAATTATTTATCAATGCAACAAGATCAAACTATCAGTTTCCATTCAGAGGAATGATTAACGTAATTGATTTGTGGGATTTATCTCTCACAAATCTGGACTCAGTATTTAAGACACTCAATGCAGAAGTAAAAAGGTCTGAGGAAGAAAGCCTTCTGAATACTAAGTCAAAGGAAGATGAAGAGATTTCTAATAAGATCGAAATTGTTAAGTACATTGTTGGTGTGAAGCTTGACGAAAAGAAGAAGAGAGAAGACGCTAAGAAGAATGCAGAGATGAGACAGAGATTGCTTGAAATCAAGGCTAAGAGACAGGATGCAGCACTTGAAAACATGTCTGACGAGGATCTGGATAAGGCACTTGCAGAGTTAAGCGAGTAATCGTTACAAATACACCATATATAGTATTAAAAATAAGTAATATATACTATATATGGTGTATATTTTACATTAAAAAGAAACGCACATTTCTTCAGGAATTTTGGAGGTGAAATATGAATATTTTAAACATTATTTTATTAATTATGGGAATTTTTAACCTTATTGTTGGGATAACATGGACGAAAAAGAATGTTGTCAACTTTGTGTTCAAATTATTATTCTTGGCAGGTGGTGGGTATTTAGTCTTCTATGCTTTATATCTAAGTAACATTCTGATTGTTTTGAATAAGTAAGAGGAGAATAGCATGTATAAATCTACAATAAGATTTTTAATATGGCTTATGACATTAAATTTATTAATGAATTTTATTTTTCCTGAACCAGTTGAATTATGGAAAATTTTATTAATAGAGCCATGTTTGGGATTTTTATCATTTATTATGGTTGATTGGAAAGAAGATAAGTGAGGTAAAGAGGTAAACATGAAATATGTTGTTATTTTAATTGTAATAGTTTTATTAATTTTGCTATTTGTAACATACATGTTAGCAGATTATATTAAACCATTACAAAAGTTCTTTTGCAAAATAGGATGGCATTGTCATCAAAAAGATTATATTTTAGAAAGTTTCGATGGTGCTTCCATGCATTGTAAATGTAAATGGTGTGGTTACAAAGGTATGGTAGATAGTCAAGGAAATTTATTTTAGGAGAATAATACAATGTCAAACTTATATGTATATTTAATTCGTTCTCGAAATAAAGACAATAAGGATATTCCAAGTTTTAAGGGGCGAGCCGAAACAATCCTTGAATATAAAGAGAACGAAGATAAAGTAATTGAAGCTTTTAAGAATTTTGCAGCTAAAGGAGTTCCTGGTGAACAGACAAGATTATATAGATCAGTTAATTCTAGGAATGAAGAGAAAATCAGAGAAGAATTTATTATCCGTCTGTTGAGAGATAAGCCAAGTGTGACACAGCTTAATCGCACATTGGCATCCGTTGCACTACAGGTACAAAATCGTGATGAGAGTAAGTGGCTGTTTGATTTTGATGTGGATGACAAAGAATTACTTGGTCAATTTAGAACAGATTTGGGATTATTAGGTATTCACAATGACTGCCATAAAACTCCTCATGGCTATGCGGTAATTGCAGAGCATGGATTTGATATAAGAGAACTGATGGAAAAATGGAAAGATTATGATATTACATTGAAGAAAGATGAGTTGTTGTTTTTGGATATGATTACGAATAAGTGAGGTGAAATAAATGACATACAGTGAAGAGAATAAAGACTTGTTTACAGTTTCAGAAGATTACAATTTAGCACATTGTATCAGTGCAGATTTTGGAATGGGTAAAGGAATTGTAGTTGAATTCAATAAAAGATTTGATATGAAACGAAAATTACAGACAAAATATCCAGATTATATTAACCAGTATACTCATAAGAAAATTGGTGGTGACTGTCTATTAGAGGGTAGAGTATTTAATCTTATTACAAAAGAGAGATATTTTCACAAGCCAACAATTATCACAATGAAATTTGCACTTGAAAAGATGAAACAGATTTGTTTGGATAATAATATCAAAAAGATTGCAATGCCTGTAATTGGTTGTGGTTTAGATAGGCTGAATTGGAACGATGTCTCAGAACAGATTAAAAGCATTTTTGCGGATACGGATGTTGAGATTTTAGTATGTAAGAGGTGAAAAAGTGAAATTAAAGGACAAAATACGAGATAAATTAAGACATTGGTTATTGGAGGATGATTTGTTTCAAGTGGAAGCAGCCAAGAAATCATATAAAGATGCAATAGAAAAATGCAAAGATGCAGAGGAAAGATATAGATATGCCAATATTCAATTATCTGACGCAACCGTTACATATAAAAATTCTTATAAATTAATTGATGATTGTCACAAAATGATGAACTCGATGATAGATGTTGGAACGGATATTGGTTTTTATTCTGATGATCATTCTTGGGCAGTTGTGTGTATTAAAGGACATCCTGAATATGTGAAGTTTATCCCATTATCACATAGAGATGCACATGAGGTACTTGAGTTTCTAAAACATTTCAAATATTCAGATAGAGTAATTGATTCCCCTTTTGCATTTAGAGATATGGTTAATAATTGTATCATGGATAAGCCATTTGAAAAGTAGAGAATAATCTAATATAGAAGTAATTCTATTCACGGCTGATCAGCCAAATTTTTCTATTAATAAATAAGAGAGGTGAAATGAATGAGTAAAAAGTATATTCCACAAATAGGAGATGTTGTTTTGGATAATAATATCCCTATGGTTGTAGTGACTATGAAAAGTTATGAGGATGTTGGAAGTTGCGGTTATGATAGAAAATATTTTCTATGTGAAGAGGAATATTTTCATAAGTTAAGCGGATGTATGACAACAATAGAAGCAATGAGAGGACATGGCAGATGGGTTCAGGTTAGAGGAACAGAATTTCCTAATATTAAACAAGTTATGGATATTGCACCATATGAAATTATTCCAATTCAAGGATTTCATGTAAGACAAAAAGAGGCAAAAACAGTAACAATTTATGAGTAAATAATCAAATATAGAAATTTCTATCTTGGCGATTCAGCCAAATTTTCCAAATAAAAGTAACAAGAAATATTTTTTTCCTATGGTTTTAGCAGACGTGTTAATTCCATAGGATTTTACAACAAAATAATTAAGAAGAAAGGATTTAACAGTAAATTCTAGGATAAATGATTGCGCAATCTCTGTAGATTAAAGGATTTTGACAGAGAATAAAGAAAAAAATAATTATTGTGAGAAGAACTGGAAGTTAGTGAACTTCTGTGAGTTCGATAAATATGCAACAAATTCTTATTGTGCTATTCACAATGAGGATGGAAGTAAAAATCTTGGTGATATTACTAAGGTTGATGAAACAAAACTTGAACCATTTAACATGATTTGCGGAGGATCGCCATGTCAGGATTTTTCTGTTGCAGGTAAGCAGAAAGGTTCTGTATGGACTTGTAAAGATTGTGGACATGAGTATAACCCACTGACAGTTCATTGGTCAGAAAGAGATAAGTGTCCATGCTGCGGAAGTAATAACATTGAGAAGACTCGTTCATCTCTTTTGGTAGAGTATCTGAGAGTTATCAGAGCAAATAAACCGAATTTCGGTATGTACGAGAATGTAAAGAATATTGTGGGAAAGCAGTTTAAAGATACATTCAAGATGTTTACAAATGAATTGGACGAGTATGGATACAATGTGTACTGGAAAGTCCTCAATGCAAAAGATTATGGTATTCCTCAGAATCGAGAGCGTGTCTATCTGATTTTTATTAAGAAAGAATTGGATAACGGTAAGTTTACATATCCTGAACCATTTGATAACGGAATGAGATTAAAAGATATTCTTGAAGAGAATGTTGATGAGAAGTTCTATATCTCAAATGATAAAGTGCAGAAGTTTATTCAGACATTACATATTGATAAATCAGATGAGGGATCTAACACCCCTAAGTTTGTCGGAAATGTAAATAGACCTGATTTCGGAACTGGTTATGCAGGTGGCGTGTGGGATACCAATAATATTTCACCAACATTGACTACTATGCAAGGTGGTGGCAGACAACCTCATATTATGCAGGGTATTGACAAATCATATAACAATACAAAACAGATTGAAATCGAAAATTGTCTTACTGCGAAAGAAGATAGAGGAATCTCAAATAGAAAGTCTGAAGGAACTGCTGTTCTTGAAGTTGGAAGAACAGATAATCATCAAAAAGGTGGCGTATATTCTATAGATGGCATAAGTCCAACATTATTAGCAACATCATATAAGCAGCCAGTACAAATTAAAGTAGATAATATTGGAAATATAAATCCATCTGGCAAAGGTATGAATGGCAATGTGTTTGACGAGAATGGATTAGCACCGACTCTTACAACAAATAAGGGTGAGGGTAATAAGATTGCAATTCGCCAGGCAACTAAGAAAGGATATATTGAATGTGAACTTGGTGGTGTAGCTGATTTATCATATCCAGAGTCCAAAACAAGAAGAGGGAGAGTTCAGGAAAATGGTCAGATTTGTCCAACAATTACTGCAACTGAGACAGGTGTTTGTAGAATTGAATCGCTTATTAGAATCAGAAAACTTACTCCAAAGGAATGTTTTAGACTTATGGGATTCTCAGATGAAAATTTTGAAGCTGCTGAGAAGATGGTAAGTAACAGTCAGTTGTACAAGCAAGCAGGAAACTCCATCGTAGTAGATGTTTTATATTACATATTAGTTGAATTGTATAAGGCTATGCCATATCTTTTTGAGGATTTAAGATTAAGTAGTTTCTTCTCTGGGATTGGTGCATTTGAGATAGCATTAAACAGATTATATGAAGGAATCAACTCTGGAAATTTTACAAACCCACAAGCAGATTAAGTTCTGCTTGTGGTGATAAGCCACAAAATACACCAAATGAATTGATTTTTGTTGGTGGTATAGATAGTAACTTATGGTTGGATAATGGCAAACAGTTATCTAGGAACTTTAAACAAGGATACAGAGTTTACAGTAGTGAAGGGATTGCCTGCTCTATGACGACAAATGGTGGAGGTTTAGGCGGTTGCACTGGACTCTATCTTATAGAAACGGAGAATAATGAATAAAGACATACAATTTGAATTAACTTCAAGCAATTATGTTAATAAAAAATATACTGAATTTTACAAGAAACATGGATATATTCCAAAGATGTTCAATCCATATAATTGCAGTGAAATTACAGATACTGCACCAACTATTACTACTCAATGCGGAAGTATGACGAGTAGTAGTTCTATCTGTGTTATTGAAGAAATTCCACAAGAAAAGGATGTGTATGGAAAATAATACAATAGGTAGTTGGAAATAAGACAGGATATACAATATATAGTATTAAAATGTTGCAATAAATACTATATATTGTATAAAAATCAAGACCGAAAGAAAGCGGAATTTCATTGGGTGAAAAATTATGGAAAAAGTGATAAATGACTATGAAATCAAGGAAATTGCATTAAATCCAGCATATATGACAAATGATGACCTTGAAAGCCTTATAAATCAAGGGTTTCACGCACGTTGGATGAGAGAGGACGAAGGAAATGATAAAAGTATATTTACGATAACAGTTGATGAAAACCAATGAAACATAGATTTCATAGGGAGAAAAGGAGATAGTAATGGCGGTTGAATTAAAAGTAAACGTTATCAATCAATTAAAACTATTAAGGCAAAGCACGTTTAAGGACATATATTGCTTTCTTGACGAAGATGTGCAAAATGCCCAAAGAGCAAAAGCAACAGAAGTTAAAGTTACAATTGATAGATATGAAAATAAAGTGGTTATAGAGAACAATGGAAATATTTTAACAAATCCGCAAGCATTATTTTCTATTGCAGAAAGTGGTTGGGATGAGAGTGTGAGAAGTTCTGAAAATCCTTTTGGCATGGGGTTCTTTAGTAATATTACAGTCAGTAATTTAATCAATGTTCATTCTGGAAACACATATATTACATTTGATGTAGAAAAAATGATTGCAACCAGTAATACAGAAATTGAAGTTGAAGAATTAGATGATTACTATAATGGTTTTAAGCTTGTTTTGAATAATTTTGATTTTGAAACAGCAAATAGTTGGGATATTGAAGAAAGAGTAAAAATACTTGGAAAATATGTTCATGAATTGGATATTTATTATAATGGAGAATTAGTTGAAAAGAAAGATTTAACTGAAGGAGATAACAGTGAATACCAATTTTCAATAGAAGATAATGATTGTAGTGGATGGATTGCTCTTGCAGGTAACTATAGTTGGGGAGATAATGTAAATATTTTCTATAAGGGTAGATTAGTTTCAAAATTAGAAAACTTACCTTATCTAAAGGGAGACTTGCATGTAAGTGATAAAACATTAAATCTTACTTCACCTGATAGAAAAAATATTATAAAAGATGAAAAATTGAATGCGTTTCGAGATTTGGTTAAATTGTATGTAGAAGAATATTGTAACTCCTTGTTAACGAAAGGAATCGAAGATATAAATAACTACTCATCTTGCATTGGATATTATGTGAATAAAAAGAATGTAAAAAATCTTATAAAATTTATGACTTTTAAAAGTAATAACGAAGAAGATATAAAATATTTAAAAGGGGTAGCGGTTGCAAGAAGAAAAGATAAAAATATTGATAGTTTCAAAGGATATGAATTGTTTTTAAGAAAAGAAGCAGCCTCACAAAATGAACAGCTTGTGCAAGAAGTAACAATAATCCCTGAATTGCAGAATATACCTAACGAGGCGAAAGGACGTATATATCATGAAGGATCTTATTCAAGTAGAGATGGATATGTAGAAATTCCAGAAATTAAAGAACAAGATTTGATTGAGCAGAAAGGTTCAGTAATTTTAAAAGAAAAAGAACCAGTATTTTTTATAGCCTTTAATGAAGTAGAACAGTATGAATACAAATTGAATATAGCAAAATATTATGATTTGAAAATTATTGTAAGTAGAAATGATGTTGAAACTTCAATCTTAAAAACAATGAAGGAATCAGATAATGTTTTACATATTTCTGAATTAAAAGAAGATGTCGTAGTGAAAGGTTATTTATCTAATACGGAACTCTCCAATCAGGAAAGCAGAGCAATGATGTTATTTGATATGATTAGTAGAATACTTGGATTTGACCATAATGTATTTTCCATTGGTGATTTAATGGTAACAAAATCCATAGCAATTGAAGTACTTAATGTAGACGAAGAATTAGTGGAGTCGGATATTGTTGCGCTGAAAGATAGTTTAAATAAAAAGGTATATATTGACAGAAGTATTCTTAATAAGAATCACTTGAGAGAAGATATAAACGAAAACTTAGATGTCAAAGATTATCAATTTATTATGGCAAATTTTAAGCAATTAATGAAGGAAGTATCTTTGATTGCAGATATGAACGAAGATGAATGCGAAGAAAAGGTGCTTAATATTTTGGGTAACTGTGCATAAGAAATTGAATTCCCTTTGGATGTGAAATGAGGTGAATTATGGCTTATATAGAGAATGTTGTAATAGGAAAACCAATAGCAGAACCACAACTGATGTTTGCATTAGATGAAAATGATTGGAACAGAATTGAGCAGGAAAAGACTTATTATACAAACGAGAGGTTTCTTCCTAGAATTCTTGTGGAATTAGGCATTTATCCGTCAATCAGTGAGATTAGACGAAATAAGCCTAATTTTATGGTAAGTTTAGACAATGTTGATTTTATTGATAACTTGAAAGTTAGTAGAAAAAGAAGACTGTGGATTTTAGTAGGAGAATAATATGGCAGGATTTGTATCAAAACAGCCAAATGGATTATATTGTAGATTTTCGAGTGTCACGGATTGTCCTACGGCATGGAACATGACACGAGAAGATTATATCAATATGAAAATGCAGGAAGCAAAAGAAGATGCTGAAGATGTGCTGGATAATTATTTGCAGCCATTTGATATGGTGGTGGACATGTATTATCCAAACAATATGAAAAAAGAGGAATTTGATAAATTTCTTGAAGAGACTGGATATGATGAGAAATCTGAATAAATCAGAGAATAATATAACAGGAGGTGCAAATAAATGCAGAATATTAGTATTAAAGGAGTTTGCGATTGTGTAGACTTAGACAGAAATATCAAATTAACAAATGGCGCAGTTATAGTACAGAAAGAAAATAACAATGTAATAGGTGTTTATTTAGTGATTTCGTTCAGAGATAATAAAAACAAATATGGTAGTGATAGTACGTCAACATATTGTAGTTTAGTAAATCTCGATAATGGACAATTAGCTTTTGAAGAAAGGTGTAGTCGTGCGACAACAGAGAGACGTGTTCTTAGACATCTAACAAGGGCAGGTTTCAGTTATCCTTATAATCCAAATTCTCATGAGCAGGATAGTAAGTTTTACAATATGAGAGTTCAGGTTTATAACAATGGAAATTACAAAATAAATCTTGAACTTGGCGATGAATACATTATGTATGGTAGATAGGAGAATAAATCATATGAAGAAGAAAATTTTAGCGGTTGCATTAGGATTAACATTGTGTTTTGGAATGACTGGATGCCAGTCTGTTACAAAAGATTTTGGTGGATCAACAACAATTGAGCTTGAACCAAACCAGAAACTTGAAGAGATTACATGGAAAGATGATTCTTTATGGTATCTGACAAGACCTATGACAGATGATGATATTGCAGAGACACATACATTTCAGCAGTCATCAAATTTTGGAATGTTTGAGGGTACTGTAACTATTATTGAAAAGAAGAAGTAGTATGATAGACAACGAATTACGTCAGCAATATAGACAAGCTGTTGATGATTTGAGAATAGCATTTAAGAAGACTTGTTTGTATAGATTTTGCGAAGAAGTTGTGAAGAGACTAAGTAAGATTTTGAGGTAAAAGTAAACCGAAGTTTCTTGGTGATTTAGGAGGTAGAAATGGCAAACTTAAATTTAGAAGATTTCAGTGAAGAATATAGAAAAACAGCACCAATGGAGTGTTCTTTGTATTTAGTTTCTTGTTTAGATAAGGATACACAAGTTCAGTTAAAGAAAGATTGGAATGAAGCTGGTGGTATGAAAGCAATATCGTATTGGAAATGGTGTATGGAACATATTGATGTAACCTATCACAAATAAGAGAATAATACATTGAAAGAAATCTTTCATTCGGTCAGGAGGTGTGAAATGTTAGATATTTGCTATGAAGTATTTGAAGATTTAAAAAACGATATTGAAAATAATGATTTTATAGAGACAAAGTATTTAGACACATGGGATTTTGAGGATGAATATTCACATAACCATATTGATGAAAATCGAGATAAATTCATTGATATGGCAAATGAATATTTTAAAGAAAATAATTTACCATATGTTATGCGAGAAGTATGCGAAAACGCAATGATATGTAATAAAGATGGAGAAATTATACGAAGAGGAGAATAACTAAATGAGATATAAAGATTTTACATTAGAAGACATTAAAAAGTTCATCGACTCAGATAATTTTGAGTATGGGTTAGTTCATGCAGATTATAAAGAAGATTGTCCAAGTGTATTAGAGATATTCAGATTTGATTGTGAATATGATGACGATGATGTATATGTATGCGGTGTTTACAAAGATGAGCGTAATGATTTTGTAGTACAGACTGAAACTTGCATAAGTCCTTTAAACTTTGGTGACGGATGGTTGAATGATGAAAATGATGATTTATCTATTGAAACTTTGTTTGAGATGATTTTGACATATGCGAAGTCAAATATCTGTTATGATATTGATTTTCAGAAGAGGCAGATTGATTTCATCAATGATTTTGGTAAACATTTAGGATTTTCAATTAGTTCAGTTACGACTGCAACTGGAAATAAGTACGAATAATTATCCAATAAAACTCGCATTTCACAAGGAGGCAAAATATTGAGGATTGGTGACAAAGAAAATGTTAATGAAATCACACTCAGACATAAGGGCAGAGATATTAAATTTGAATGTTTTATCAAACCATTTCCTTACGCAGAAAGATTGGATTTAAAAGAAAAAGATCCAGTCGAGATTGTTTTTGATGATTTGACAGAAGTAGATGCATTAATTGATATGTTAAAAAGATTCAAACAGGAGTCACAGGAATATATAGGCGTTTGGAAGAGGAGTGGAAATTAAATGGATATTTATAATACAAAACGAAGAAAAATTAAATGTGTTAGAAACGATGATGACGTATGGGGTGGTGGCGGTGAAAATCATCACTTATTGGAAGTTGGTAAAGAATATACATTGGAAGATATTGTAGTTCATTCTTGGCACACAATTGTATATATAAAAGAGTTTCCAGATGTGGAATTCAATAGTGTTGTATTTGAAGAAATTGATTAGGAGGGAAATCATGTATCAGAATTGTTGTAAGAAGTGTGGCAGCGTTGCACTTCATATAGAAACAAAAGGTAATAATATAGGATTGTATTGTGATGATTGTGGTGCTTGGGTAAAGTGGCTCGGCAAGGATGAGTTAAGAGCATTTGAATATGCTCAGAAATCAAAGTTACCAAAAACAAGTTGTAACATTCCAATGCCAAAAGTAGCTGTTGTTGGTGCTCCTGGTATTATTGCAAAAATCAAATTATGTGGTGGTGCTTTTACAATTAATGTAGACGAAACAATGCAGTGGAAGAAACCAACTGATGAACAGATTAAGAATTTGCGTGATTTATTGTGTATTGATGTGGAAGTGTTAGGAGAATAACCATATGGAAGATTCAGTAAGATTTATGCTGCTGTACACTTCAATGCTATTATCTTGTAAAGATGAAGAATTGGCTGATTTTATTGATAATACAGCAAGTGTTAATTATGTTGGTGGGATTCCAATTGATTTACATAAATGTTCTATTGAAGAATTAAGAGATATTAGAGAAGGATTTGTGAAACAAGTTCTGGATCAAGCAAAAGATGAACTGGATAAATTAACAACAGTGCAGCCATTAAGATATAAGCCTGAATGTGATGGGCAAATTGATATATGGAATGAATTTCATAGATTAAATGGAATAGTAAGAATGAAAGATACTGTTGTTAGATTGGTTAAAGAAGGAGAATAATTATATGAGCAAGAAAGAAGAATGGATGGTTCATATTTGGGGTGGTGCATGGAATCACGATGCCAATCCATCCATCGAGAAAGATTTAGGTATAAAAGAGGGCTATTACTATTTTAATACTGAAGAAGAAAAGAACAAGTTTATTCAGTTAATCAGACAGGATAAATATGAGAAACAAGGACTGGCAACTGATTGTAAACATGGAATTATGACTCATAAGAGGACAATTTTTGTTGCCACTCTTAAATACAGGGACAAAACATTTGTCATTCATTATGACTTAGGATATGAATATCCAGAAGATAGCGCAATTTTTTATTTCACAGAAGGTAATTTTGGTTGTGATTGTAATAGAAGCCTTGCTATCAGATGGGAATATGGAGAAGATGCTATTCCTGAATTACCTTGTGGAGATGAGATTGAAATGACAGATTATCATGTCGAGTATCAAGATTAGTAAAGAATAATAAAAAGCAAGGTCTTAAAAATAAGGGCTTTTGAAAATGAATTTTGACTTGAAATTTTGGTTTCATGACTTGTCACGAAAACTATACAATATTCGTGACAAAAAGAGAATATAGCAATGTAATTACAATTAAGGAAAGGATAAGAGTACCATGGGTAAGCTGCGCAGCACTTAGGTACGAATTATTAAAGTATTAGAATTGTTCGCTGGCACACGTTCAATTGGCAAAGCTTTTAAAGCAAGAGGTCATGAAGTGTACAGTGTAGAATGGAATAAAGATTTTGAAAACATTGATTTATATGCAGATATTAGTCAAGTAACTGCACAAGATATTTTAGAAAAGTTTGGTCAGCCTGATGTTATCTGGGCATCTCCTGACTGTACAACATTCAGTATTGCTGCAATAAGTCATCATCGAAGAAAAAATCCTGAAACTGGTAATCTTGATCCAATCAGTGATTATGCAAAATTCTGTGATGCAACTGATCAGCATGTCGTTTCTTTAATCAAAGAATTAAATCCAACTTATTATTTTATAGAAAATCCTCGTGGTGGTATGAGGAAGATGTCTTGGATGCAAGATTTACCAAGATATACAGTTACATATTGTAAGTATGGTGATACAAGAATGAAACCAACTGACATTTGGACAAATCACCCAAATCCAAAATTTCTACCTATGTGTAAGAATGGAGATCCATGTCATGTATCAGCTCCAAGAGGAAGTAGAACAGGTACACAAGGATTAAAAGGTGCAAAAGAGAGAAGTGTAATACCACAGAAATTGTGTGAACACATTGTAGATATTTGTGAAGAAGGACTTGCTGAGAATAATTTACATGACAAGTGTAAGTCGTGCGATAACAAGTGGTCTTCATTTGAATGTGATATGTGTGAAAATTTCGACATGTATGAGAACAAAAAAGAGAATAATGAGGTGTAACTGATAATTTGTAAAATTCCAATCTCTGAAATGTCCTAAAATCAAGGCTTTCAGAGGTTGAAAAAGCATTGAAAACCACGTTTCTTATGGTTGTGAAAATAGGTGAGAAAAATATATTGGGGTTTAAATATTGAAGAATGGGAGTTTAAAAATAATTATGAAGACATCTATTTTCTGCTTCATTGTTTATACAATGCAAAAACTGAGTTATATGACAGAACTCTTACTGATATGAGAAGTAGGTATGATCCGACTGAAGCATTTATAGAGGGCTGGAATAGAAGTAGATCGAATTGGTATTCCAAGAAATTATACGATAAATGTGTGAAATGCATTGAGTTAAAAACAAGAGGTCATTTTGTACACAGACATTGGAAAGAATGCGTTTGGAAGTACGAAGGTCTTTCAGCACAAGGATGGATAAATTTATATCAGCAGTTGATCAAAGAAAATAAATACGACAGTTGGATATTGGAATATATAGAAATTGGAGAATAACAATATGAACAAGAGACAGAGAAAGAAATTATTTAAACAGACACTTATTAAGGTTAGAAAACTGCATCCACAGAAGGGTGATGTGATTTGTTTTCAGCCAGATTTAAATTGGATTGATGTCGAGACTATGTGTCAGTTTATGAATTTATACGCTGACAATAAAGTTTTTGGTGAAGCAATATTGACTTTTGTACCTGCTGATATTAAGCAGCTTAGACATAAAAAGGATGCTCAGATATATGTTGATAAATTACAAAGCATTGTAGATCAGATGGGAGAATAAATGATTAGTCAAGTTGAGTCAGAAAGTATAGATGTTGGTGAAAAGAAATATTATCTTGTAACTCCTGAAGGTCTAATATTTCATGAAATTCCATTTGAAGAAATACACAACTTAACAAGAGAAGTATGGGTATCAACCTGCCCTTGTTGTAGTGGAATTCAAGGATATTATTATTCAAAAAATGAAGCCAAACGAAATAGCAAATTTTGTATTCAATGTAGGTGTACTCATTTGTTTTTAGTAAAGAAATACAAAGGATATTATAAACAGAATGTGAATTTTAGATTATTAACAAAGGGTTATAAGGAATATAAGGGAGTTAAATATCCTTATATGAATATTCATGGTTAGAGGAATGAAGCATTTTCTTTGGAGTTTTGGAAAAATAAGAGAGAATACATAGGTGACGACATTAAATTATAAGGAGATATGTTTTATGCGAAGAAAAGATAAAAAATTTAAAATCCAATACAAAGTCGATGATAAGGTATTGTCTTTGAGGTTTGAGACAATACGGGATTTTTTAGAAACCGATTTCCCTAAGAATAATAATCCAATGTCACCTACAAACGATACGGAATTATTATCCGTAACTTGGCACAAGCAACCGCTATTTGAAAAATGTTTTAAATTAGGTGAAGTAAAAACGCTTTTAAAAGATTTTAATCCTACAAAATTACTTAGGAAAGAAATCTATTCAATAGAAGAAGTCAGAGATAAAGTAAAGGATGTTTTATTTGAGAAAGATAAAAAACTTGCAAAAGTTGATTTTGATGGAGATTTGATTAAGGGCAATAGCCAAAGATACCAAACATTTTTTACTAAAGGTTGTAAATGCGTAGTTTGTGGAATTGAAGGAAAATATTTTGCAAAAGAAAGACATTTACAGGATAAAAGTTATCATCTAAATTTGTATGCAGTTGATGATAATGGTGATGAAATTTTAATGACAAAAGATCATATTATGCCACGCTCAAAAGGTGGTATTGATGATATTAGTAACTATCAAACAATGTGTAAGCTTTGTAATGAAGCAAAAGGTAACAAATTAGAAGATTAAAGAAGAAAGGAAAAATAGAAAAGTTCCTATAGGATAAAGTGCGCACTACTTACTAAGGTAAGAGGAACTTATGTATTGTGCTTATATCACAACATTAAAAGGATTAAGAAAACATAGTAACGCTGATAGGTTACAGTGTGTAGAGGTATTTGGACAGAATGTAATTGTAGATTTGAATTATCAGGAAGGACAGAAAGTAGTATTCTTCCCATCTGACGGTCAGTTATCACTTGAGTATGCAGCAGATAATAACCTTGTCAGAAAGAAAGATGAGAATGGAAACAACATTGGTGGTTATATGGATGCTGAGAAGAGAAATGTAACCGCTATTAGACTTAGAGGTGAGAAGTCAGAAGGACTTGTATTACCTGTTGAAACACTTTCTAAGTATACAGATATTTCAAAATTAAAAGATGGCGATCAGATTACAGTTCTTGGTGGTCATGAGATTTGTCAAAAATATATTCCAAGAGGAAAAAATCGTTCAAGAGGTAATGGAAATAATTTAAAGAAGAAAAATAAGTTTCAGAAAGAAACAGTATCATATCCATTTTTTGAGGAGCATAAAGATACTGCACAGCTTGCATATAATATATCAGCATTTAAGCCAGGAGATACAATTTATATTACTCGTAAGCTCCACGGAACATCGGCTCGTACTATGAAGACTGTTAAGGTTACAAAGAAGAATAGTAAGCTGAGAAAGTTTTTACATATGAAGCCAAAGGTTATAAGAGAAGTTTCTGTTGTATCTGGTAGCAGAAGGGTTGTGTTAAAGGATATGACAAAGAATGATGGATATTATTCTGATAATAGATTTAGAAAGAAGTACCACGATTTATTAAAAGACAAGCTTCCTGAAGGTGCTGAAATTTTCTATGAAATTGTCGGATATGTAAATGAAACAACACCAATTATGGGTTCAGTATCTAATAAGGGAGTTAAGGAAAAAGAATTTACTAAGAAATTTGGTGACACCACAACATTCTCATATGGCTGTGACCAAGGCGAAAATGAGATGTATGTATATCGAATGACAATGACAACAGCAGACGGAACAGTTGTTGAAGTGCCTTGGGAAACTGTAGAAGTATGGTGTGACAAGTTGGGCGTTAAGCATGTACCTGATTTAGAGAAGTTTATTTTTACTACACCAGAAGATTTGAAAGAAAGAGTAAATAAATATCTTGATGGTATGCCAGCAGATGAAATCGGTAAGACACATGTTGCTGAAGGTGTAGTTGTTCGTATTGATAACAGAGCAACATTCACAGCTTATAAGGATAAGGTGTTTGAATTTAAGGTAATTGAGGGGATTGCTAAAGATACATCTGATGTGCCTGATATGGAAGAAGCTGAAGAGTTATTCGAGGAGACTTTAAATGAATAAACCTACATTGTATATTATGTGTGGTTTGAGTGGTAGTGGCAAGTCAACCATTACCACTCAGATTGCCAATGAGAATCCAAATACAATAATCGTATCATCCGATGCAATTCGTGAGGAATTGACTGGTAATTACGAAAATCAAGAACATAATAAAGAAGTATTCAAAATTTTTCATGATAGAATCCGTAAGAATTTGGAGAATAAAAAGAATGTAATCGCAGATGCGACTAATCTGACTATGAAATCTCGCAGAGCAATTATGATGAAAGTAAATGGCTTAAATGTCAGAAAAGTATGTGTAATTATTCCAAAGCCATTTGAACAGTGTAAAAAAGATAATCTACATAGAGAACATCCTGTACCTGACTTTGTGTTGGATAAGCAGATTAGAAAATTTCAGATTCCGTTCTACGAGGAAGGATTCGATGAGATTATTATTCATAATTTATTAAATGATTACGAACCAAATGATATTCCAGATATGAGAGGATTTGATCAGAAAAGTCCGCATCATACAATGAATTTATTTGAACACTGCAAATATGCATCAAGATTATTTTCTACAAAATATGCTTATCCTGCAAGATTCAGAATAGGTGCTTTGTATCACGATTTAGGCAAATTGAGTACACAAACATTTGATGAAGATGGGATAGCTCATTATTATCAGCATCATTGTTACGGTTCATATCAATACATGACAGCTATGTATCATGTTAATTCTGATGTTGTTTTAGATACATGTTTCCTCATCAATTACCATATGATGCCTTTTAGTTGGGATACTGATAAAGCAAAGCAGCGTTGGAAAGAAAGATTTGGAGAATATAAATATAAGATGCTTTTAGATTTTAACGAATGTGATAGAGCGAGGTAAGTGTATGTGTAACCGTTGTAATTATGATTCACCTGACAATCAGATATATGTTGATCCACTGACAAATGAATATTATTTGGATATTGAAACTTCTGAATGGGATGAATATGACGATGGATTTGTTCATCAGAAAGAATATATTTCGTATTGTCCTTGGTGTGGAAGGAAATTAGGAGAATAAAATAAAAGAGGTGATTTGATGAAATGTAAAGATTGCCTTTATGGATATGAAGACTTTGAAAAATATAAATCATACATTGACGAAGAAGATATTGAGAACTGTGTTTGGTGCGATAAAGTTGGTGGCAAGGTTTATTCTTTTGGTCATTGTAGTGATTGGTATGAACACGATGAAGAAAAGCATAAGAATCATTCCAAGAAAAAGAGAATGAATAAGCGTGAGAGATATTTAAGGCATCAAAATCATCTCAAATATTTAGAAAGAGTGTCGTGTAGATATCCTTATGCTGTAACATATAAAGATAAGATATTGATTAAAGGTTTGGGATATGTTGAAAATCCAAAACCATATTATAAAAGATGGTATAGAGGTAAAAGAAGCAGTTATTTGAAGCGACAGTCCAATAAAGCGATTCGCAGATATAAGGGTGAATTACACAAAGGTTATCAACATATTCATAAAATTTATGATTTTTGGTGGAAATTTAGCTAGGAGAATAAATATGAAGATAGAGCTAATCAAGTTAAAATTCAATGATACACATTCATACAAGTACAAGCCATTTAAACATTGCTGTGATGAAATCCAGAATGATAAAGCCATCATTTTCACAGATGAAGATTTAATTTATAGTGATGATTGTTGGGATGATGAAAGATATATTCCGAGATTCTGTACTTCATATACAGAAGTTATTACATCATATGAAGACGAATTTGTACAGACAGACAACTATCCAATTCAGTTTTGTCCGCACTGTGGTGAGAAGATTGGGATTGAAGTCGTAGATGAGATTGATGTATCTGAAAAGTATGATGAACTGACTAAGCAGCGTATTGAATTACGGAAGAAGTGTCAGAGAACAGATAGTAAGAAAGAAGAGTATGATTTAAGAAAGCAAGTTAGAAAATTAGATGACCAGATTAATGATTTTTATGAGTTGGGAGAGTGGAAAGGAGAATATTAAAATGGGAAACAGATTATTACTTGAGAATGATGTTATTAAAGCAGTTGATAGGCACACAAACAGATATGGCAATCTTGATGATGATATTAGGTGTATCCTTGAAGAATTAAAATCACCAATCCTTGTTGGTTCAAAGGAGGCAATAAATAACTTAAAAGTAGAAAATAAACCAGTACAGAAACAGAAGCGAGTTCAGTTATTCGAGAATGAAGATGTCGTATTAGAACAACGTGGTAATAGATATTACTTATCTTTGTATGACAAGGAAGGGAAATTCCAGCGAGAAGTTACTATTGATGTGAAAGATGATTATAAGGTTGGGCTTGGAAACAGCAAGTAAAGGAGATTATTATGGCAATGTTTAAGAATTTTAAAGATGATGAGTTGATTGTAAGCTGTAAATGCGGTTGTGATGAGGGTATCCATTTTAAAATCGCCGATTATGAAGATGGAGATTACGCTTTTTTGACCTATACGAATGGCAATTTTTATACTCAGCAAAGACCATTCTTTGAAAAGTTGAAGAAAATTTGGGCGATTATTAGGAATAAGGATTTTTATTATTCGGATATTGTGTTTACAAAAGATGAATTTAATAAGTTTAAGGAATGGATTAATAGAAAGTAGAGGTAAGTAAATTCAGGTTTCATTTGGTTACAAAGAGAGAATATAAAAACAAGGAGGTAAACAAAATTGAAAAGACAGATTCGTAGAGGTGTTTTCGAGACAAATTCATCAAGTCAGCATTCACTTTGTATCATGAAAAACGATGAACATTATACGCCAGACGAGATTTCTAAGGATTTTTATTTGTGGGATGACAAAGAAACTGGTGAAAAGGATTGCGAATGGCATATTTGGGATCATGATATGGAATTTGGCAGAAGTCCATTTAGAGCTTTGGGTAACTTTCATGATAAATGGTTGTATGCTTGTGCTTCATTAGTGCATGAATATAATGATGAGAATTATAAGAAACTTGAAACACTTGCATTAAAATATGTTCCTGGTCTTAAAAAGATTGTCATTCCTATGATTTCAGATTCAATCGCTGATAAAAATCATCCAGAGAATAAAGATAGTGAATATGCACAAAAGTATGGTAAGACAGAGGATGAACTTAATGAGTGGCTTGAACAGAAAGAAAAAGATTGGAAAATTGATACAATCGAATATTGGGAGGGAGATAATGGATATTTTCATTTTGATAAGCCATATACAGGGTATGTTGATGAAGATATGCTTAGTGGATTCCTCAAAAAAGAGAATATATCATTAGAAGAATATCTGATAAATAAGAAGTATGTTGTTATTCAGGATGGTGACGAATATTGTTATTGGTCAGATATGAAGAAAGCAGGATTAGTAAATATGGATGCTATTGATCATGAGTATCCAAGAGATGATTATGGAATGGAGGATTAAAATATGAAGAGACAGATTAGACGTGGAGTTTTTGAAACAAATAGCAGTTCAACACATAGTTTAACAATGTGTAGCAAAAAAGAATATGATGAATTTGAAAAAGGGAATATGTACATAGAAAGATGGGGTTCTCACAAACTGTATACAAAAGAAGAGATGATTGAAAAATTCAAACAAGCAGTGGATTGGAGAACAAAAGCACCAAAATATCCTGGCATAGATTGGAATAATGACGATGAATTTAATCGTGTTTTAGCAGAATCAGATTATTGTACTTCTGAAGAATATTGGAACAATGTTTCTGAAGAGTATGAGACTTTTGAAGAATCTTATACAGGAGCAAATGGCGAGACCGTATATGCATTTGGATATTATGGTTACAATTAATTAGGAGGATTTAAGAATGGAATTATTAGGAAGATATAAGAATGGTAACTTTTTCACTACTATTCTGAGTGATGGAACAAAGATCAGAGAAACAGAAGATGATGAGTTTGTACCAGCTTTTGCAGAGAATATGGATATAAAAATTTGTAATTTTTGCGATATGGGATGTCCATTCTGCCATGAAGGTAGCACAACAGATGGAAAATTTGGAGATATTTTGAATGAGAAATTCATTAACACACTTCATCCTTATCAGGAAGTTGCTATTGGTGGTGGTGATGCTACAAGTCATCCTGATTTAATTCCATTCTTGGAAAAACTCAAAGAGAAGAAAGTCATTGCAAATATGACTGTAAATCAGATTCATTTTGAGAAAAAACAAGAACTTATTAAAAAGCTTGTTGATGAAAAACTTATCTATGGTCTTGGTGTATCACTTGTAAATCCCACAGAAAAATTTATTGAACTTATTAAGAAATATCCAAATGCGGTCATTCATGTAATCAACGGGGTATTAAAGCCATCGGATGTAGAAGCTTTAGAGAATAATGATCTGAAGATGCTGATTCTTGGTTATAAACATTTAAGACGTGGTGATGATTTTTATTCAGAAGATCATGAAAACATTGTTGTAAAGCAGAATTGGCTATATGAAAATCTTGCAGATATTATTGAGAAATTTAAGGTAGTTAGCTTTGATAATCTTGCCATTGACCAGTTGAATGTTAGAAGATTGATGTCTGATGATGAATGGAATGAGTTCTATATGGGCGATGATGGCAATTTCACTTATTTTATAGACATGGTAGAGCGTAAATTTGCAAGAAGTTCAACGGCAGCATTTGATAAGAGATATGACGTATTGGATTCAGTAGATGATATGTTCCAGAAAATCATATCTGAGTAACTTCACAGGAAAGCAACATATCATTGGATTATAGAAAAGAGGTATCAAATGGATGATTATAAAAAGCTAATTGATTCAACCGAATTACAGAAAACAGTATTGAATTTCATTGGGTCTGAAGAATTTAACAAGATGGTCAATTGTTCAATATTCAAGGATAATCAAGAGTGTAAATCTGCCATTATTTACGGAATGTCAATCGCATCAATATTGGTCTGTGATTGCACTCCATTTTATATTAAATTTAATGAAGAAACTGATGAAGACGATAATAGACCACAATGTTGCATAGATCATGGTAAGTATTTCTCGACATGAGACACTTGTGAGTTTGGAGAATAACAAAAAATTATAAAGGAGAATATTAAACATGGAAACAATTTTAAGATTATTAGCAGAGAACCCAGAAAGTTTAGGAGAGGTAGTAAAGACATACATTACAAAGTATAAAGAGCCTGTATATGATGTTCTGAAGGAACTTATGATTATTGCAAAGGATTATTCTGAGAATACTGAATATCCTGCAATTCAGGCGAGAATCAAGAAGAATATGTTTGATGCATATGTAAGTGTTGGTTTTACAGAGGATCAGGCATTAGCACTTATGATTAACGATAATATTCAGCTTTTGAAGAACATTCAGAAGTCAGTTAATAATACTTCCGTAAAGAAGAGTAAGTAATGGTTTCGCAGTAAACCAATCTTTCTTTGGAAAATTTTTAATCGTATCTAAGCCATTCGGCTATGGGAATCCCAACAAATAAGAGAATATTACAGTGTAACTAATAAAAATATTACATATAAAGGAGATTTTAAATGAAGAACACAAATTGGAAAGTGCCAGTAATTATTGGCGTAGGAGTATTAGCGGTTATTTTGATGATTGTATTTGGTGTACAGAGTTCGCAGAATAAAGCTATTGCACTTGAGGAGCAGGTAAATACAGCATCATCAGATATTAAAGTACAGGAAAAGCGAAGAGTTGACCTTGTGTATAACCTTGCTGATTGCGTAAAACAGTATGACAAATATGAAGCTGATACATTGACAGCAGTTGCGGATGGTCGTGGATCAACAGGAGATATTGAGAATGTAACAACAGCTATTACGGCAGTTGCAGAAGCATATCCTGAGCTGAAGTCCAATGAGAATTATAAGACTCTTATGAATGAATTATCTATGACAGAGAATATGATTGCAGAGTATCGCAGCAATTACAATAAACAGATTAAGGAATACAAACGATATGTGAGAAAGTTCCCTACAAGACAGTTTCTTGGATTGCTTGGATACGAAGTGCAGGAATATGAGTATCTGGATTACAATGCGCCAGTTGATGCTCCACAGGATTTGTTTAAAGAGGATTAGTATATGAGATATGGTTTTGATTTTGGCGATTTTGAAATAACAAAACGTGAAATCTTGGCTAGTATTTCTATCATTGCAGTTATGATTCTGTTTGGTATTCTGATTTCTTCTAAGATTTCAGAACACCAAATGGATAAAAATGAAATTTATAACAAAGCTGTTAAGATAGAAAGTCAAGAAATGTTCCAATATGGAATGGATACAAATGTTGGTAATGCATTTGTATATGGTAATTTGAAAGCAGTAGATGCAGTTACATATCCTGAAATTAGTGGAGAATATATGTATGTAGAAAAAGTCAAAGAGCGATACACAATGCATACAAGACAAGTAGCTCATACAAGAACTGTTAATGGCAAATCACAAACTTATTATACAACAGAAACATATTGGACTTGGGATAGAGTCGGAAGTGAAAATATTAAGTGTAAAGAAGTATCATTTTGTGGAGTAAATTTCACAAGTAATAAAATTAATTTACCTGGTACTGATTATATTGACACAATTAAAGAGTCGAGTCATGTAAGATATAAATATTATGGTGTTGGTACTGAATATAAAGGAACAATTTTTACAGATTTGAGAGATAAAACCATTTCTGATAACACATCATTTTATAATAATTCGACTATTGACGAGACGATAGAAAGATTAGAATCTGATTTTCCAATTATTATTTTCTGGTTCTTTTGGGTTATTTTAATCGGTGGAATGGTATTTGGGTTCTACTATTTGGATAATAGGTGGTTAGATTAAGGATAAGAAAGGAGAACAAATGAGTAGCAGTGGCATTTATGGAATAAGAAAAGATTATACAGGAGAAGAGATATTTGAATATAAAAACTCATGGTGGTTTTCTCCTATAATTTGGAGTGTCTTACCAGATAAATATATTCATGATTACATTCAAACACCATTTGGTTTTAAAAAGGGAATTATTGGAATGGATGGGAACGATGTATGGACAAGAACTAACAAATCCATTAATGAGTGCGATAACACACCTGATAGGGTTTGTTGGGAGATGTCGAATCAACAGATTTTTCATACATCTGACAAACAAATTATTTCAGATTCTATTATGCAATTCTTAAAACAAAATGATACTTATGATGTATCAGAAGAAGATAATGTTCCCGTTTTAAAAAGAGAACATATCATTGAGAGATTTACAGAAATAGCAAATGATATTTTATCAATTGATGAAAATGAATTTCCATATTTTGTATTTAAAAATACAACAGTGGATGATGGTGTTGAGAGATGGTTTGAAAAATATGACGAGGAATCTGATGAATATGTTTCGTGTGCAATGTCAGAAAATACAGATGATTTTTATGCAGAATTTGTATTTTTCAAAGATGGAAAAATTAACAAATTTGTAAGTAACAAAGATTATCAGTTTGAATCATAGAAAGAAATTTTTCTTTCTTGGGAGGTGATTAATATATTTCGTATAGAGAAAACTGAAGTTGTAAATGGATGTGATTGTTGGGGAAGACCAGAATATGATGATGTATATGAAGTTTATTGTAATGATGAATTTGTATGTCGTATGTCAAGTGATCCAACAATATTAGTTGATAAGATAAATGATGTTTTAAATAGTTATAGGAGAATAATTATATAGGACAGCTAATTAATAAAACAGTATTATGAAAAATCGGAGGAAAAAGAATGAAAAGAGGAGATATTATTGAATTAATTGAGGATACAACATTTTATAAAAAAGGTAAGAAGGCTTATTTTATTGGTAGATCAAATTTTAATCCTAATAAAATTGAAATTGTTTGGGTTGGTGAAGAACAGGCTTATAAAGATGGCGATATAGACGAATTTCCAGCTAGATTGTTTAAGCAGGTTGAACATGGCGATAGGTGATGGAAGAAGAACATATTCAGATAGTACATTAAAGTCTATGACAAAAGATGAGCTGATTGATATTATTCGCTGCTTAGAAAGTAATCTTAGAAATGCACATGAGACAAATGATATTCAGTATGAGAATTGTAAGAGGTTGCTAAGTGAAAATGGGATAATTCAAGGTGGATATAAGAAGAAAATTGATGAACAGACAGAGGCTTGGATTAAAGCAGGATTGACATTATCAGAAGCAGACAAAGAAGAATTGATGAGAATGTCGCAGTTAAGAGAATAAGTAATTGTAAACAATAATTTTATATCATAGGAGGAAATAAATATGATGAACAATTTTTTAAATGGCATGTTTGGTAAGGTAGGAAGTGGAATGTGTAGACTTTCTATGAATGGTGGAATTGCAGTTAAGACAAATGGTGGTTATAAGACATATAACATCAAGACTGGCAAGCTCACAAACTGTAGTAACTTTGTATTTGATATTGGAGAGGAATTCTTCTTTATTATTCCAACTAATAAGGTAGAGAAGGGTGACATCATTCTTGTAAATGGTAAGCCAAGATGTGTTATTGAAGCCGATAAGACAAAGATTACAGTAATCAATTATGAGGACTCAACAATTGAAACCGTGCTTCCTGAAAGACATGTATTTATGGGCAATACATATTTTTATGGAAAGATTGTTTCGATGTTTGGAAGTGATGTTATTAAAGGTAAGAAAGGTACAAATAATATCTTTAAGTACATGATGCTTTCTCAGATGATGAAAAGTGATAATGGTTCTGCTGGCATGATGAATGGCAATGGTGGAATGAGTTCTATGTTACCACTTATGATGATGGGTGGAAATATGGGTGATATGTTTGACGGAATGTTCGACTTTGATATGAGTAGCAATGATGACGATGATACAGAAGTAGATGAAGAGGAGGAGGCATAATATGGGATGCGGTTCATGGACAAGAGATAGTTATGTAAGTTATTCAACAACAAAGGGTATGAGTGTTTCAACGGATGGTATGATTAGAGGTTCTTATTCTAATCAGGACATGTTTAAGGCAAGAAATATTGATTCTGCACTTGATCCTAAGAATGTTATTAGAGAGTGTTGCGATACAGAGGAACATCCAAACACAATTCCTGTTATTCTTGCACTTGATGTAACTGGTTCTATGGGACAGGCTGCCGTTGAAGTGGCAAAGAAGTTAAATGTAATTATGACTAAGTTATATGAAAAGGTTACAGATGTTGAGTTCCTTATCATGGGTATTGGTGATTTAGCTTGTGATAGCTATCCAATTCAGGCTTCACAGTTTGAGTCAGATATTCGTATTGCTGAACAGCTTGACAAGATTTATTTTGAATTTGGCGGTGGTGGAAATAGTTATGAATCCTACACAGCAGCATGGTATTTCGGTTCTCGTCACACAAAGCTTGATTGCTTAAACCGTGGAAGAAAAGGAATTATTATTACAATGGGTGATGAGCAGTTAAATCCATATCTTCCATTTAAGAGTAGAGGTCATGGCTTATCAGAGGTGACAGGTGATAACCTTCAGTCTGATGTAGAGACTAAGGATTTATACGAAGAGGCTTCTCAGAAGTTTAACATTTATCATTTAGATGTAAATCACGGTCACAGATGGGATGAAGAAGAAATTGAGAAGTCCTACAAGAAGTATCTTGATGATACACACTTTAGAAGAGTAACTATGGATAGTATTACAAATGAGATTGTAGATATTATTGTTAGTGAAGCAGAGAATAATGTTACAGATACAGTTACTACACCTTCTAACTCAGAAGGAATTACTTGGTAGGATAGGAGATTTAAGAGATGAAAGACATTAAGATTGTAATAGGTGCTAACTTTGGAGATTGTGGAAAGGGATTAATGACAGATTATTTCTCACAGAAACCTAATAGTATTGTTGTTTGTTCAAATGGTGGTGCTCAGAGAGGACATACCGTAACAACGCCTGATGGAATCAGACATGTCTTTCATCATTTTGGATCTGGAACATTCAATCATGCAAGTACATATTTATCTGAGGATTTTATTGTTAATCCAATTATCTTTAAGCAGGAATATGATGAATTGATGAAATTAGGATATATTACGAATGTTTATATCAATCAAAATTGTATGTTGACTACACCTTTTGATATGATGGCAAATCAGATTATAGAAGAAAATCGTGGAAAAAATAAACATGGTAGTTGTGGCTTGGGAATTTTTGAAACTATCAAAAGATATAAAGCTGGCATAACTGATGTAGATAATCATATCAGGGAATACTACTTAGAACAATTTGAAAGAGAGAATATTATATTAACAGATGAATGGTCAAAAATATTCCTTGATAATGGTATATTTGAACACTTTTTAGATGATTGGGATTTTATGAATAATCACTCATTGGCTATATCAGATAATTATTTCTTAAATCAATTTGACAATATTGTATTTGAAGCTGCACAAGGTTTATTGCTTGATCAGAACAACACAGAATATTTTCCACATCTAACACCGTCTAATACAGGTATTAAAAATCCCAAGAGAATAATTGAAAATGTTGAATGGAATGATGAGATAAATATTGAAACTTGTTATGTATCTCGTACTTATTTAACAAGACATGGTGCTGGTAAATTCCCATCTGAATGTAATAAGAGATTTATCAACGAATATATGTTTGATAAAACAAATGTGCCAAATCCATTCCAGGATACATTGAGATATGGAACACTGGATTTAGGAGAATTATATAGTAGATGCTCTAATGATATAGGAAACTTTGGAGATAAAAAATCAATCACCATTACACATTGTAATGAATATGATTGGGATAATGATAAATTGATTGAGTTATTCAAGGATTGGAATATTTATTACTCAGATGGTGAAACACATAATGATGTGAACTGAGAACAAGAAAGATTCGTTCTTTTGGAAATATGGAGGTAAAAAATGGAGAAATTTTATATTGTAACAAATGAAGATTTTTTAAAAGGGTTACATCGTGATGAAGTAATAGAAAAAAACAGAAGAGAATTTATCAAAGATTTTTTCAATCGCATAGGAATAAGTGGAAATCATTATTATATGCGTGGAGATGGTAATGTTAATGTTGCGTTTAAGGAAAACACAAAAAGTAATATTGAATTGTATATTGATGATGTGCAGGAAAATAGTGAAAAATTTGGTAATCAATTAAACAAACCTAAAATGTTTGAAGGTCAAAGTATGAGAAAGTTTAAAAAAGGTTGCAAAATATTAAAGCAATTTCAAGATGAATGTATTAAAAAGGAGATAGTTATTAATGCTTATCCTTTGAGGTGTGGAGACTAGATAAAGTCTGTATAATGGTGTAAATTCGATATAATTAAAAAGAGCCAAATGCTCATCTTTCAGTTATAATTAAGTTACCACACAAAACATAATTGAAAGGATAAAACATATGGCTCAATTACATTTTACATTAGATTACAACTTTTTTGTAGGACTTTTTTCAGAATCTAAGGATGATGCCTTTGGTAAACTTATGGAGGCATTGCTCAATCAAGTTCTCCAAGCTGAATCAGCAGAACAGCTTGGTGCTGATAATTATGAACGTTCAACAGAGCGTTCTGATTATCGAAATGGAACCCGCACAAGAAGTTTAACAACGCGTATTGGAAAGATAGAGCTTAAAGTTCCTAGACATCGTAATGTTCCATTCAAAACATGCCTGTTTGAAAACTATCAGCGTAATGAACAGGCATTAATTTCTACTATGATGGAAATGGTTATACAAGGTGTTTCTACTAGAAATGTCAAAAAAGTCACAGAAGAACTGTGTGGCGAAGCTTTCTCAAAATCTACTGTTTCAGAAATTTGTAAGGAATTAGATGTTCCTATTAAACATTTTAAAGAGCGACTGCTTCCAGAACATTATCCATTCATCATTGTAGATGCGATATATTTAAAAGCCCGTGAAGATCACCGGGTTAAATCAAAGGCATTGTTTTTAGCTATAGGAGTAAACAACATAGGCCATAAAGAAGTCCTTGGCTTTGAAGTTTATGATGCCGAGAAAATCAATACCTGGAAAGACTTCTTTGAAAGTCTTAAAAGTCGTGGCTTAAGAGGTGTTGACATTGTTATATCTGACGCACATGCCGGACTTGTTGAAGCAATAAAAGAATGTTTTTCCGGTTCGTCTTGGCAGCGCTGTCAAGCTCATTTCACAAGAAACATTATTGATAAATGTCCTAAGAAATACAGTACTGGTTTAGCATCTGAATTGCGAGATATGTTTAATGCATCTACGATAGATGAAGCAAGGCGACTGAAAGAATGTATATATGATGAATATCAGGATGTAGCTTCTGAAGCGATGGAAATTCTTGATGAAGGATTTGAAGACAGCATTACTATTATGGCATTACCATCAAAATATCGTATAGCTCTAAGAACCAGTAACATAATAGAACGTGAAAATCGTGAAATACGAAGGCGAGAAAAAGTTATTCAGATTTTTCCGAACACAGAATCTATTATTAGATTAATTGGCGCAGTCCTTGAGGATGATCATAATGATTGGAGCATAGGTCATAGACTTTTCGACATGAAGGAATACTATGACAAGTTAAATGCAATTCAAAGGACATTACTAAAGATAAAAGCAGCGTAAACATATTTAATATAGCTGAAAGATGAATTTACACACAAAAATGGACTTGACTGGAGACTACTTCGAAGAAACGGAAATGGGTGGCTATTCAAGAACAAGTTTTGAATACAATGGAAAACAATACTTACGTATGAGTACTAATCGCTATAATTCATTAACTCCTTATGAAAATGGTTTTGAAGAGATAAAAGGCAGTGAGTTTTATAAAGCATTTGAAGAATTTGAATCAAAAAATAAGTAATATCGGTTTCGTGTGGAGGTGAAACGAATGATAACACCATCAGTAATGCAAGGATTAACAAATGAAAATACAATGCTGTCAAGTGTTTCTATAGAAGATTTAGAAGAGTATAAGAAAAATGCTTGTAAAATTCTTAGAAGTCAGACGCAGTGTGCTACTGCAAAAATCGTAGAAGAATTGATTGATCAGGAAATTATGAATAGAAGAATTATTGAAGAGTGGAATAAAATCTATGAAAAATTTCCTGAATATGTTGGAATGTAGGAGGTGATACCAATAGAATTAGAGAATAATTCAAAACAGATTGAAGAAAATCTTAAAACTATACTTACATTAGAATATATGGGAATTCATATTGAAGACACAAAAGAGCAAGATTTTAAGCAGTTATATTATTTTTCTGTACCAGAAAAATCAACAATAGAAACAAATGATTTTCTAAATGATCAAATCAAGACATCAGACGGATTAATACAGGTTGCAAAAGATTTTTTAGCTGTGATGATTATTAGTTCGTGCAAATCTGAATTTGACGATGGAGAGGAAGATGAAGAGTTTTACAAAGATGTAGAGAATAATATTTCAGAATATGCTTTATTCTTTGCAAAGGTTAGACAAGGTGAAGTATGGAATAAGGAAATGGGTAAAGCTGCCGTTAATAAGGTATTGGGAAAGTTCCCAAATCCGTTGTATAGACAGGTTTAGAAAGAGAATAACTATATGTAGTTGATTAGTAAAATTTACATACTATATATAGTGTTATAAAAGAGATAAACCACAATATATAGTGATAAAAGTCACAGTAAATTTCGATTTCTTGCGAGGAGGTGAGACTGGTTGGCAAAACGCCAAGAAACATTAGATATTGAAGCTGCATTACAAAAAGATACCAGAATCAAGAGAATATATGGTTGTGAAGAAATCACAATTGGTTTCTATAACAATGGTCATGGAGATGAAATAGTTGACTTTATGACAATGGACTCAAAAGGAATTATTAAATGTTATGAGATAAAAGTCACTATTCAGGATTTTAAGTCTGATGCAAAGAAATCATGGTATGGGCATTACAATTATTTGGTGGTTGGTAAAGAATTGTGGAATGAACATAAAGACTACATACTTGAAAATACACCAAAGCATATTGGAATTTTAGGCTCATCTCTTGGAAGTTATCGAAAATGTAAAAAGCAGGACATATCACAAGAACAATCAGAAATGTTGAAAGAAAGTATGATTCGTTCTATGTATTATAAAATGATTAAATATTACAACGCTTCAGACTTAGATGAAATCAAAAGACTCAATAGTGGTATTCGTAAGTTAAAGAAGGATGTTGAAAATTACAGAGATAGAGCAGTTAAAGCGGAAAATCTGATTTACGGTTACGAAAATTATAAAGCATATAATGACGGAATTGACGATTTTGATTTCAAAAAGGCTGTTGAAGCAGAAAAGAAAAAGTATTTGGATAATATAAAAGCAAAGAGAGGACAATTAAAATGACAAGTTACGAATTTGAAAAAGCTGCAAAGAATGCAGTGATTCAGACATTGAGTGAAAACATCAGTATTGACCAGTTGGATCTTGTGTGGTTTGCACATGAGTTAGGTTATAAGAAGTGTACTATTTGGGGACAGCCAATGGGTAACAGATATGCAGAAGTTACTTATAACAGAGATAAAGATGAGATGTATGTAGATATTTATCAGAAGATTATTAATAACAAGATTTTGTCTGATGAGTTCAATTTTGAAGCGTAAAGGAGAATATATATGAGTAATTTAAAAGAAAAATTAGCAAAAGGTGGCGTAACAGCAGTTATTGTCATTACAATTTTGGCATTCTGTTATGGGCTTAGTTGGATTGTTATATGTGGAATAATCAAGCTTATTACAATGTGCTTTGGTTTGACATTTAAGTGGTCTATTGCAACTGGTATTTGGTTGATTATCTGTATTTTAAGGTCAGTTTTTAATGTAACAGTGAAGAAATAGAGTCGAAGGAAACTGACATTTCTTTGGCTTTACAAGCCTAGTATTTACAAGGGTTTCAGAGGTTAAAAATTTCAAAAATGCTCAAATCGAGCAAAAATACATAATTTTCAAAGATTTTTAGAGAATAACAAAAATGAGGTGCTGAAAACCTTTATAAATCAATAGTTTTACAGTATCAATATCAAGAAACAGAGAATATAAGAATAACAAGAAATCACTGTTTCATTGGTTGTTAGGAGGTGAGAATGTGGAGGTAAGAGTTAGATTATCTGATGCACATAAAACAATTAAAGAATATGAAAACTTAGGATACAGATTTATCGGATCAGCACAAGATATTGAATATGTAAATCTTTTCTTTGAAGAAGTTGATATACCAAAAGAGAATAATGTAACAGATATGAAATTTAACATCGGAGATTTCGTAGAAAATAGAGATGGAAGAATTGGTTACATTTCAGATATATGTCATTGTGATGAATGTAAAAAGCGTGGGTTCTTTGAGCCAACAATTCAGTATTCAGATGGTACAAGTGATTATATATCCAATTATTATGTAAAACATGTTTCTAAAGACTATAAGCAGATTGGCATTCAGAAGTTCGATAATAACTATTATGAGAAAGAAATTGAAAGCTTGAAACATCAATTAAATATGGAGAAAAGTAAAAGTGCTTATTGGAAGATGAAAGCTAATGGTGAAGAACCTGTTTTAATGGGTACAAGAGAAGGAATGGTTCACATTCTTCGATAGTAACAGAGAATATATAGATAAGAGATGGTAAAAGATATGAAAAAGAAGCTTATGATATTTCTAACAGCAACAATTTTAACATTTTCATTAGTTGGATGTAGCGTTCCAGAAACTACAGAATCAAGTGAGAGCAATTCAATTAGTAAAATAAATGGTAGTTATGTTTATGAATTTATTGATTCTGATACAGGTGTTCATTATTTATTGTCTATTAGGGGCGGCATGATACCAAGATTAAATTCTGATGGCAGTATTATGTGTGATAAATAAATTACTGATAGAGAATATATAAGTGAGGTGATATAAATAGAGATATTAGCAGAAACAGATTATCAAGACCTTTATAGAATATCTGATGGAGTATTACTTGTAATTAACAAATTCAAGAGCATTGAATATCCGTCTGAACCTTATTTTCATGTATATACAAGTGATGCAAAGTATAAATCATATAATAAAGGTTGTCAAAAGTGGTTAAAAGTTTTGAAAGAAGATTACAAGAATAAATACAATAATATTGTTGTTCCAAAAGGAACAGTATTATATATGGATTATCCAGTAGAATCAACAAGTAATAAAGCTGATTGGACTTATGAAATAAAGACAACTGCTTCTTGTTTAGGTGGAGACTTCGCAACCACGGAGAATATGTTAAATACAATACTAAATATTATGAAGAACAAAGTAAGTTCTTAGTCTTGAACAATTCAGTTCAAAATTTCCAAAACAAACAACTGAACAAAGAATAAATAATGGGTGGTTAGCAGCATACCCTTGGGTTTTTATACTCAAAAATCACTGTTTATGGATAAATTTTCATATAGATTTACTTCCATGTTCCGTCCTGAGTGGGCGTTTATATAGATTGTTTTATTAACAATATTTACATAAATTATTTAATTTTAAGGAGGACAAGTAATTTGGCAAAGACAAAGGAAAGAAAAGCGTTAAAGAAAGGTAAGGCAGCATTTAATCTTATTGGACGTGTAAAAGTAACAGACAAGACATTCAATCTTGACAACAGTTATGATTCTGGTTGGACAGATAATAGTATGTATGTTGGTGTTGATTGTGGCAATGGTAATGTGGTTTATGCAGAGATGCGAAGTGGTTTCTTCCCTGATAAGGATAATGTCATTCGTGCGTATAGCAAGGATGAAAAGGATGATTCAGGAAAGAGTAAGTCAGTAGAGATTGCATGGGAAGATCGTCTTGATGAGTCTTTATATGACAGTATTTCAGATTCTTCTTTCTTAACAGTTGGTGTTGAGAAGGATGTTAAGGATAAGACTGTATATAAGAAGTTCCTTACAGCTTATGACGCAGTTGAATATCTCAATGAACATCTTGAAGACGGAATGATTGTGAACGTAAAGGGAACAATGGGTTATAGCGAGTACGAAGGGAATGTATCTATAAAGAAGGAAATTACATCTATTGTTCTTTCAAAGGTTGATGATGAAGCAGATTTTAAGGCTACATTCTCACAGACAATCCTTGTAGATTCTAAGAGTATTGGAAAGAAAAATGAGGACAAGGGAACTATGGAGCTTTCTGCATATGTTGTTGATTATGTTGGTAAGCCTAAGATTGATGGAGAAAAGGTTGAGGTTAAGAAGAATGTTACATTCCCTAAGACATTTGAGGTTGCTATCAACGAGAATCCAGAAATTACAGCAAAGATGCTTCAGAGATTTTTTAAGCCTAAGAAGGGTAAGATGACTGAAATTACGGTTACAGGAAATTTAGTTGAAGGTGGTTCAGTAGTAAATATCACAGCAGATGACATTCCTGACGACATTAAGGAACTTATCGAAATGGGACTTTATTCAGAGGAAGAGGCTGAAAAGAAGTGTGCCGTAGGAAATGGTAATCGTGAGAGAAGAATGATTATTGTTAAGCCTGATATTACATATGTTGGTGATGGTGATGATAGAAAACCAACTGTAGCATTTGAAGATGGTAAGTATGATGAGGATGACCTGTATTTCTACGAACAGGCATTAAATGATGCTGGTGTAGAACCAAGTGATGATGGCGATTCTGAAACAGAAAGTGACAGCTCATCAGAAGATGATGATCTTCTTGCAATGCTTGAAGGTATGAACTAAAAAATATACTTGCCCTGTTATAAACAGGGTGAGCACTTTATAAAAAATTAAATTCTAGGAGGATAAACAATTGGCATTTAGAAAAGCAAGAGAAGCAAAGATTGGTGGAAAGTTTTTAGCATATGGTTATGAGGGTTCTGGTAAGTCATGGTTTGCTCTTACATTTCCAAAGGTTGCATGTATCGACTCAGAGACAGGTATTGCTCACTATGAGGGTAAGGATATTACATTAGCAAATGGTAAGACTTACAACAATCTTATTTTAGTAGACGACACATCAGATCTTGATGATTTAGAGGATGATATTGACGAAGCAGTAGATTCGGATGAGATTCAGACACTTGACATCGACTCGGAGACTAAGTTCTATGCAACAATGCAGGTCGGAGCTACAGAAGTTGAAGAGAAGAAAGCTCGTAGAAAGGGTGGAGATGTTGACGATACAGTAGTTTCTCAGAGACAGTGGGGACGTATCAAGATCATTAACATGAAGCTTCAGCAGGCTAAGATTGATCTCTCTGCAAAGGGTAAGCATGTTGTGTCAGTTGCACAGGCAACAGAAGTGTATGAAGGAACAGGCGATAACCGTAAGTTAGTTGGCATTAAACCTGATATGCATAAGTCAGTTAAATTTGATTATGATACAATCCTTGAGTTCTATAAGGAAGAGAATGGTGAGGATGTTCGTTATTTTGCAAAGGTTAAGAAAGACAGAACAAATGTAACTAAGGTTGGACAGATTATTGAGAACCCATCTTATGATATTTGGAAGGATTATTTTGAGTCAATGCATGATCTTGAAACGAATGAGACATCATACAAGAATGACTTAAAGACTTCTACGGATTCTATGGTTGACAAAGCTGAGAAAGCAGAAGAGTTAGCTGCTGAATTTAAAGATGTATTAAAGTCACTCAAGGATAATAAAGATGCTTTGCTCAAAGTAAACAAGCAGATGAAGGATAAGGATGTTTCATTAAAGAATCTTGAAATGCAGTCACCAGATACTCTTACAGAGTTAATTGATTTTGCCAAGTTACAGTTAGCCTAATTAAAATTATGCTCCGACAGGTTAATTGCCTGTTGGAGTTTTTAAGAAAGGATGATTTGGTAAATGAGAAATATAAAAAAGAAAGATAACGAGCAGTGGATTGAACTATGTGAGTATGTAAAGAAAGAGATTCTTGAATACGATGATAATATGAAATTTCCACAGTATCTCGCATTAAAGCTACAAGGTATTAAACGTGGCGAACATATAGCGAATAATAATCATGAAGCAAAAGCTAATTACGATGATTACACAATTTTATGTACCTTTAAGTTATGTAAGAGAAAAATTGTTACATATTTACATGAAAATGAAAAGAAAATCAAAGATGAAAAACATAAAATCAATCTTATTATGAAAATGATTGAACCTGAAATCAACGATGTATATTTGAGATTGCAGAATGTTAAAAAGACTGAGGAGAGAGTTGAATCTAAAGACTTCAATAATCAGAGTAATGAGAATGCTGGATATGTAAAAAAGACTAAAGAGACAAGTGACAGAATGAAGAAACTGTTTTGAGGAGGTACTAATTGGCTGAGAAAAAAGAGAATAAAAAATTAACTCCTTATCAGGAAGAAGTATTAAAATGTGCAAAACAGATTCGAGAATACAAGATAATAGCAGAAGCTAATATAGTTGCTATTTTATATAAACAACCAGAATTAATTTTTGATTATACATTGCAGCTTGAAGATTTTAGTGAAAATACATGGCGAGTCTATTGGCAGATTGCAAATGACATTATTGTAGTAGAAAAGAAATCAGTATTGGATGATATGACTGTTGGTTTATATCTTGAAAAGCATCAAAAACTCAAAAAGGAATATGAGGATTATGGTGGATATGAAACGATTGATAAAGCCAAAGAGTATGTAAACATCAACAATATGGATGGGTATGTTAAAGAACTATACAAGTGGAAAACAGTTTTGGAGATGTTAAAAAATGGATTCCCTGTAAATAATCGTATCAATGAATTCTGTGATATGTCTTTGGATGAAATATATGAAGAATATGAAGCAATGTTAAATCATATTTTCATCAATGCAGATGATGATGTACAGTCATATTCATTGGCTGATGGCATTTATGATTTAATTGATGAGTTAGATGCAGGTATTGCAGTTGGTCTTCCTTATAATAATATGGATATTCTTAACAAGGAAACTGGTGGTCAGTTGCCTGGCAATATAACACTGATTGGTGGATTATCTAATATGGGTAAAACCACATTAACAAGGTCAATGTTAATCCCAAGCACGATTAAATATGGGGAAAGGCTTGTTATAGCTGTAAACGAAGAAGGAATTCGTAAATGGCAGAGAGAATTACTTGTATGGGTTGCAAATAATATCTACAAGCAAGACTTACAAAAGTTTGTTGTAAGAGATGGTAAATATTCAGATGAGACAAAAGATTTGTTAAAGAAATGTGCAGATTGGATTGTTGAAAAATCTGAGAATAACATGCTTACCCTTATTCCATTTAAAAGATATAAGACTCAGAAATTCATAAAAGTTCTAAAGAAATATGCAAATCTCGGTGTTAAGTATTTCATTCTTGATACATATAAAGCCGATTCAGGCAGTCGTTCCGATAAGATGTGGTTAGATATGCAACAGAATATGGTTGATATTTATGACACAATTAAGTGTAAAGAAGAGGGTGGCTTGGAAGTTCATGTAACTATTACATTCCAGTTGGCGAAATCTTCAGCACGTCAGAGATTTTATAGCCAAGATAACATTGGTATGGCAAAAAGTATTGTCGATCCTGCAAGTACATGTTTAATGCTTAGAGATGTATTTGAAGATGAATATACAGGCGAGAAAAATGCATTAAAGGTATATAGATTTGATGGGAAAAACAACAAGTCTAAGATACCTGTGAAGCTGGACGAGGGTAAGCATTATCAGCTTATTTTTATTTGTAAAAACCGTGAAGGTGCAGCAAGTAGCATACAGATTGTTTGTGAACATGATATGAGTAGAAATATCTTAAAAGAAGTTGGTTTTACATCTGTTCCAGTTGATTTTTAATTTGTGATGGAGGCGGTGAGCGTGTATTAATGCAGATGAACTAAAGGAATACATTATAGAGAATAATTGTATAGAACAGATTTTATTATCGTTGGAGTGCCATGGACTACACGAATATCCTACAGAGTGGAGAGCCGCCTTACCACAAGGCAATAATAAAACTGCTATATGTGTTAAAAAAGATACATTATCAGTAGCAATTAGAAGCTCAGAGAAAAATAAGCGTGGAGATATTTTTACATTGGTTATGACAATTAAAGGATTTTCTTTTGGGAAAGCCAATAAATATCTCCATAATATTTTAGGATTGAAATACTCATATAGTAAAAATAATGACAAAGACGATAAGAAAGATCCATTAGCAATTTTTAAAAAAGTTAAGCGGCAAAGATACACAATAGATAAAGATATACCAGTATATGATGATTCGTGTATGAAAGAATATACGGATTTACCTTATATTGATTGGGTTCGTGAAGGTGTTATGCCGTTTGCTTGTAAAAGATTTAATATTGGATATTCATATGATAGAAAACGAATTGTTATTCCTGAACGAAAATGGGATGGGGATGATAATGAATATATAGGTATTAGTGGCAGAACTACAGTACCAAATTACGAAATGTTTGATATACCAAAATTTTTTAAGTTATCCAAAACATATCCAAAAGGGATTAATGTATATGGATTGAACGAAAATTATCAAACAATTCAAGAAGCTGGTTATTGTGTAGCCTTAGAAGCACAGAAATCAGTTTTAAAAAGATACTCAAGAAAAGATGGTACGGCTGTAGCAATTGGAAACTGCGAACTAACAGAAGAACAGGTAAGAATCTTAATTAGTTTGAATGTAGAAATTGTAATAGCTTTAGATGAAGGAATTGATATAAATCATATCAGACAGGAATGTGATAAATTCTATCCGATTAGAAAAGTAAGTTACATATATGACAAATGGGATTTAATAAAAAGGGGTAGTAAAGACAGTCCTGCCGATATGCCAAACAAAGTATATAATTTCCTTCTTAAACATCGTGTTATATATGATGAATCAGAAAGGAGAAAATTAAGAATTTGGCAAGAAAAACAAGTAAAGAATTAACAGAAATTTGTAAGAAATTTGGTGTTGACACATTATGGTCATGGTCAAGGTATCATTGTTACAAGCAAGATAAATGGGAATATTTTTTGAAATATATTCTACATAAAAAAGAAGACAGAACAAACAGTATTTATTGTGTATCAGGTGGAAATGTACATGATATTATTGAGCAGCTATACACTGATAAAATTAAGTATGAAGACATGCCAGATTTATATGAAGATAGTTTGTTCACAATGAACTGTGCAGAACTTAAATATAATCGTAGTGATTCTGATAAAAACGATGCAATAGCAAATAAATATGAAAATTGCATTAGACATTTCTTTAAAAATCATAATCTGATTAATTTCCCACATAAAGTTGAACATTTTATTACAATTAAAATATCTGATGACATTTATATGCAAGGATATATAGATATGCTCTATATTGAGCCATATACAGATGAAGATGGCAATGAAAAAAAGCGTGTGCATATTGTAGATTGGAAAACTTCTACACGATATCAGGGAGCAAAAATTGACGCTGAATGTGGGCAGTTGGTTATTTACGCTGAAGGAATTAGACAAGCATTAGATATTCCGTTAGAGGATATTGTATGCGAATGGAATTTCTTAAAATATGTAACTGTTACTATTGAACAAAAGAACGGTAAGAAAAAAGATAGATATATTGAAAGAAATGCGATTGGTGAAAATCTTGTAAATACAGCAAAAATGTGGCTTAAAGCATTTGGATATGAGGATGATACTGAAAAATATATTGATGAAATGGTATTAAATAATAACATTGATTGTTTACCAGACGAAGTTAGAGACAAGTTTGAGATACATGATTGTTATGTGCAGATTCTATTAACAGAAGAGAAGATCAATGATTTAAAGACAGATATCATTAGCACTATTTCAGAAATCAACGAGAAAGAAAGAGAATATAAAGATAGTGAAGATGAAAATATCTTTTGGCAAGAGGTTACAGATGCAGATGCTTTTAGATTGGCAACTCTATCAGGATATTCAAGGTCATTACATAAACCATATGATGAGTATTTAAAGGCTCAAGAATTATTTAAGAGCGAAGAAGAAAACGAAACTGATAATGACGAGGAAGATTTATTAGCATTTGTGAATAGTTTATAAGAATATAGGTAGGTGAAAAATTGAGTAATTTAACAGTATTACATTTGCATAGTATGGATTCTAACCCATATAGCGGTCTTGAAGTTGACTCAATTACGCCTTTTCAAGCTTATATTGATAAAGCGAAAGAGGAAGGAATGAAAGCCATAGCTTTTACAGAGCATGGCGCAGTACTTCATAATATTGCAAAAAGACAAGCTTGTGAAAAGGCTGGATTAAAATATATCAATGCAGAAGAATTTTATGTAACAGAAAAAATTGATATGGATAATTTACAAAGAGATAATTACCATTGTTGTTTATATGCGAAAAATTATGATGGAGTATTGGAATTAAATAAACTTTCATCAGATTCGTTTAACCGTAATGATGGGCATTTCTATTATAATCCGAGAATTACTTTAGAAGAACTCGAAAATACATCTGATAATATTCTGGTTTTAACAGCTTGCGTAGCAGGTATGTTATGTAAAGGCACTAAAGAGGTGCAAGAAAGATTTTTAAAATTTCTTATTAAAAATAAACACAGATGTTGGTTAGAAATACAACCTCATAATTTTGATGTTCAAATATATTACAATCAATATTTATATAGAATTTCACAGAAATATGGAATGAAACTAATTGCTACAAGTGATGTACATGCAATTGACAAAGATCATATGATGGGCAGAGCTGTAATGCAGAAATCCAAAAATGTAAATTTCCATGATGAAGATGCATGTGATTTATCATGGAAGTCTTATGGTGATATGGTTGCTGCATTTGAACTACAAAACGCATTGCCAAAATCAATATATCTTGATGCAATAGAGGAAACAAATAGATTTGCAGATGCTATTGAATCATATGAGTTGGATTATAGTAACAAATATCCAAGATTATATCCTGATGCTGAGAAAGAATTTAAGTCACGAATTGTAAATGGTGTAAAAGAACGAGGTATTAATAAACTACCTAATTATAAAACAGAATACATTCCAAGAATACAAGAGGAATTAGAGACTTATAAGCATAATGATGCAATTGATTTTATGTTGCTTGATTCAGATTATAAGAATTGGCTTTTAAAAAATAATATGCATTATGGATGCTCAAGAGGTTCTGTATCTGGCAGTGAGATAGCATATTTAATTAAATGTACAGATGTAGATTCTGTTAAATACAAATTGAATTTCTCACGTTTTATGAATCCAGAACGAATGTCTCTGGCAGATGTTGATACAGATATTTATGCTGAAGACAGATACAAGGTGCGTGAATATTTATTTAACAAAGAAGGATTGTACTGTTGTAATATCATTACTTTTAATACCATTCAGTTGAAAGCTGCGATTAAAGATGTTGGTAGAGCATATGGTATGACACCTGATCAAACACAGGAACTATCAAATATGGTAGAAACTGATGATAAGGGAAAGGATTATATGCCAGATGAGATAAGAGAACAATATCCTGAAATGTTTAAATATGTTGATATGGTAATTGGAACAATAACATCTCTTGGTAGACATGCGGCAGGTATTGTGTGTAGTCCTACTGATATTAGATATGATTTTGGGACGCTATCTATTACATCAGATCCACGACCTGTAAGCCAAATTGATATGCATGAGATTGATTCATTAAATTATGTTAAATTGGATTTGCTTGGATTAAATGCTGTTGGTTTAATTGATGGGGCTTGCAAGCTTGCAGGAATAGATTATTTAACGCCAGATAAAGTTGATTTTTCAGACGAGAATGTTATTAAATCCATTGCAGAAGACACGACATTGATTTTCCAGTTTGAAAGTGGATTTGCTAGTGATTCATTAAAAAGAACATTAAGTAAAGAAACTTTGGAGAATATAAAAGCACAGAATGACAATATTTCATATTTGGATGTAATGGCTATGGTCAGTGGTGCTATTAGACCAGCAGGAGAGTCTTATAGAGAACAATTATTTAATGGTATATATAAAGACAATGGCAATGATGCATTAAATGAGTTCTTAAAGCCGACACTTGGATATTTAGTATACCAAGAGCAGATTATTGATTTCTTACATGATTTCTGTGGCTTTACTATGGGACAAGCAGATATTGTCCGTAGACACTTTGCTAAGAAAACAGGTACTGAAGCAGATATACCTATTATTGAAAATGGTGGATATATGGTAGATATTCACGGTAATAAAGATGATAGATATATTCCAGGATTTATTGCAATTGCACAAGAGAAGTATGGAATGACAGAAGCTGAGGCAAAAGAAACTATAAAATCATTCTTGATAGTAATCGAAGATGCATCTAATTATTTATTTTCACGAAATCATTCCGTTCCATATAGTATGATAGGTCTATTTATTGGATGGTTAAGGTATTACCATAAGATTGAGCTATTAACATCAGCATTGAATGTTTATGTAGACAATAATGAAAAAATGTCAAATATCAAAGAATATATCAAATCACAGGGAATAGAAATCAAAGGAATAAAATTTGGCAAATCCAAAGCACAGTATTTTATGGATAAAGACGAAAATGCCATTTATCAAGGAATCTCTTCTATAAAATATTGTAATGATCAGATCGCAGACGAATTATATGAATTGTCTAAAAATCATTATGATAATTTTGTCGATTTACTTTCTGATATTATATCAAAAACATCTGCGGATGATAGACAATTACATATTCTTACAACACTAAATTTCTTTTCTGAGTTTGGCAAGAATAAATATTTACTATCAATTATTGATATGTACAATTTGTTAGGAAAATGCAAGACATTGAAAAAAGATAAAATTGCATCACTGAACATTAGAGAAGAAGATGTAAGAAAATGTGCAGAGAAAGAGACACCTAAACAATATAGTAATGTTGATAAGAATATGCTTGTAAAATTAATAATTGGTAGCTTTGAGAACAAACAACTATTAATTAAAGAGCAAATCGAATATGAGCAAGAATATCTTGGCAATATAATGTACACAAATCCAAAAGCACCAAAAGATATGTATTACGTGCTTGAATGTAAATTCTATAAGGATAAGACCAAGCCATATCTTATGTTATATAACATGAGGAATGGTGAGTATCTAAAAACCAAAATCACTTCTGGAAAATCTTTTATTGAATCCCCATTTAAAGAAGGTAATGTCATCAATGTAAAAGAGTTTGGTGAAAGAAACAAAATGAAAAAGGTTGGTGGCGATTGGATTAAAACAGATGAAAAAGAGAGAATAGTAAAGAAGTGGGACGTATATTAGAAGGAGATGTAAAGTTGGATAAAATAATTGAGTTTAAATGTGTACCAGAAAGACTTGTATATAATTCTACTGACTTCAAAATATATGGCGTTTCTGTCAATTCATTTGAATATCCTGATGTACAGATTGGCAAATATGGCACAGCAACTATTAAAGGTAATATTTCAGAACTTAATCTTGGAGTTGACTACATTGTAAAAGCAAAGGAGGTATCCGATTCTCATGGAGTCGGATACGATGTAATCAATATTAAAAGAGAGAAACCTACTACATTAGCAGCAACAAGAAATTTCTTATATGAAATATTAACACCAAATCAAACGGATGTATTACTTGAAGCGTACCCTGATATTGTAGATAGGATTATGAATAACAGATTAGATGATATTGATTTGAATAAGACTAAAGGAATCAAGGATTATACATTCAATGTCATTAAAAATAAAGTTATAGAAAATTTCAAGTTAGCTGAGATTGTTGAAGAGTTCAGAGGTTTATTCAATCTTTCAACAGTAAAAAAGTTGTATGACAAATATACATCAGTAGATAAAATCAAGGAAGTTATCAGAGAAGAACCTTATCAATGTTTATGTAGACTTGGTGGAATTGGTTTTAAGACCGCCGATTCATTATTACTTACCCTTGATAAAGATGGCAAGGAATGTCAAAAAAATGGAAAGAAACCAGTATTGTTTTTTGGATTTGATTTGATTACATCATACCAAAGAGCAAAAGCATGTGTAGACTATTTACTTGATGAAAATGAGAACAATGGCAATACATATATGCATGTTGGTGATTTGAAGAAACAGTTTGATGTTTTAGTTCCAGAAGCAAAAAATAATTTGCCACTCATATTAAAAGGTGAGAATGATGTTATATTTGATAGAGAATTATTAAGTGTATGTAAAAAAGAAACATATGAAACAGAGAAATATATATCAGATAGGATTAAAGAAGGATTACAAATACATACTAAATGGGATTGTGATTGCTCTAAATTTCAAGAACTTGACGGATTCAAATTAACAGACAATCAGTGTAAAACTTCTCAATATATGTGTGAAAACAACATAGTTCTTTTAGTTGGTTATGGTGGTAGTGGTAAATCATCGAGTACACAAGCATTTGTAAATATGCTTAATGCATATAACAAAAGACACTTACTTTTAGCACCTACTGGTAGAGCTGCAAAGGTATTATCAGGATTTACAAATGAAAATGCCATGACAATCCATAGAGGTCTTATGTATATGCCACCTGCCGATTGGGGATTTAATGAAGAAAACAAATTACCATATGATGTAGTAATCGTAGATGAATTTTCTATGGTTGATATTTTCTTATTTAGAAGATTGCTTGAAGCTATTGATTTTGAAAAGACTAAATTACTTTTAATTGGTGATGATGCACAGATTCCTTCAGTTGGAGCTGGTAATGTGTTATATGACTTATTGAAATGTGAAAACATACCTACAATTACGCTTGATAAAGTATTCAGATATGGTAAAGGTGGTCTTTCAACAGTTGCTACAGATACAAGAACGGGAACAGAGTATTTAGATAAAACAAAAACGGGTATGCAAGTATTTGGAGAGGATCAGTCATATATATTTATGCCGATTCTTCAGGATAAGCTTGTTGGATATACAGTGAAATTGTATCAAACGTTATTATCTAAAGGATATACAGTAGATGATATCGCAGTTCTTTCCTGCTATAACGTGGGTGATTATGGAACAGTAGCATTAAATAAAAAGATACAGAATGCAGTTAATTCTAATCCAAAGGCGAAAATTACATTTGGAGATACAGAATTCAGATTGAATGACATTGTAATGAACTATGCTAATGATTATAAAGCAATTATCTATAATGAGGAATATATTGATGATAAAAATACAACATTTATTGCTAATGGTGAATCTGGTAGAGTTGTAAAAATTCTAAAAGATGCAATGGTTGTTGATTATGATGGAACGCTTATCTATATCCCAAAAAGTTCTATGAAAAATATTCGATTGGCTTATGCTATCAGCACACACAAATCTCAGGGTGGTCAGTTCAAGGTGGTTGTTTTAATTACGCCTAAAGCACATACCTTCATGTTGAATTCCAATTTGTTATATGTAGGAGAAAGTAGAGCAAAAGAAAAATGTTATCACCTTGGAGAAATTCGTACAGTAAATAATGCACTTAAAAAGAAGGAAAATTTCGATAGAAAAACAATGCTTCAGATATTTATGAAAGCAGAATAGGAGAATATATGAATAGTAAGTCAAGCATTTTTGATTCGATTTTAAACACAATTGAATCAGAAGATATTAGAAAATTTGCAGAAAGATGTATTGAAACAATCCCAGATTATTTTTGGAATGTGGGTGCGTCAAGTACGGGAAAATACCATCCTCAATATGCTCTTGGTGATTTAGGATTGGCAAGACATACATGTGCTTTGGTAAGATTCTTAAACCATATTTTTGCGGTTGATTGCTTTGGTAAGAATTTCACTCAAAGAGAGAAAGATTTAATGAGAGTTGCAGGGATGATGCATGATTCACGAAAAAGCGGAAATGATGATGACTTCACAAAAAATAAATATACAAAGTTTGACCATCCTCTTTTAGCAGCTAATGTTATTCGTGAGTTAAAAGGCAATGAACTTCCTGACGAAGAAATCGAAATGATTGCAACTACAATTGAGAGCCATATGGGTGCATGGAATACTGATAAAAGAAGTTCAACGGTATTGCCATTGCCTAAAAACAAATATCAGACGATTTTACACTTAGCAGACTACCTTGCAAGTCGTAAAGATATTGAAGTTCTATTTGACGGATTTGAAGCACCAAAGAAAGAAACCGTTAAGTTAGAGGATTATGTTCTGAACTTTGGAAAACACAGTGGCGAGAAGCTTGTTGATGTTGCTCAGTCAGATCCAAGTTACATATCATGGGCTAAAGAAAATATGAATAGAGAGCCAATTAAGAGTTTACTAGCCAAGCTATAGAGAATAATACAATAGAGGATTTCTGGAAAGCCCATAAATAGGGCGTTCCAGAGACTCAAAAAGCCAAGGAAAGACGGATTTCAAAAGGAGATGAATTATATGGCATATTGTCAGAGATGTGGTGAATATTGTCAAGACCATTATACATATTGTAAGAAATGTTATTTTGAACTTGGGCAACCATTTGGGAAAGCAATAGAAAGACCTCACAAATGTAGAAAATGTGGATGCACTATATATGGAAGATATAACTATTGTTTATCATGTGCTCAGAAAAAAGGTTTTATTAATAAGTCAAACTATTAAAACAAGAATCGACAGTTTCTTGTGAAAATTAAGGAGGTACAAATGAACAGAATAACTATTAATGGTAAAACAATCACTTGTTCAGGAAGTAATGTAGTTATCAATAATGGAAAAGTAATTGTTGATGGCAAAACTATTCAGGAATGTAGCAGTGGTGATATTAAGGTGGTCATTGAAGGAGATGTAAATAAAATTAATTGCAATGGTTCAGTGATAGTTCGTGGCAATTCAGGCAGTATTGATTGCGGTGGCAGTTGTGAGGTCAGCGGAGATGTCAAAGGAGATATAGATGCAGGTGGCTCTGTAACTTGTGGTAACGTATCAGGTGATATAGATGCAGGTGGAAGTGTGAGATGTAGAAGATAAGGAGAATAGTATAATGTATAACAAATTAACAGACAAACAGTATAACATTGCCATTGGTATTATTTTACTTTGGGGATTTTTGGTGAATACCATAATGTGTGTATTTTTTCATGACACATTTTGCAACTTAAATCCAACAATGGTATTAATTGGCTACTTTGTAGTTGCATTAGCAGGTATTGGCATGAGTAAGTTTTCAGACAACTCAATTGTGAGTTTTATAGGATATAACTTAGTTGTATTGCCAGTTGGAGTAGTTTTAAGTATTTGCTTAAAGGATTATTATATGTCATCCATTGTACAAACTTTTATTTTGACTACTTTGATTACCATTGTGCTTATCATTGTATCAAGTATTAAACCAGAAATATTTTTATCAATGGGAAAAACACTATTTATTTGTTTATCCGCAGTTATAGTAATTGAATTTATTATGATTTTATTTGGTAATGTACCTAAATGGTGGGATTGGATTGTCGCATTGCTATTCTGTGGATATATTGGATATGATTGGGCAGAAGCACAAAATAATGCAAAAACTTTAGATAATGCTATAGATAGTGCAGTTGCTTTATATCTTGATATCATCAATTTGTTTTTAAGACTGTTGGGAAGCAGTAAAGATGATAATTAAAAGTAGCAAGAATCCATTATTTCATTGCTACGATTTCTATACAATTTTTGTTGCATTTCTTAGAGCAATTCGCTCATTGTTTCACAAGTAAAAAGAGAATAAATAATAAGGAAGTATATTACTTGCAGATAAGAATAATATCATTCAGTGATAATTATGAAGGATATAAACTTAAAGGATATGCTGACATAGATAATATAAGTGAATTGATAAAAACACTTAATTATATGAAAGAAAATGATATACCAATAACAATCAATACGGAAGATATTGTTGATACAGATGGAGAAGATTACTACATAAAAAGTTTTAGTGTCGTATTCCCTAAAGTTGGCGGTGAAATTATTCCTCATATAGTTATCTATGTGGAAGAGGTGTAAAAATGAATAAGAAATTATTACTGATAATTATTATCATCTTACTTATTTTAGGCATATTTATCAGCTTATGTATGAGTAAAATGATTTTCAATTTAATAATGAATTCTAGTATGCCCAATTGGTTAAAGTGGATAATACTAAGAAGTTATTAAGAAAGTAGGTGAAAATATGGAATGGAATGTATATTTTCATGACTTCAACAGAAATGAAATTATTACATACAACATATTTAGACATTATAGGTTTAATGAAGAGGTTCAGAAATTAATTCATAGTAAAATTGATAAGATGGAATTCAAGGAAAAGCTAAGAAAAGAACTTATGTATTGGTTCTGGTCGAAATGCGAGTATGAAGTAGTTATATCACCTTGGGTTGGTAGAAATAAAGAAGAAGCTGAAGTTAAGATTGATATACATGATCAGGTAATGTTGAATTTTGATAGATTCGTTGATTACTGTTGGTCATTTAAGGAGAAATAATAATATTATGGGAACAATTACAATTTTACCAGAAACAACTAAGAATCCTATTACATTAATGGGGCAAAGGGCAGGAGTGTGTTGGGGAGCAAATGTTTCTGACAATGAAAAGAATTATAAGCGTGGATTAGACTGTATTAAGTCAGGGCATGGACGTGTTATGGAATATGTCAATGTAGAAATGATTATTAATGGATATTCCGCTAAAGTTTTAAGAGAATATTATACACATATTGGTGGAGCACCAACAAGATTACAGGCAAGTACAAGATATATTAATTATTCAAAAGGTGATGGTTTTACATATACTACTCCAAGTTCTATTGATAAAAACGGATATTATCCTGTATGGAAGGCATTAATGGATACTATCAACAGAACTATAAAAACAATGATTGACAATGGAGTACCAGTAGAAGATGCAACTATGGCGTTACCATTAGCATACTCATCAAAAATGGTAGACAAGCGTAATCTTAGAAATCTTGTTGATATGAGTAGGCAACGTATGTGCAGTAGAGCATATTGGGAATACAGAGAGCTTTTTAGAGATATTTGTAATGCTTTGAGAGGATATTCAGATGAATGGAAGTGGATTGTAGATAATCTTTTTCATGCAAAATGTGACGAGGTTGGATATTGTACCGAAGCTAAATCATGTGGTAGAAAACCAGAGAGGGAGATGTGATTACTATGGCATCTTTTTATATTATTTCGGAAAAAGAATATAAGGAATATAAGGAATTAAAAAAGAAAAATAAACCAATGAGAAAACTGCTTGGATATGATAAATGTTATTGTCCTATGTGTAATTATGTGATTGATAATTGCGTACCTCGACAAAATTATTGTGATAGGTGTGGACAGAGGTTATATAAGAGGTGGTATAAGAAAAAATAGGAGGATATGAATGAATAAATTCGATATTGCAGCCAGAGTTAGAGAACTCAACAGAGCATCAGAGGCTTACTACAATACTGGACAACAGATTATGAGTGATTATGAGTTTGATCAAAAGTTAGAAGAACTCAGACAATGGGAAGAAGAAATGGGTATCGTATTATCTAATAGTCCTACTCATAACGTTGGTGCAACAGTATTAGATAATATAAAAGAAGTTACTCATAAAACACCAATGCTTTCACTTGAAAAGTGTCACAGCACAGAAGAGATTATTAAATTTGCAAATAATCATAATCTTGTAGCTTCTGTAAAGCTCGATGGTTTAACTGTACGTCTTACTTATAAAAATGGTAATTTAGTTTTAGCAGAATCAAGAGGAAATGGTGTAGTTGGATCTGATGTGACAGAACACGTTAAACAGTTTACTAATGTTCCATTACATATTAATAAGGAAGGAACTTATATAATTGATGGTGAAGCATTAATTAAATTAGATGATTTTGCAGAGATTAACAAAAACGGAGAATATAAGAATAGCCGTAATTTAGCAGCAGGTACATTATCAAGTCTTGATACATCAGTTGTAAAAGATAGAAAATTATCTTGGTATGCTTGGGAAGTCGTAGAAGGTGCTAAAGAAAGCAAGTCATTTACATTTTCACTTATAGAAGCAGAAGAATTGGGATTAGATGTTGTTCCTAATGTTAATCTAGGATATTCAGAAATGGATATAGAAGAAGTTATTGAGTATTGTTTTGATAAAGCAAAAGAATATAATCTTCCTCAAGATGGTGTGGTATTTAAGTTTGATGATGTTGAATATGGAAAGTCTCTTGGAAATACAAGTCATCATTTTAGAAATGGTATTGCCTATAAAGTGTTTAATGATTCAGTAGAAACAATATTAAAAGATATTGAATGGAGTTGTGGTAAGACTGGAATTTTAACACCTGTAGCAATTTTCAATACGGTAGACATTGATGGTAGTGAAGTAAGTCGTGCATCATTACATAATATTAGTATAATGGAAGAAATTATGGATAATCCTTGGATTGGGCAAAAAATTGGTATTTATAAAGCAAATTTAATTATACCAGCAGTAAGATGGGCAGAACAATTAGATTATGATAATCAGAATAGTTCTAATAAACAATTTCTTGATATACCATCTGTTTGTCCAATATGCGGAGCTTCTACAAGAATTATCAAGGATAACGATTCAGAAGTTCTTTATTGTACTAATGAGGATTGTAAGGGACGATTACTTGGTAAACTTACACATGCCGTATCCAAGTCGGCTCTTAATATTTCAGGTTTATCAGAATCTACTCTCGATAGATTAATTAAGTTTGGTTGGGTAACTTCTATTAAAGATATTTATCATTTATCAGACTATAAAAAACATATGATTGTACTTGATGGTTTTGGTGAAAAGTCTATCGAAAAGCTTCTTGGTTCTATTGAAAAATCTCGTAAGACAAGTCTTGAGCATTTTCTTTACAGTTTATCAATTCCCTTACTCGGTAAATCAGCAAGTAAAATGATTGCAGAAGCAGTTGATTGTGATTTCGATACATTTATTGATGGAATGACGATCAAAGGTGCAGAATATTTTAGATATTTACCAGGTGTTGGAGATACATTAATAAGCTCACTTAATACTTATTGGAAAGAACACTACTCAGAAATAATCCAATTAGCAAACGAGTTTATATTTTATAAACCTAATATAATCTTAGATGAAACTCCAAAAACATTACAAGGTAAAACATTTGTTGTAACAGGTTCTGTCAATCATTATAAAAATCGTGATGAGTTAAAATCCGATATTGTTGTTCATGGTGGTACAGTCGTAGGTTCTGTAAGTTCTAAAACATCTTATCTTATTAACAATGATCTAAATTCCACATCGTCTAAAAATCAGAAAGCAAAATCGCTTAATATCCCAATTATTTCAGAAGAAGATTTTTTAAAAATGATTCAGTAATCAGAGAATATTCTATTGAGATTAATCAATTTCATACTAAAAGAAAGCAGGTGATAAAGATAAGTAAGGTGAGAAGATTAATAGCGGGTTCGTTATTAACTGCTTCAGCTTTAACTTGTATAGTCCCCTTATGGGGACAAAATAATATACAAACTGCTGAAGCAGCACAGGAAGGTCAGTACATATATTCAAGAGTATTTACTGACCTAAAGAAGAATCTAAAAGAAAAGACTCGAAAAGAGTTAGAAGAAAAAGAAGCTATGGAACAAATTATCGCTAGGGAATATGAGAGTTTAGAGAGCGAAATTGAAGAATATTTGGAAAAGTATACAGATTATCCTGTTCCAGAAAATAAGCCTTTTAAATCCTATATGGACGCAGATACTATTAGGGATAAAAGCTCAAAGCAATATGCTATGAAATCAACATTTCTTCTTGATTATAACACGGGAATATATATGATTGGTAATAGATATGCTTGTGCTTTAGGTTCATTCTACTCAACTGATATAGGAACTGAGTTTGATATTGTCTTAGAGAGCGGAGAAGTTATTCCATGTGTCTTAGCTGATGTTAAAGACGATGAACATACAGATTCTCTTAACCAGTATACAGTTGCAAATGGTTCAATTGTTGAGTTTATAGTACACACAAGCACACTCATTCCTAATATCTCAAATCGTTGGGGCAATACAGGAGATGTATCTAAGATAGATGGATTTGAAGGTGAAATAGCTTATATAAGAATTTATGAAAGGGAGTAGTAATTATGTTAGAGACAACAGCGGTTATTACTTTAGACACTATTCAACGAGTTAAGAATTTTGTTGAAATAGTTACGAAGTATGATGAAGAAATAACAATTAAGTCACACAGGTATGAAGTCAATGCAAAATCAATCATGGCAATATTTTCGTTAAACTTACTTGAACCAATTAACGTGTGTCTATATTGCGATGATTCATCTGTAGTAAAAAGATTTGTTGATGATATGAAAGGATTTGAAAAAATATGATTATATTGGTAGGTAAATCTTGTTCAGGAAAAGATACGGTGGTTAAGGAATTAGCGAAGATGGGTTACAACAAGATTGTAACTTGTACTACACGACCACCAAGACCAGGTGAGATTGATGGAAGAGAATATCATTTCTTAGATAAGATGAATTTCTTAACCAAGATTGATTGTGGTAGTTTTGCAGAGTACAGAATATATAAAACCGTCTCAGGAGTTTGGTATTATGGTTCATTACTTGAAGATTATAAGACATCTCATTCAGTTATTATTCTTACACCTGATGCTTTAAATAAAGTAAGGAATAAGATTAATGATAATGTAACGGTTATTTATATTAAAGTGTCCAATAAAGAAATTAAGCGAAGAATGCTGAATAGAGATGTTGATAAAACTGAATCTAAAAGAAGGTATAAGGCTGACAAAAAGGACTTTAAATATATATCTAAAAAAGTTGATTATATTGTACATAACGAAAGTAGAACAGCTTTTGAGACAGCATTAATATGCAAGGAGTTGGATGAAATTAAAGAAGCGAATAACAGAGAAAAATCAGAAGAAGGACAAGATCTATTGCAGTAATAGGACTTGTCCTTATATGGAATGTGTAAGGTATTACAAGAATATTCCATATAATGTGTTAATTCTAAGAGAGAATTATAAATTGGACAAGAATAACAAATGTTCAAATATATTATTAGATTGGAGTGATGATGTATTATAAAACTTTATTGTGATTTTGACGGAGTTATTGTAGATACAATCGCTGCGATATGTGATTTATATAATGAAGATTTTAAGTATTACAGTGATTATAAATATATTTTATCAGAACAGATTAAGACTTGGGATTTTGAAGAACTTGACTGTGCAAGTAGAGAATATATAAATACATATTTTAATCAGCAGCGATTCTTTGATAGGTTAAAGTTCATGCCACAAGCCTATGAAACTTTAAGAAAATTCGCCTTAAAAGGTGAAGTTATTATTGTCTCTTCTGGTTATAGTCCTAATCTTAGAGCAAAGGAAAGATGGTGTAAAGAACACCTTCCATTTTGTCAGTTTATTGGGGTTAATTTCAAAGAATATAATGATAAATCTCATATAAATATGAATGGTGGCTTATTTATTGATGATTCTGCACATAATCTTGAGACTTCTAACGCAGAAACAAAGATTTGCTTTGGTGAAATTTATTCTTGGAATAAGGAATGGAATGGCAAGCATTGTTGGGATTGGAATATGATTCATCAGATATATAAAGCAGAATTGGAGGATTAATTATGTTAAGAGAGACTACAGAAATTAATATGGATAATATTACTACTGGTGATTGTATTGAATTGTTTGAATGTAAGAATACAAGAGTCGTTATTAATGATGGTAATGTTGTTGGATTTGAGGAGGAATAAATATTGAAGGTAATTAAAAGAGATTGTTCAGAAGTTAATTTTGATAAATCAAAAATATCATCCGCAATTCTTAAAGCTATGAAAAATGGTTCGGGTATTGTAAAACCAAAGATTGCGAAAGACATTGCAAATGAGATTGAAGAAGAGTGTAAAGGTAAAGACGAAGTAAGTATTTCTGATATTGAATCAATGGTTTATGATAAATTGATTACAAAGAAACAGAGACTTACTGCAAAAGCATATGAAGGATATAGAAGTATTCGTGAATTTCAGAGAGAAAATGAGAATACAATTGATACAGAAATCACAGAATTGTTGAGTGGAGAAAGTGACTATTGGAATAACGAAAACTCTAATAAAAACCCAAGACTTAATACAACGCAGAGAGATTATTTAGCAGGAATTGTAAGTAAGGATGCATCAAGAAGGTATATCCTACCACCTGAGATAGTACAAGCTCATGATGATGGATTGATTCATGTACACGATCTTGATTATCTTATTCAGTATATGAACAACTGCTGTCTTATTAATCTTGAGGATATGTTACAAAACGGTACAGTAATTAGCGAAACACTGATTGAAAAACCACATAGTTTTTCTACAGCATGTACAGTTGCAACACAAATTATTGCACAAGTCGCTTCAAGTCAGTATGGTGGACAGAGTATATCTTTAGCACATCTTGCACCATTCGTAGATATTTCAAGACAAAAAATTAAAAAAGAAGTAGAACATGAGTTATGTGACATTGCTAATACTTTTTTAGAAGGAAAAGAATTAGAGAACGTAATCAATAAAATTGCGGAAGAACGCTTGAAAAAAGAGATTGAAAAAGGTATTCAGACAATTCAGTATCAAATCACAACGCTCATGACAACTAACGGGCAAGCTCCATTTATTACATTATTCATGTATCTCAACGAGGCACATAATCAGAGAGAAAAAGATGATTTAGCTATGTTAATTGAAGAGGAACTTCGCCAAAGTTATCTTGGTGTAAAGAATGAAGAAGGTGTTTATATTACACCTGCATTTCCAAAAGTTATTTATGTTCTTCAAGAGGACAATATTCATGAAGAAGATAAATATTGGTATCTTACTGAGATGGCAGCTAAATGTTCTATGAAGAGATTAACTCCTGATTATATCTCAGAAAAAATTATGAAAGAGATGAAAGATGGTAACTGTTATCCTGTAATGGGATGTAGAAGTGCTTTAACAGTATGGCATGATGAAAATGGTAAACCAAAATTCTATGGACGTTTCAATTCTGGTGTTGTAACTGTATCATTACCAGATATTGCATTATCATCAGGTGGAGATTTCAATGAATTTTGGCGTATATTTGATGAACGTACAGAGTTATGTCATAAAGCGTTAAAGATTAGACATCAGAGATTATGTGGAACAAAGTCAGATGTTGCTCCTATTCTTTGGCAACACGGAGCATTTGCAAGACTTAAAAAGGGTGAACCTATTGACAAACTACTTTTTGGTGGCTATTCAACTTTATCCCTTGGTTATGCAGGGCTTGCTGAATGCGTTAAGTATATGACTGGACATTATCATTGTGATGAGGGTGTTGGAGAAAAATTCGGTCTTGAAGTAATGCAAGCATTGAATGATAAATGCTCTCAATGGAAAAAGGATGAAAATATTGACTACAGCTTATATGGCACTCCATTAGAGGCAACCACAGAAAAGTTTGCCAAAAAGCTTAAAGAAAGATTTGGTGTTATTGAAGGAGTTACAGATCGTACATACATCACAAATTCTTATCATATCCCAGTATTTATACATATTGATGCCTTTGCAAAGCTTCGTATTGAAGCTAAATTCCAAAGATTAAGTCCAGGTGGAAGTATTTCATATATTGAGTGTCCAAATATGGAGAATAATATCCCTGCTATACTTGAAGTAATGAAATTCATTTATAACAATAATATGTATGCTGAATTAAATACTAAGAGTGATTATTGTCAGAAATGTGGATGGAGTAAAGAAATCAAACTTATTGATGAAGGTGGTAAGTTGATTTGGGAGTGTCCTAATTGTGGTAATAGAGATGTAAGAACTATGGATATTACTCGTAGAACTTGTGGATACAAAGGTACGGCACGTAATGGATGGAATCAAGGTAGACTTGGTGATATTCATGATAGAGTACCACATCTTGACGACATTGAGGAGGAATAATATGAGATATTCAAGTATGCGTAACCTTGATATTTCTAATGGAGAGGGAGTAGGAGTCTCCCTCTTCGTTCAAGGTTGCCCATTTCACTGTTTTGGTTGTTTTAATTCTGATACATGGGACTTTAATGGCGGTAAGGAATGGACAGAAAAAGCAAAAGACAAATTCATAAAACTTATTAATAGACCATATATTAAGCGAATATCTTTCCTTGGTGGTGAGTGTTTAGCTAAACAGAATCTCGATGAAATCTTATCTCTAATCAAACTAATCCGTAATTCCTTTCCTGAGAAAACTATCTGGTTGTATACAGGATATAATTTTGATCTTTTAAATTCCAAATATAATGAATATAAATATACTCCATTTGCAGCAAATGCAGATGAGTGGCTTACACGATGGGAGATAATTTCCAATGTAGATGTACTTGTTGATGGAGAATATATAGATGAGCAGAAAGACCTATCATTAAAATTCAGAGGTTCAAAAAACCAACGAGTGATTGATGTAAAACAGTCTCTCGCTCAGAATAAAATGGTTTTATATTGTGATTAATTTAAGGAGTAATTAAAGAATAATTATGAATGATAAAGAAGCGTTAGAAAAATTAAAAGCATATCTTAAATGCCAGAAAAGACAGGTTAAGGGTGTTCATGAAGATTGTAATAATAAGAAGTGTGACAACTGCGATTTATGTTATATGCAGGGAACTACAGGTGAACATATTGAAGCTATTGAATCAGCAATACAGTCACTTGAAAACCATAAAAGGGTTATTAAAAGATTGAAAAAAGAGTTAAAGCTTGCCGAAGATGTAGAGAAAAGAGCCGTTAAAGAAAATCCTTTGCAGTTTGACCGTATTAAAGGATACGTAGTAGGTATTTATAACGCCTTAGAATTTGTAAAAAATGGTGGTAAGGAAGAATAATGAACAAAACAGATATTCAAAAAGGTAAAATGGTCTATTATGCTCGAATGCTTAAGCCAGTAGGAATATATGAAGTATGTGACCTATATGTAAGGACAGTTAGAGATGATTACTTCGTTGGAACAGATAAGCGTGATAAACATGCTTATCTATTTTCTTACAATAAGCTGGATAAGACAATATTTAAGACAAAACAAGAGTGTTTAGATACTGTCTTAGAAGCAGAAAAGAACGCCCCTAAAGTAAGTGATGAACAAGAATATGAAGAGTATTAATAAGAGAGGTGAACAACTATAGGATATTTATATGATAAGTTTAAAGGAAAATATAGAATCTTGTGTCCTGTAAATAAAGATACAAACGATTTTAATCGTAAGCTCAATGGCACATTAGAAGATATTGATTGTTATATATCTTGTCAATATGGCAACAAGGTATTCTATTATGGACATAATACTTTACAAGCATATATTCCTTCTTTAATAAGAGGACATAATATTATTAAAATAATTCAGCAATCTGATCCGTCTCTTATATTTGACATTGAAGAAACGGATTCTGAAATTCTATTTAAGTTCAAATATGTCAATTCAGACAAGGTTATTCCTTTACTAAAACCAAGAACATCAGGCTCTCAGATAAGTCCTTTTTCATCCAAAAATCTCCCAAAATCTAATTTTAAAATACCAGATGATAAATTGACACAGTACAAAGAAATCGTGTCTAAAATTCCTCCTGAGGAGCTTTTAACCCTAAGTAGAATGACACATTCTTACTTACAAACTTTAGTTACAAAAAAGACTCCGTGGGAGAATATTAAAGCAGATATGAGACTCAAATGTGTCAAGGGTAAGGAATATATCTACATGATTGACAAATGGGATGAATATCTCAAATATCTTAAGAATGAAATTAAGGAGATGTAGCGATGGGTGAAGTAAGAAGAATTAAAGTGAATAAATCAGTAACCAAAAATAAGTTACTTGATTATGGATTTAGATATAAGGAAAATGGTGATTATAGATTATATGTTCCTGTATATAAATGGAACGATAAAACAACCATATATGCGTATTTCTATGTAAATATGGAAGAGAATATTTTTACTTATGATATTCAGTCAGAAGGTTCTACATATTATCCATACTATAATGAAACAAATAGTGAAGTGAATAGGATAATAACAGAGAATATCAATACAGAAATAATAAAACTAATCAAGAAAGGAATTTTAAAAGCGTATGAAAATAATTAATATTAAGAAAACAGATGAGAATGCAAAGATTCCTACATATGGTAGTGTATATGCAGCAGGTGCAGACTTATATGCAGTAATACATAACGAAGAAAATAAGGTAGAGATTCTTCCTGGCGAAACAGCTTTTGTTGATACTGGGATTGCTATGGAGATTCCAGAAGGATATGTCGGTCTTATTTATGCCAGAAGCGGATTAGCTTGTAAACAGGGTTTAGCTCCTGCCAATAAGGTCGGAGTGATTGATTCAGACTATCGAGGTAATATTATGGTTGCACTATATAATCAGAGTAATGAAGTAAGAACGGTATCTGAAGGTGATAGAATTGCACAGATTATTATTCAGCCAGTAGAACAGTTTGGATTTAATGTGAAAGAAAATCTCAGTGATACAGTTAGAGGAAATGGTGGCTTTGGTAGTTCAGGAAAGGCATAAATATGGAAAATAAGGTTTTAAGCCAAAAAGATTTATATGACATTCTTCCTTTTGGAAAAACTAAGATAAAACAACTAATAAAATCAGGAGAATTACCATTAATGAAAATTGGCAATGATTATATAACAACATTTTCTATATTAGAAGAATGGATCAAGGAACATATCAATGAAGAAATATATTATTAATCATTGAAAAAATAGGGCAGACATATTATGATTAACTCATAATTGTACTGCCCTTATATTGATGTAAAAGAAAGGTGTGATAATTATAAATAGTATCAATATATCGGCAACTATTAATAATATGAATATAATGCAACGAAAAGATGATAGGTTTGAGGCTAAAATTACAATCAATGGTATTAGAAAAAGCTTTTATGGTAATACAAAAGTAGAAGTAAAAAATAAGGTTAAATCCTATCTTCAAAAAATTAATAATGGGTTTAAAGAAACAAAAAAAATCAAGCTGAATGATTATGTAGAATATTGGCTAAGTAATTATAAATTTGGAACAATTGAAGGCTCTAGTTACACTAGGTTATACAGTGTTTATCAACATCAAATTAAACCTTATATCGGCAATAAATATATCTGTGATATTACATCACAAGACATAGATGTTTTTATTAAGGAATTTGCCAATCCTCCATTAAAATCAGGAAAAAAACCATTGGCTTTGTCTGGATTAAAAAAAATCATACAATTATTAAACCCATGTTTCGAAACAGCAATTAAAGAAAAAATTATATTTAACAATCCATGTAGTGACATTAAACTACCGACAGAAAGTTATCTTGTTATTAAAACTAAAGAACAGTTTTCTCTAACAGATAACCAGTTAGAACAATTTAAAAAAGAAGCTGTATCCAAATACAAAACGATAGATGAATATAAAGGAAGAGACTTCTTAGTTTTAATTATTATGTTGAATCTAGGGTTGAGAACAGGCGAGGTACTTGCATTAACATGGGATGATTTTAATTTTAAAAATAATATAGTTAAAATTAATAAAACAATACAGACAAAAGTTGCATTAGATTCGCAATGTAAAAAACAGAGTTTAGCTTTAAAAAATTCCACAAAAACTGTTGCAGGTGAAAGATATCTAAAACTTAACGAAAATACTTTGTATTATATTCAAGAACTAAAACAATACGACAAAAGAAACAACATAAATAGTGATTATTTTTGTTGTTGTAAAAATAACACAAGACAATGTGCAAGGAATCTTCAACGTAGTCTTGATAGATTAACACGAAATATTAAATCGGACGAACATATAACATTACACACTTTAAGACACACATTTGGTTCAACATTATTAAGAAATGGTGTAGGAATTGAAGTTGTAAGTAAGCTATTAGGACATGCTAATATAACCATCACATATAATAAGTATATTCATGTAATTAAAGAGCAAGAAGCAATAGCAATGAATATGGTAAAAGTTTGCTAA